CCCGCTGGTTCATCCACCGCAGCCCGCGCTCACCGCCGATGAGTGGGAAGCCGTCTGGCTGGCAATCGGAATGTTCGCGGAAGGGCCGGAGCATATCAAGCGACATGAGGAAATGGCCGACACGCTGCGCAACCTGCTGGAGCGGCTAGGAGGTGCAAAGTGAGCGACACAAACAAGCCTGTGGCATGGGCAGTGACGCCGAACGGCCGCGACGAGGAGATTGACTGCGAGTTCATCTACCCTGACGCCGCGACTGCCGGAGACGTTGCGCTGGGTTGCGATGGCGTGGTGTTGCCGCTCTTTCGTCCGAAGCCACCGCCTGCCACCACGCTCACCGACGAGGAGCGGGAGGCGTTGAATCGCGGAATCGACGCGTTGTACGGCGTGGAGGACGTATCGGATGGTGCGTGCCGCAGAGACGATGCCGCAGCGAGGACGCTCCTCGCGTTACTGGAACGACTGAAGTGAGAACGATGCGATCTGCGGCGCAGTCCCCTCAATCGCGTGGTTCTGGAGACACACACACATGACAATCACTCAAATAATCGGTGCTGCACTGATCGCATCCCCCTTTGCGGGCGTTGCGGTGTTGTGCCACATGCACGGCGGCTGGCCCGCCGTTGCTGTAGTGTTTGGGGCGAGCGGAGCCGTTGTTGCTGTTATCGCACTTGGGTGCCGACTTCTGGTTCCATAACGCTTGCGATCTGCGGCTCGTCCGCAGCATCGCGTGGTTCTCTCAGGGAGTCTGGTGCGATCAATGAGATGGTTCATCTGCAAAAACCACAGCGGCGAGAAGTTTGTGAAACGCTGGTACGCGATCTGGCCGGTGACGGTCAAGGGTGAGACGCGATGGTTGGAGTGGGTCGCCGTGGAATACCGGAGGGTGTTCTACGTCGGCAAGGATCACATTCAGCACGGGGAGCAGGCGGTTCGGTTTGTGAGTTGAGAGAACACGCAGGATCAGGAGCGGCGAACAATGAGCGATGACAACACGCAGGACGGTGCCGAGCCGTCTCCTGCATCCGCTGGTTATCCGCAGCAAGTCGCCTGCGACGCTTGCGGTGGTTCTGGAAAGTTCTGCGTAGGGGAGACATTGGTCAGCCGCGACATGGCGATAGACGCAGAGTGTCCGTCGCTTGAGGGCACGCACTACGAGTACGAGTTCGCGCGGTGCCCGGCTTGCGGCGGCGACGGTTGGGTTCTTGGATAACGACAAGGATAAGCGGCGGCTTCGCCGTCCGCTTCATCCGCTGGTTCTGCGTCAAACGAGGTGAGACATGAGAACGCTTGAAGACGAAGAAGACCCCTTCATTCCGACTCCGTCAGAGGCTCGTCGCTTCGGGCGGCTGGACAAGATGCCGGAACATAAGCGACTGAAGGCGACAGTGCGGATGTTTTTGGATGCGATCAGGTGTGTGCCGATGCGGGCGATTGACTGCGATCAACTTCTGGTAAGTGAACTGTTGAACCGTCTGCACGATGAAACAAAACCAAACCGCAAGAAGAAGCGTCGCGCAAAGTGACGCAGAACGCCAGAGATGAATGGCTGCGAACACAGGAGCATGACACATGACAGACGAAAATGAGCAGTCCATTCCATCGCGTGGTTCTCACGGGGAGCCGTGCGCGTGGGCTGTGGTGCTTGCTGACGGCCAGCGAATCTACGATGTCTATGGCATCGAAGAAGAGGCCAAGGCGATTGACGAGGCAGTTACTGGGAATCACGGCATCGTCCCGCTCTACCGCTCTCCCACGCTCACCGACGAGGAACGCGAGGCGCTTGCTGAAGCGATTGGAGCCTACAACGACAACGACGACGACGAGGAATGTGCTAAGATTGCGGCCACGCTTCACGGCTTACTGAAGCGGCTGGGCGGTTAATGTCAAGTTTTGTTGCAAAAAAACTAGGAGCAACTAATGACCGACAAAGAGAAAAACCGCAGTTACATAACAGCATGTGTTTCGTGCGGCGGGCGTATTCAGGTCACAAACGGCGTCAGTGGCAGGCACGAATGCTCTAAACGGCATGACGCCGCGCAAAAAGCTGCCGACACGCGGGCCTACGATGACGTGCCAACGCGGCGAAAACAATCCCTACTGACGCGGCTTTCAACCGGGTTTAAAATGCTGGCCGAAAAAGAAGACGACGACCCCGAGTGACCTGTCGCAAAAACGGAAAAATAGCGACAAGTTTTGGCAATATGTCGCCGGTAACAACATCAGGAGGATAACGTGACCGACAAAGAAATTGAGCAAAAGTTGAGTTTGTGGGGAGCCGGCCGGCCAAAGACCGCCGAGGGGCAGTTAGCCTTGCAAGCCGCAGACGTTATTTCCAAACTTCGTGCCGATCTGAAATATGAGCGCGCCCGCGCTGATTTGAATGACCACACTGAAGAATTAAGAGAACTGTACGCAAAAAATAAGGCGCAATAATGAGTCCAGAACTTGAACAACAACTGATCAAAAAATACCCTGCGCTATTTCAAGATACAGACAAACCGGCAACGGAAAGTCTGATGTGCTTTGGCTGCGAGTGCCGTGACGGCTGGTACAACATTATTGAGAGCGCGTGCGGAATCATTTCTCACTACATCGAGCAACGGCGAAAAACAAACGACCTTTCGTCATTTCGCTGGATGCAGATTAAAGAAAAATTCGGCACGCTGCGGCTGTATCACTCCGGCGACGCAGACGAATACATTTTGGGTGTAACTGACATGGCGGAAGACCTTTCCGGTTCTGTTTGTGAAGTGTGCGGAAATGTTGGCCAGCTGTGCGGTACTGGGTGGTATCAAACACTCTGCCCTGAGCACGAAAAGCTTCTTCCGTGATGGCGGTTATCGGCAAAAGCTGGTAGAATATGCCCGAGGAATTTTGCCGTGTTTAGTGCCGCACACATGTCAAAAGCCGAGTTGGATTTTATTCGTTTGTACGTGCAGATCACGCACAAACGCTTTGCGGCATTGCAGGCCGTGTTGAGCTTGGCGCATCCAGACAATCTGGCGCTTTTGGACATGGTGCACGCTACAGAATTGGTAGCGCACATGGAGCGGCTACAAAACGATTTTGACGGGCAGATACAGCAACTCCAGTTAAAACACAATATTCCGTCTAAACGTTTGCCGCCTGCCCCGCCAACAAATGAGCAACTGGCCGACATTGTTGTCATGTCATTTTTCAAAGTTGTCGGCGTAATGAACGCGACAAACGGTTTGATGGCAAAGACAAAACAAAACGGGTGGTTTAGCGGTAAACCCAAAGAGTGGAATGATCTTTTCGACAAGCTGGCGACCGACTTACCCGAAAACCAAATGGATTCGGCGCTGTCGCCTTATCTAAAATCTGTCGCCAAGTTTTTTCCAAAATATTATCCCCCCGGGAACTGGTCAAAGTTGTTTCCGCCTCCGCAGCAAGAATTTTACGAAGACGACGAATACGACGAAGAGTGGGACAACGAATAGGAGGGCCTATGCGGCCGTTGTTTGTTTTTTGTGCTGATTTGCATTTGGAAGATGGCGCTTGGACTTCTCGGATAAACATCTACGGCGACGCGTATTACAGTTTTAAGCAGATCGTAGACCACTGCATTGAGCACAAACTGCCGCTCATACTTGGCGGCGACGTGCTGGAAAAGAAAAGCAATGCGGCGCGTCCAATTGCAAAACTGTGCGCCGAGCTGACCCGCATGCAGGACGCCAAACTCCCGGTGTACTACATTCAGGGTAATCACGAATATGATCGCTATGCGCCGTGGCTAAGCGTGCACCCGTGGCCGACGCACATGCATAACCTCACAGTGGTGTTCGACAACGTCAGCGTGCACGGCATCGATTGGTTACCAAAGGGAGAAATTCAAAAAGCGCTCAAAGATGTTCCGGCGACTACAGCCGTACTTGTCACGCATCAGGTGTGGCAAGATTTTATGGGCACCGTTGGGCGAACCGAATGCGATTTGTCGGAGGTGCACTACGCACACACAGTCCTCGCCGGTGACTTTCACGTTACAAAAGTAGCTGAAGGTACAAACGCGCAAGGAAAACCGATTCGCATGTTGTCTCCGGGTTCAACTGCTATGCAAGACATCGGCGAAGAACCCGAGAAGTTTTTCTTCGTTATTTGTGTTGACGAAGCGGGCAAAATTGTTTTCGCCCCGCATCGGCTGCAGACACGCAAATTTTTGAGTTATGTTGTTAAAACAGCGGAAGAGCTGGACGAACTGTGCGCCGGCAAACTGGCAAACGCTGTTGACCGGGTACTACAGGCGGCCCGGCTTTACGTTCCGCCAGAACTAGCAAAACCACTGGTTCGGGTGAAATTCAACAAAAACCTTCCGGACGCTTATCTTCGAATCACGACGGCCGGCGCTGACATAGCGCATTTGTTTTGCGACGCCATTGCGGATCGTGACGATGAGAACAAAGACCGCCCCGCCCGCCCGCGAGATGAAACAAAAAACGACTTACTGCACGCAATCGCCGAGCTGCTTGGCGACGACACAGATGAATATCGCTTCGCGCAAGAAATACTTGCGGCTACAAATCCAAAGCGGCTCGTTGAGTCGCACCTACACGAATATGTGAAAGGGGCAGGCAATGCAGCTATTACGGCTGGAAGTTCAGAACTGGGTGCACCACCGGAAACGGGTTTGTGAGTTTACCCGCGGCCTTGTCGCCATCCTTGGCGAAAATGGTTCCGGCAAAAGCAGCTTGTTCGGCGCGGTCAGCTGGCTGCTTACTGGAGAAAACCCCAACTACGGCACTAAAGCCGAAAACATCTCTCAATACGCCGAAAACGACGAGCCGGCTTTTGCGCGACTTGAGTTTGAGCACAACGGCCATATCGCCGTAGTAACTCGCTGGCTTCGGCCCGAAAAAGAAACAGCCACGATGCTCGTCGACGACGTCGAGGTGGCCAGAGGCGACAAAAGCGTCACCGCGGCTATTGAGCAGTTGCTTGGAATTGACGCCAAGTTTATTTCGCGGTTTATCATTGTTGGTCAGCTAGACATTTTTTCGTTTATTGACCAACGGCAGAGCGAAGTCGACACTTTTTTTCAGCACCTCTTCGGCACAGCAAAAGCTCAAAAATGCGCCGCTGCCGTAGGCGACGTTCTTCTGACAGCAAAGCCACCCGAGATATTGCGCACGTCGGCGGAGCTGCAGTTGGTAAGAGACGCGTTGGCTACAAAAATAAAAGACGCTCAGGACCGCGTCGACGCTATTCCGACAATTGACGCATTTTTGAAAATGCAGCAGGTAGATCAGGCTATTATCGAGCAATGGCGTTTACGTGAAAAACTTGGCGCAGAGCTTTCAGCACTTGAGCAGCGGGAAAAAGAGTACGCAAAAGAGCTGCAAATAGATGACGACCAGTTGACTCAGTACGCTGCTGATCTCGCCGCGCTTACCGAGTCCGCTGACACTCAAGACGCAGACTACACATCGGCGAAGGTTGCTTTAGCGCATTGGGGCAACTACAAGACTATTGCTAGCCAACGCCGACAGATTGAAACACAGCGCGCGGGAATCGCTACTGCTCGAAACGAGAATATACGCCCGGAACCAGTGACGCAGTCGGTGATTGACATGGCTGCGCAAAAGTATGCGCATTTGCATCAAGAGATCACGCGGCTGCGAAATTTTGTTAGCGCTTTTTCAAAGGCCGGCACAGCCGAATGTCCGACGTGTCATACGCCGACCGCGAACTTACAGGCGCAACTCGATGAGTCGAAAAAGTTGTTGCCGATTCTGCAAGCACAGGCCGTAGACGCGCAAGAAGCCTTGACAGAGCTGCGAAAAGCCGCAGACGGTTATGCAAAGTGGGAAAAGACAGATCACGAATTATCGGTACGGGAACAGGCGCTTCAAACATCACTAGCGCAACTTACAGCCGTCTCCCCCCCGACAGATGACGAAACGATTCTGCAGCAAACTGTAATAGATTACGAGGAGTTGCAGGCGGCAAAAATCGGGCTTAATGAGCTGCTTCAAAAGCTTCGTGAGCACCGCGCCCAGCTTGCCGGAGTCGCTACCACAATCGCGGAACGGAAAAGCGAAATAGATCAATCTGTCGCGGTTATTTCTACGACTCAGGCTGACGCACATTTGGCTTCTTTACGGTTGGAAAAACTCAAAGAGCGGTGTGCTTTGCGGCAGTCACTAGAGCGCGAATTTGAAGAACTTCGTTTTTCTGATCGACAATTAGCCGAGCAGCAGGCAAATAGTCAAAAACTGGAGGAGGAGGCAGCCCGGCTTAAAAACTGGACAGAGCAAGCGACGCGCGTTCGGGAGGCTTTCAAGAGTGCCCCGCGGCTTGTGGCTACAAGAAATCTGCAGCGGCTGGAGACAGCCATTAACGAGCTGCTGCAAATTTTTAGCGTGAACTTTTTAGTCCGCGTCGCCACCGACGGTACCCCCACGTTTGTGGCCGAATTTTATGACGGGCGAAAACAAGTTGCGCAGCGGTTGTCCGTCGGGCAGAAAACAGTTTTGGCGCTTGCGTTTCGCGTAGCGTGTAATGCAATGTTTGCAGAAGAAATTGGTTTGCTTGCGCTCGACGAGCCTACCGCTGCTTTGGATTCTGTGCGTATTCAAGCGCTCGCTCCGGTTCTGGAAAAGCTACGAGAACTATCGACGGCAAAAGGGTTACAATGTCTATTGGTGACGCACGCGTCTTCTTTGTCGCATTTGTTTGAGTCGACGATAGAACTCGAAGCACCGGAAACCCGCCATGTCAAAAAATTATGACGAGACTGTAATGCGGTTGCACACAGACCAAAACGGTATTGTGTGGTTTGCACGCGGCCTAGACGCGCCGACGTCTTCCGAAAAAAATACAGACACGTTTATGCTGACGCCGGTTTGTTCTGGCAAAAGCGCGGTATTTCGGTTAATTGGAGCTGCGCAAAACGCTGAACTAATTTGCGGGCTTTTTTTACGGTTGCGTCAAAAAGAAGTCTTATCTGTTGAGTTGGGCGGACCGAATATTTTTGACGACAATTTGCGACAACTTGACGCGCAGCAGGTTGTTATGCGCATGAATGGTGTTCGTTTACCGGCATCCCGTGGCGGCTGGCACTCAGCAACCTACGCCGACTACAACATATACGGCTTGCTGGCGCGTTTAAACCGAAACGGTTTTATGCCGGATACGCCGGCTAAGATTCATTTTGGTTCGCACCCAATTGCAAAAATTCTTCAGTTTATTCCAACACTGTCAGAGTCAGACGCGGCGGTCTTTGCTGCTACCGTCATCGACCCGCGTTGGTTTTCTGATCGGCGCACAACTGATTGCACTAAAAACGTGTTTAACTTTTTGGGGCTTACGCCGGCGTCGCAGCGCCGCGTGAGCGATCCGACTGCAATTTTAACGCGTGTTCGTGACGTACGTTGCGCTAGAGTTTTGGCCGCGTGGAAAAGCAAAGAAATTTCTCCGGACAGCGTAGACCTGAAAAACCCGGCAAATTTTTTGTACCGTATTTGGCACGCTGCCGGCGGTGGGCCAAAGGGGGACTTGCGAGCTTCGCAGGCTTTTGTACAGTATGCGGTGTCGAACTGGCTGTCAGCGCTGGAGCAGCGCGCCGGAGTCAGGGACGGGCTATTTGCGCCTAACCTGTATTTCAAAACACCAGCCGAGCAAAAAGCTTACACGCAATACGCCGCGGCCGTTTCGTGACCTATGCAGGAAGTAGCAATCACTCTGCGGTTTAACCGTGTCTGTCTAGGCGCTGCCAGACGACGACGCAACGGGCAAACTATATTTTGCTTTGACCGTGATCCGGACGGCAGAGTGATGTTTATGCCCGCGGCGTGGCTGTCGTGTATGCGGTACGCTGCCAAGCTCTACAACCGATTCCATACAGACGTAAAAAACATCGATTGGTGTCCGCTTGTAATGGGTACGCCAAAACCAGACTGGCGGCGAACAATCATTTCAAACGCCAACAAAGAAGACACCCGGGCGCATTTTGCCGTGCATGAAGCCTTCAAGCCCGGCGACAAAATCACGTTGAGCGCTGTATTGCCGCAAGAAATTGGCGTGGAAGATTTTACCTACATGTTGACAATTGTCGGCAAATACCGCGGCTTCTCGCCGTTTAACAACAATCAAGAAAAATATGGCACATTCGAAGTCATCTCAGTCGACCCAATCGCCGGACCCGGATCGGAATAGGTTTGCGGGTCTGCGTGTCGTTATCCATAAAACGGGTAACGTGTTGCGGCTGATGGGCGAGAACAATACGCCCCTGCCGCCTGAACTAATTAAAGCTGTTACGCGCGGCCTGCAGTATTCGCACGTCGAGCAGCTTCACGGAAAGTCGCACCGTAACCCAATTACGGGGCAGCGGCTGTTTTTCCAGACACGGGAATACAAACTATACCGCGTCGAGAACGGCCAGATTACTTTGCTTTTCGGCTACACTGCCCGAGCGCTTAAACGCCTCCGGCGGCTCGGTTGCGAAATTGCGTTTTTTGACCTAAGCCCGGCACGTGCGCGACCAAACTGTTATGTCCCGCAATGGGAGGGTCTTGCCGGCCGCATCGAGTTCCGCGCCCGGCAGGACGAGTGTTTAAATACGATTGCCCGCGTACCTTGTGGCATCATCAAAGCAGTTACGGGCTTCGGCAAGACGACACTGATCGGAGCTGCCGCGCTGCTGTTTCCTGAGGCGCGTATTGATGTCGTCACAAAATCTGTCGACGTCGCTGAGCGTATTGTGCGCAGTCTGCGGCGGTTCGTGCCAAAGGTCGGACTCATTGGTGACGGCTCCCGCCGCCGTGAGCGCGTCACAGTAATCACCGCCGGCAGTTTGGCGCACGCCGACGGCGACGCGGATTTTTTGTTTGCAGACGAAGTGCATCAGTTGGCCACAATCAACTTCTCGACAACGATAGCGGATCGGTACCGCAACTCACGCAACTTCGGTTTGAGCGCCACGCCGTATGCTCGGATGGACAACGCGCACGAAGTTTTGGAGCCGTTGTTCGGCCCGATGATTTTTGAGTTGACGTATCAGCAAGCGGTCGAGCTCGGGCTCGTCGTGCCTGTTCGCGTCAAATGGCTGCCTATCAGGCTCAGTCACAATCCTGCAGAACGGTTTCAGAATCGTATAGCGAGAAAACGGTACGGCATCTGGACAAACCATGAGCGGAACCGTATGATCGCCGAAGCCGTTCGCGAGTATCCAGAAGAGTCTCAAATTCTGATACTCGTTGAGACCATTGAGCACGCTGTTTATTTGGGGGCGCAATTACCGGAGTTTACGCTGGTGTATTCCAGCATGGATAACTATGACTGCTCTAAGTACAGAAAAATGGGTTTGCTGCCAAAAGACTACAGGCCCATCTCCGACATTCAAAAGCACAATTTCCGCGACCAGTTTGAACGTGGTGAATTACGGCGCGTAATAGCCACGGATGTGTGGTCTACGGGCGTTGACTTTGAGCAGTTGAATGTACTTGTGCGTGCCGATGATCGTGACAGCGACATTGTGGACGTTCAAGGTCCCGGTCGTGTCAGCCGTATTTACACGGCTCCTGACGGCACATCAAAAGAGGTCGGCGAAGTAATAGACTGCATGGACGTATTCGATCCCACTTTTTACAAGAAAAGCGCTGGTCGTCGTGATAGCTACAAACTACTTGGATGGGAGCAGAATTGGAATGATGCTCAAAGAAACTGGCGCAATATCCCCAACCATGAGCCGTGATGCTGAAATTCTAAAACCAGACTGGCACACCCGGCTTACTGACAAACAACTGATGGCGTACATTCGCTATCAGTTTATTCGTTTAAAAGAGCACGTTATTGATCTTGATTCCCCGGCACACACGCACCGGCGCCCGAACTGGGACGGCGGCGAAAATAGCGCGGGTGTCACCTACAAGGCTTTGTGGCCAAAAGCCATGAACGCCATTAAGGAACGAGAAGCGCATCCCGGCGTTTGGGTGACGGCGCGGTTCTCGCCAATTGCGCTATCGTTTGATTTGTCGAACCGCATGTCAGCCCCGCCGATTAAACCGTCGTCGCTAGCCGACCACAATGCCGCGACAATTTACGCTGAATACTGCAAGCGGTTTACCGGGTCATTTACGTTTAATTTGAACATTGCGTTGAAGGTTGTGGCGTCGCGTTTGCGTGAGCTAGCGGCGCACCCAATGCCGGAAAACGCCCGGGTATTTTATGTTCTTTGTGACGAGGCGCATCTTTCAACGCCGGCATTTTTCCGGCACGGCATGGCCTCCGCCGCCGAGTGCGATAAAGCGGCGCTCAAGTACCTGTGGCGCGCCGCAGTCGACTACGAGGCGCAGCAGCCGCTTTACGACGCCGCCTGCGCCGCGCAATCTGTTTCAGATTTTATTACTCCCGAATTGCAGCAGTATGTGATTAATATCCGCAAACATTGGATGACTTACAATGACTAAGAATCAGTTAGAAGATGGCCCACTAAAGGCCCGTGACATCGACGTCGAGTACCCAATTACCGTTACTGACGTGCGGTTGTTGGTGAAAACGTTGCTGCGGTATCAGCAGATGCTGCAAAGCGCTATCTCTGCCGGATTGAATTTCAATCAGTTTAATGGCCCGGACGAAGCGCCTTACGGTTACGTTATGCACGCCGCCGGCGCGCTTGTTAAGGAACATAACGCCGTAACAGAGGAAATGCTGAAAGCCGAACTTCAGGCTTGGTATTCTGGCGGGGCTATGGCGATAGCGCCGCAGCAGTTTGAAGAGTTGCTTGGCACTGAAGGGAATCCCGGATTTCTGAGCGAGGCTTTTGCCGCACCCGAGACAGACAACAAGCGCGTTACCGCGGAGAAAGATTATGCGCAAAAGCTGCTGTACAAGTTTCTAAAAGCGCGCATGCTGACAGCAGACTTGTCGGAAATGCTTCAGGCGTCGTCGGCTGACACGTCGCCGCAACGGTTTGAAGAGCTGCTCGGTAAGTCGTATCGCAAAGCGCAGTCAATCCGATTCATCGGCACGGAACTTGACGATGAAAATGATTTCATGCCAGAGTTCGGCTCAGAAACGAATTACGCGCCCGTAGTCGCCGAGCCAACCGGTATACCGTGGATTGACCAGTACATCGGCGGATTTTGCGCCGGAGACGTAATCGGTCTTCTTGGCCCTACTGGCGGCGGCAAGAGCAACATGATGATCTCGGCTGCGGTAAGAATGGCGCAATATTATGCGGCAAACAACCTGAACAAGTTGTCTGTCTACGTGTGCTATGAAGACGGCAATTACCGCATGAAACCGTTGTTCTGGTCCGCCGCGACGCGCATTAGCCGCGAGACCTTTGCAAACGCTGATTTCAACTGGGCAAATATGTCTACAAGCGAGATGCCCAACGACGCTGACCGCCGTCTCCCCGAAAATCAAAATGGTGAGTTTATTCTCGGCGAGCGGGAGCGATATATTGCCGCGCAGTCTTGGATGAAGAAGCACTTCAAGTTTTTGGACTTTTCTTACAACGTTGCTACTGGCGGCCGCGGCCTTGGCGGGCTGCAGGAAATCGTATCAGTGGTTGAGCAGATTTGTGAGAAGCGTGGAATGTCGTTGGGTTTTATCGCCATTGATTATGCGGGCATACTTATTGAGCGTTACCTTGCAGCGACGGGGCGTTTAAAATCTACAGGCCCTGACGGCGTATATCTTCCGCTAAAAACGTTTGGTGACGAAGTGCGGTATAGTCTGTCTGCTCCGTACGGGGCTGTAGCTATGGTCGCGCATCAGATTGCTGGCGCCGCCGCAAACGCAAAGCCCTTTTATCGGTATCTTACGCACTGGGACGTACAGCACTGCAAGTCGTTCGCTGAGAATATGCAGGCTTGCATTTGCATAAATTCTGCGGACCCTGACACGCAAGCGCGGCTTATTAATTACTCAAAAATTCGATACGGCGCGCCCGGGATGCAGCACGGCATTATCAAGATCAAGAGCGAGTACTGCAGTATTGACCTTGTGTCTGACTTTTATCAGGTCGATGAGTTTTCGAAGAAGATCGTTCCTAAAAATGAGCTTTCTTCAGCCGCCGGTCGACCAGCACGAACCCGGCCGTCTTCTGGAATGGTTCCCGGAGATAACTTTAGCAACATGTTGTAGTGAGAGGAATGGGCGCAACAGTGGACGCGGGAATAAAACCCCTGAACCCAACACTTTACGCGCTGCTGGAACACAAATTCAGCGGGAGCGTAAAGATCGCAAATCCCGGCGTGGCGGCAGCCATCGAGCGTTATCGTGATCCAGTGCACCCCGGCAGGTACGTAACCCGTAGTTCACACTGGGGCGAGTACTACTGCGTATGCTGCCCGTTTTGCAACGACGTTGGACACAAGCTCTGGATCAATCATCGCTACGGTGCAGACGTCGACCCCGAAACGGGACGACGCTCGGACACGTTTTTGGCCGTGTGCTATAAAAACAATTGTATCCGTACGCGGTATCAGCAGTTTGAAGATTTAGTTTTTGGTCCCGGCAAAAAACTACCAGTGCGTATGGGTATCGCCACCGGCATCAAACCCGAAAACGCTGAATCTATTTCTCCGCCGGGCGAGATTGTTTCCTTGGTTGATCTTCCGGACTATCATCCGGCAAACGAGTATCTACGGTCCCGAAATTTTGATCCCGCTGTTCTCGCCGAAAAATTCGGCGTCGGCGTTTGCGTAAACCCCGTGCCGGCTTACGGCATCATGCGCGGCCGAATCTACATTCCTGTGTATTCCAGCGGGCAGCTTGTTGGTTGGCAGGGACGGATCGTGACACCCCCCGACGGCAAACCGAAGTATTACACGCAAGGCAGCAAAAGCCGCGCGCTTTACAACTATGCGCAAGCGGCTCGTCAGCCGTACGTCGTTGTTGTCGAAGGCGTGCCGAGCGTGTGGCGCATTGGCGACCCTGCCGTCGCCATTTTTGGAAAAACGTTGTCGCAATGGCAGCAAAACACGATCGGCACGGCGTGGACTGGAAAACCTGTTTTTGTCGTGATAGATTTCGGCGAAGACGAGGGGCGTGCGCTTGAGCAGATTGCCATGCAGCTGTACCGGTATCCCATCCAGTTGGTTCCAGTGCAGATGCCAGACGCCCGCGACCCGGCTGATTATTCTTTGCCGGATTTTTACGAGTTGCTCCACGAGGCGGCAGCAGACATAGGCGTAGATTCATCAGTATTAAACACGAGAAACCAATGAGTGTAGTGTCTTTAAATCAGCGTCATACACGCTCTCTTTATGACCCTAAAAGCGCTAAGCTAACAGCAGCGCTTTTTCCGTTTTTGCCGCTCGACGCTCCGGGCATGCCGTCCGCAGGCCCGAACTTTATCGCGCATGCCAATATCTTGGGCGACACGATCGATCCGGCAAAAACGAAAAAACAAATCCCGATCGGCGAGAAGCTGACAAACTTGTACAGAGACGCGCTGTACAACCCGCAGTTCTTTCTGCCTGTCGCTCACAAGAATGAGTTGACGGCGGTGCCGTTTCTTCCGGGACACATTCTCGGTCAAGTCGCGGACGAAAAGTTTAAATCGCTTCACGCGACTGATGACGAGTTTGGCCCTCGCCCCGCTCGCGTCATGATCGTAGGAAAGTCCCCCGGGCAGACAGAGATTCAATACCGCAACTCTTTTGGCGGTTCTGGCATGCGGCCTATGCAGCACGCTATGCAGGAGTGCGGCTTTTTGCCGGACGAGTATTTGTCGTGGTACGTAACCTTCGCCTGCAAATTTATGTCGCCGGACGCAGAGCTGACGGCTCTCCCGGCCGCGTGGCTGAAGGACTGCGCGCTGCTGCTAGAGCAAGAAATACGGCTTGTACAGCCAGACTATATTCTCTGCCTTGGCGCGGAGGCTACAAAGGCCGTGCTGCAGACAACCGGGAGCGTCACGAATCTTCTTGGCCGCGCTATAACGCGTAAGTCAAAAGATGCGGAAGGAAACGACCGCGAGATTCTTGTTGTCCCTGCCGTCAACCCGGGTTTTGTAGCGCGTAAGCCTGACGCTTACGAAGACTTTGTCGGCCAGATTCAGCGGTTTTACGACTTGGTTCACAACAAGCAGTCTGTTGAAGAAACAGTCGACCACGCCGAGATTTACACGGAAGAGACTTTACGTGAAATGGTCGATGAGATGATTGCCGACACGACGCTGAACGCGAACATCATCGCCATCGACTGCGAGTGGCACGGCGAGTTCCCCACGGAAGATGGCGCTTACTTGCGCACCATTCAGGTCTCTAACAAGGACAAGTGGGCGCGCACGATTGTCTTGCGGCATCAAGGCGGTGGAATTGCTTTTCAGCCAAATCTCGACGTAATTCGCGAACAGTTGAATCGGCTACTGAAGAGCACGCCTGATCGGCATGTCCGAGTTGGCGGGCATTTCTTTCGTGCTGACTTGCCGTGGCTTGTCCACTTCGGCGTCGATGTACGCGAGGAGTACGGTCCGGTTGATAACTCAGACGATAGAACTCGCGGGGGTTGGGACACGAGTCTGATGTATCACGCTGTAAACGAGACGGCGCGGTATGGGTTAGACGCGTGCTCCATGCGGTTTACTTCTGCGCCTATTTACTGGGAAGAATTGGACAACTGGAACAAGAAGCGAAAAAAGAATGGCGACGCAGACGGCGGTTACGGTAATTGCCCGGGCCACATTTTGCATCCGTACGCCTCGTACGACGCCGACGTCACGCGACGGATTATGTTGCGTTTTTACGGCACCAACGGCCGAGACGGCTTGTTAGCCAGCGACGCAAACGGCGTTGACTGCTGGTTACCGTACTGGACCGCGCATATCGCGTCGCTGGCGTTTCTGGAAATGGAAATGACCGGTCTCGTAATTGACCGCGACCGCGCTGACGAGCTGACAACCGTGTTTATGAATACGCAAGACCAGCTTTTGGACGAAATTAGGGCGGAACTGAACTGGCCTGAATTCAATCCAAAATCGCAGCCGCAACTATCTGTCGCGTTGTTCGGCGCCGACTTTGGCGCGCGGTATGTCAACCCACCCGAGCCGCCGGCAGACGCTTCGTTATTGAGCCTGACGCCAGTCAAGACAACCGGCAAACGCCCGACCTTGTGGGCGGAACTAGGCATGCGCGGCCTTGACGCAGCTACTGCGGTGCCCAGCACCGATAAAGAAAGTCTGGGTATTCTTGGGCATCAAAACGCCACAGCTGCCAAGATTCGCGATTACAAGTTTGTGAGTCAGGTCCTGCAGTCTGTTTTACGTAAACCAGCAAAAGACGACACCGGAGAATACGAAGCCGATGAAAACGGAAATTTCGTCTATGAGAAGGGGCTGGTGGGCTGCGTTCATTCCGACGGCCGTGTTCGCACACACTTTTTTCAGACGAAAGAAACCGGCCGCGCGTCAAGCTCTCGACCGCCTTTGCAAAACCTCAGCTCCCGCCGCGAGGACGACTATCGACGTATCCTCGGCGCATCTTATCACCACCCAGTCCGGTCAGTCCTGCGGGTGCCAGAAGGGTACGTCGGGCTTGAAACGGACCTCACTGGTGCGGAACTGGCGGTCCTCGCGTGGTTGTCGCAAGATAAAAACATGATCGAACATGTTCGGCGTAATCTTCTCCCAGAGAGTCACACCGACCATTACGACATCCACTCGCGACAGGCGTGCAAGGCGTTTAATCTCCACAACATCGAACCTACAAAAACTGGCCTCGTAAAGGCCGGGAAAAAGGGTTTGCGTGTTGCCGCTAAAAACGTGAATTTCGGTATCCCATATGGCCGCGGGGCAGAAGCTATCGCGCGGCAATGCAAAGAAGAGGGTGTCGAGGTTACGCCAGCCGAGTGTCAGGCGATGATCGACGCGTACTTTGACTCGTATCCCGGCACAGCTGATTTTTTAGCGGAGTGCCGCGCACGGTCTCAAAACCCCGGTTGGCTCGTTGGCCCATACGGCCGCTTGCGGCGCTTTTCATCTGCCGAGTTCAATCGTTCTTCTAACAGCAAGGGTACAAAAGCATACGCCGTTGTTGGAGAACAGGAACGGCAAGCGCAGAACTTCCCGATTCAAGGCGGCGTGGCTGATGCGGTGTCAATGGCATTGGCGAACTTTTACGAGTATCGCACAAACCACTCTGACATTGATTACAAGATCGCGCTCCAGATTCACGACGCGATTGTTTTGTTGGTTCCCATTGAACACTCTGAACGCGTGTATAAGGAGGTTATTCCTAAATGCATGATTGATGATGTGCCGTTTTGGCCTCGCCGATTAGATGGCAGTTCCATCCTTGTTCCCGAGCCGTATCGGTTCGGCTGCTCCCGAGACGTCTTTGTGCACTGGGGCGAGAACATAACCCCCGAGCAAATCAGGGCTTACGGCATGGACTGGCTTTTTGATTGCAAGGACTAGACATCTTCGGCGGCCGAGGTATAATGCGGCTACCGTTGAAAGCAGGTACAACGCCCTGCACTTTTTGATTCCTAACTACTTAACAAAGAAAGAGCATAACAATGCCTCGTTATCCCGGTCAGAATCTTGCTTCCGTTAACCCTGAATACCGAAAAGAACACAAGATTGATGACGGCTCAGGTAAGACAAGCCGCTACACTTTCGGTAAAAACGTAGTCATCGCCGCCGGTGACAAAATTCTTTCTGGCGGTTTCTGCATGCGCCTGCTCCCACTTGTGGATCAGGCCGGCTCTGCGCGGGCAAACAAGCCCGAATTTATCTCGTTCCGCGAAGGTCGCGATCAGGCGGCCATCGGCGACTGGTGCCGGATTATGACGGTCGCGTACTGGGTTGGTAACCCGGGCGTGTGCTTCATTATTCATGACGGCAACCCGGAATTGGACATCAAGCAGAGTCCGTATTTTCTGCTGCGTGACGCCGCCCGCGCTAACACAGAAACTCCGGGCATTGGCCGGCTGTTTGCTGAGTTGACGCAAAATCGCGTGATGAACTCGCATATCGGTTCGCTCTCGCAACCCGAGAAGATGCTGTTCGTTTCCGCGACGGCCGTGTATGTAGACGAGCGCGGGCAGGTAACTCTGGGCGCTTTCAGCGAAGACCCAAAGCGCAATGCGCGGGTCATCGGTCTGAAGTACAGCGCTACTCAGAGTCTGTATTCTGTGCTCAACGCCCGCGACCCGCAGACGGGTGAGTTTTACGTAAACGATATGTTGTCGTTTGGTCCGTCGCAACTTCTGTCGATTGTGCCTGAATCGTTTCAGGCAGGTCCGCAAAAGCAGATCGGCGTCGGCGAACACGGCCCGGATGTGTTTCACTGCCCGGCGTATGCCCGCAACAACGACCCGAACGCCAAGTTTGTGATCGGTCGTCCGGGAAAGCCGAGCTCGTATACGCACTACTGCATCGTGCACGACACGTTCCGCGGTCAGCCGATTTCGCTCGAAGCGTACGAAGATCGCATTACCAGCGAGAATCGTACGATGGACGACATGCTGTACGTGCCGAGCTACGAAGAGCAGGCCGAGCTGCTGTCGCGAGCGTTCCCGCAGGAAGTGCTTGAATTTGCGTGGCAGGATTATCCTGAGTATCGCAAGCATCTCCGCGGACGGACGACGACTGTTGAGACATCGCCGCAGCGCACTCCGACTCCGGCAGCTGATTCTAGCTGGATGGATCGCGCTGCTCCGACCGCAGTTGCCAAGGCTGCTCCGAAGCCAGCGGCTAATTACGATGATGTCCCGTTCGACGGCGAGATTTCCGAAGAGGATACCGCCAGCGTCGTGGACATGTTCTCCGAAGCGCCGCTCCCAGCCGGCGCGTCCGTTCCGCCTCCTCCGCCGCCCCGCGCTACTCCGGCCCGCTCTACGCCGGCTGAAATCATGAGTCGCGTGCGTAAGTCGTCGCGTAAGGACGGCTGAGTTCAACGGTAAAGTCCGCATTTGGCGTGACACATATGAATGTGCACGCCATTTGCGGTGCTTTATTTCTGGAGGTTTTCATGTCTGCAGATCGCTTACAAATTAACAATAGGACACGCACATGGCCCGCAAGAAAAAAGTAGATGCTCGTGACGTCGGTCTGCCTCACAGCTACGACGGCGAGCATCCAGTAATCACAGAAATCCTGAAGGCCACCGCGGAGGATCAGGACCCGCTTATTGGGTTACCGCTCCCGACGTTGGCCGCGCGGTACTTGTTGCAATCAAACATCTTCCCGCTGTCTCGGTTTACGCAACTCCGAGGCGAATTCAGCGCCGGCAAGTCTGCGCTGTTAACCGAGATCATGCGGTGGTTTCATGTTTATGGCGGCGGCGGAATCCTTATCGACACTGAGAACAAGGGTTCCCCGACAATGCTGGCCGGCATGTTCGGCCACAATCAGCAGTACATGGCCCGCACGAAAGTCACGACCGCGGCCAGTGTCGAAGAGTGGCAGAGCAAGTACATGGGTTTCTGCAAAGCTGTGCATGCGCAAATCGATGCCGCTGGAGCGCCAGAACGCGTAATCCCTATCTGCATTGGTGTTGACTCTATTTCTGCCGTCGAGGTCGACCGCCGTGTAGAGAAGGTTGCCGAGGAGGGACATGCTGCCGCCGGTCACCCGTATCTGGCCCGAAACCTCTCTGACTTTATGCGGACCGCTTTAGTGCCGACATTGCGGCACTATCCAATCGCGTTTGTGGCGACAAATCATCTCAAGGAGGAAATTAACTCTATGGGATTCGGCCCGCCAAAGAAGTATGCTCCCGGCGGCGCTAGCCTCGACTATTACCCGACCCTGATTATCGACATGTCGCGCGTCAGTCGAAACAATATTCAAGTCGGCCGCGCAGAAGGGCAGGCGGTCCGATTGATAGCGACCAAGAATAACCTTGGTGCTCCCGGTCGCCGATTAGTTGTAAATCTTATGTGGTACAACGACATCGTAACCGGCAAAGACGCTAACGGAAACGAAACGTATCGCAATCAGCAGTATCACTATTGGGACTGGCACACGGCCACGACGCGGTTACTCATCGAGTTGCAGGATGCCACTAAAAAGCTTCCGCCCGGCATGGACCCGAAACTTCCCGGGCTGATCAAGCAGGTCTGCGATATCGAGTATAAGCACGGCACGAAGAATGCCGATGTGCCGTTGGTGTTCTCTTCGGCTATGGGCATCACGAAGCAGGAAGCGGTGTCTGAAGTCGAGTTTTCAATGGCGCTTGAAGAAAACAAAAAGGTGCTGGGTGTTCTAAATGGTTTACTCGGGGTCAACGAGTACATCATCTGCGACCCGGCACGAAAGTATCGCGAACAGATTATGGAACAGCTGCGTGAAAAGCAGATGACGGACGTTCCTGAACTTATGGCCGCTTCTAGCATGGCCGCAAGCATGTTACCCGAAGACTTTGATCCCCTAGGACAGGTGGAGTAAATGGCTGTTTTACAAGTTGAATGTTTCGGTGGCCCGATCGATGGACAGACGATGCCGATTCCGGATGAAGCTGAGCTCGCGTGCGGTGTGGCGGTAGACAAAGAAACCGGCGAACCGCATTTCTATGTGCTGGCAAAAAAGTGGAGCTTCGAAAAGCTTGGTGAAAATTGCGTGTTTGAGTATTTTGGCAACAATCCCGAGCGGGTCGTTGCGCGGCTGCGGGACATGAACTCGCCGCTCGCCGACCAGATTGAAGCAGATTTGTATGGCCGCAGCGATGACGGCCCGGAGTTTGAAAACGACGATGACTGACGGCGACAATCGCGATAGTTTTTTCAACGAGCTATTCGACGACAATAGTCGACAAGCTGGCGCTAATCGGGAGCAGCGCCAAATATCGTATGAGTCTCGGTTGGTCCGCCGAGTGTTTAGCGAATGCCGCGTGCCGCGTGTGAGCATGGGGCAACTTGTTAATCACTGCAAAGGCGCTACCGGCAACCACGAGCTCACGTTTGAGTGGTTTAATTTTACGTTTCCTGAATTCCCAGCACGCCTTATGGGTCGGCGAATCGGATACTGCGCTCGGCGTAAACAAGCAGACGGAACGTCGGTACCGTTGTCGTTATATCAGTTACAGTTCGCCGATATTTTCCGACCAAAAAACAATCTTGTTCTGCGGTCAGTATCCCGGGCATTAGCTGATTACGAACAGGAACTCACCGACCCCTACGTGTTTATTTTTCCTATAGTGCGCAAAATGTTTTGTGCGCACAATTTGGAGTTGCCCGGCAATCCCGGTATTGACGAACCGCGAATTCAGTGGATAATGCAAGCCCAGTCGGGCGTACGGATGACCATTGAACCGACGACGTCATTGTTTGCCGCCGTTGGGCCGGATTGGTTTCAACCGCCAGAATAGCGGCACCATGGATTCTATCGCGCAGCAGACGCGCAGCGTATTTGCACCCGTTATTGCGCTGAATTTTAACTCAGCGCAATTCGACGAGTGCAAAACATTCTTAGAGTCACGAGTAGCCGACACAGAGCGGCTGCCCGTTGTCGACCCGCGCCAACTTGTTATGACGGCCGACGGCCGGTTGGCTGAAACTGGCTATCGGTTTAACGCTATTGGTTTTGCTGCCGTCGCGAACGCTTTAATGTCTGGGCTCGTCGGCGTGTTTAACGACCTGTCAGGCGAATCGAGAAACAGGTTCAACGCTAGTAGTGAAAGTGGTGAACTCGCCGCGGCTGTCAGCATTTACAACACGGCTTTGCGGTCCCGGTTTGATGTCATGCGTGAGCGCACGTTATTGGCAGACCACCGATCCCGCACGATTGAGGGCTGCCTTGGCATTGAACATAAGCTGCTCGACAACGCCGTGTTTTTTAACACCATTGCCGAAGAGCTAGAGGCCGCACAACCTAACGCCGAGTTCTACCGGGCCGAGGTCATAGGTCGTGAGTTGCGTGTGTATTACATGGATGTACGTTCTCGGCGAACAGACGTCTACCGTGATCCGCGCCACACGTTTGCTGCCGGTTGGTACTTCTCAAATCGCGAAGACGCCGGACTGGCAATGCGGGCGACGAACTGCTTATTCACCAAATTTGGTCCCGCTGTGGACGGTCGCAGCCGGCACACGAATCTTCGGCATGTCGGCGCAGATTTCTTTGGTCGAGCTACTTTGCTGATCCGTAAAGCCGCCGGCAATAGCCTCGACATGGCCACTGTAAGCAAAGCTATTTCGCGTCTGAACTCGGTACCCCTTAATTTTTCAGAAGATCGCGCGGTATTTAATTCTGCGCTGGCTCAATGGATGGGTTATCTTGGGCAGTTCAAAATCGGTCGCGAGTTCGCTAAGCACATCGCCCGTAACGCCGCGGTAATAGGCTCTGACATGTCACCGCGAAATCCCTTGGAGGCTTACAACGATGAAATACTGACAAATCGCAACATGTACGACTTGTTTTGCGCTACGTTACGTTATTCAAAAAATCAGTACCATACTGTTCGTGATCTTTTACAGTCGGCCGCAATGCAGATGCTGCTTCCGACCAAACAATAGGAGTTAATCATGCCCGCAACGAATGCGATTGTTGAAAAGAATCCCGCCCCGGCTGAACTCGTGCCGGTTGTAAATGTGGATACCTGCACAGCTGAGTTGCAGGACGTTGTTATCGAAATTGATCAAATTTTTAGTGACGCTCAGGTCGCTGGCTTAACAGCTTTTTGGCGTATCGGGCAGCTGATTACTCGGGTCAAGAATGAACCCGAGGTGTACCTGACTCCCGAGCAACGCTCGGCTCATGTGGACGGAGCCTCGCTGCTTATTTCTATTTTTGCTCCGGTGTACACGGCCGACCAGCTTCGGAGCGCCGTAAACTTTTTTGAAAAGTACCCGACGGAGAGCGAAATTCACCGATTGCTCGCAATGCGTTGCCCGGAGCGCCCGCGGTGGCGTATGACGCTGTCGCACGTACAGCTTTTGGCGCAGGTCGCCGACGAGGACACGCGGAATACGCTTGAGAGCACTTGCGCCACGGAGGCGTATACTGCGCGCGCCTTGGCGATGGAGCTGCAAGAGATGCGCGGCAAGGGCGCTAACACCGGTCGGCCTCACGCCGCGCCAAAGGGCCTCAAGCAGCAGCTACAGGATTTGCTGCTTCATCAGAAGCGGTTTATCGCGCGATCTGAGCAAATCTGGCTGAACGACGACGTCGAGAATGTCTACGATACGCTAGCGAACACGGCGCCCGAAAAGGTTGACGAGAACATGCGGGCGTATTTCACAGAAATTTGCGGCAATTTTACGATCATGTCCGACATGCTCGGCGACCATATGGCGACCTGCAATCGGCTGGCCGAGTTGCTTCAAGGGACTGAGGGTGACGCGGAGACCGTGACACCTAAAACCGAATCAACGATTGTGCGGTGACTATGACAAACGAAATGATCATTCGAAATGTACCAATTGTTGTTGAGCCCGGCGTAAACGTAATTGAAGCAACTGTAGAAGTTGCTGAGAATGCCGGCACTCGAGAATTTCCTGTACAGCTATTTCGGTTATTTGTCGACCGCAAGGTTCTAAAGCGTTTGCCGTTTGTGCCGTCCACCACGACGCCGCACGTGTTCTCGCCTGTATCCAGCATCCGTGACTCGCCCATACTTATCGTTTATGATCACACGGGCAGGCTCGCGATGTTATACAAACGAGCACGCCGCGACACGTGGGATCGGTATGATTTGTTTGACGAGGTTGTCGGCCGCTGCGTAATTAGTCCGTCGGTACGCTTTCGCTTTACTAACGAGAAAACGCGGGATAAGTTTTTGCGTTTAGCGGAACAGTTAATTGAGCAAAGTCGCGGTAGCGTTGTAAACTATGACGACGTGCAGGAGTTCGTCAAAATCATGGGGCGGATGCGCTCGCCGCCCGTGCTGGTTCCTGTCGCGGTTGTAAATCCTGTAGTGTAGCGCAAGGATGCGATAGCTATATGGCGGAAGGACCCGCAAGTACGTGCATATGTGTTTTCTTTCGGGACACGCCTGAATGCGTATCGGACGTGGCTACAGCAGCCACGGGCCCGATTACCCGACTACTCTCGTTGGGTTGCCGTATTCGGTTTGTTTGCGCTGTCGCGCCCGAAAAAAGATCGGCTATTTTTAGTCGCGTAATGGCTGAACAACCGGCCATTCAATTTATCTTTTTACCGGATACGGCAAGCAAAGCCGACGCGATGTATTTTGCGCTTAACAGCCCCACCCCAGAACAATACTTTGCGTGGTTCGATAATCCTACGACACTGCAGGCAAAAACAGATTCCCGCGGTTGGCTTTTTCGGGCTGTCCGGCAATTGCGTGTTTCTGAGCTTGTAGGCGCTGTGTACCGCGCGCCTGTAGAGTCTCGGCACTGTTCTTGGTTGCAGCGGCAACTGCTTGATTTCGAATTTCATTGCCCTAAGTACGTGAATTGTGTGACGAGCAATTGGTTGCTAGCGCAGCGCTCTGATCTGCTCAACTGGTCGTGGCCTAAACCGGACATGACAGAAACCGACATGGATGTTTTTCTCGGGCTGTGGCTGCACGCTAAAAAAATGCGCGTCAACCATTTCCGGGATGACGTTCAAACAACCGCAAACAATTGCGGCATAGAAAAAGCATTATGTTGAAGACAAGATTCAGCTATGTTCAAACAATTAAACGCCGTAACGAACTATACGCAAATGTCTTCGGGCCGCGTATTGGTACGCTCATTGACGGCGACGCGTTAATCGCGTTGACGCAGGCGGTAATGTTGTATTTGCCGCAGACAACGTCACGAAACGCCGTATACGAATCTTTGCGTGCTTACGCCGGTACGCAGATCAGTCAGAAAAACGCCGCTGAAATAGCGTGGCGTCTTGCCGGGAATGTTTTGCGGCTGATCGACGGGACACCTATTTTACCGTGGGTGCAGCAAACTCAGGACGAGATGCTGCCTGTCATGGTTGAGCGTGTTGTCTCCGGCGACCGAAAAGGTAAACCCGGATATTATTTCACATTGCGCTGCGTAGGCGGCTCGGCGTGTACCCTGCAATTTACGCATTTTATGTCTCGCGTGGCGATTAAAATTCTTGCGCGTGCAGTCGGGTTTTCTACAACTAAATGGGGTAAATATCCGTTTGCCGGCCGCGCCCAGCACTTTGTCGGGCTCCTATTTTTTGCTCACGTGGAAGCCGAGCGTAGCGGCGACCGGCCGTACTTCCACGAAATCAGCGCGTCTACGAGCATGTTGAAACATAACAAAGCCTTGCTGGAGGTCCGTTGCCGTGCCGCACCGTGCCCTGAAAACTATCAACATCACTGTGTTGACTGCCCTGTAGGCACCGACCAGTGTCGTTACAGTACGCATCCGCACACATACGACGTTCGCTTTTGCGCGGCCTGTCAAAAAGAAGCCTTTTTCGATTCGCGAATGCCGGCTATGATGTGCTTGCGTTGCCAACGAGCGGCACGAAGTAATTAAAGGATTAATGCATGTCAGGCATAGGTTTTAAACCTCGCGGCGCCAACGGCCCGATGTACAACCCAGAGCGGGATTATGCGTACATCACCCCGACGCTGATGAGTTACGCAATCGAGAACATGGTTCGCTACGAGCCTGAAGAGCTAAAGCGCTGGAAGGCGGCCAACGAAGTTACTGCGTTTGAGATTGAACGTGTCGCAGAGGCGCTTGCTAGGGCGCAACGTGATTTTGTAAATGCAAATGATCCGGTCGCTACGCTTGAGCAGGCGTTAAGTCGACACGAGTTTTACAATCATCGGCATTGCGTACGGCAACTGTTGTTCGCCAGCATCGGCGAGGTCTTTTGCGCGGCATGGTTCAAAGCCGTTCGCGAGGTATCCATTGTCGGCGAAGAGTCGCCGGCGCAGGCCGACATGGCGCGCTTTGTCGCGACCGTAAGAGATTTCGCTGTCGCGAGCGCCGTACCCACGTACAACCCAGACCATCGCGCCGAGCTCTTGCAGTTCCAAAATGATGTGCTACAAACGCGCATCAACGAGCTGGGGCAGAGCCTGCAAAAAATGCGTGCCGAGCTAGAGGCCGCACGAGCTACACCCGCCCCAGCCGAAATCCCCGAACCAAAAGCCTCTCGCGGCTGGCGGCATTTTTTTTCTTGGTGGAGTGACCATGCCTAAGTACAGGATGTACAAGGACCCGCAAGAGTTCAAAAAGAAGATACCGAAAAAACCTTCTGACGCGCTGCGCCTGTTGGGATTGGATTTGGGTAACAACTGCGGCGTCGCGATTTACGACTATTTGCCGAAAAAACAGATGTTCAAGGAAAACCTTCATCTGTTTCAATGGGACTTATCGCCGCAGGGGCTTGAATCTAGCGTAGCCCGGTACGTCCGCCTGCGCGAATTTTTAAATGTTACGTCTCCTGACGCTATCGCGTACGAAGACGTCAAGTACTCGCCGCCCAAAGAGTTTTTTGTAAACAAGAAGTTCGGTATTCCGGCGATCCTTTCGCGGGTATCTACTGCGGCTGAAGTTCTTGGCGGAATGAAAGTAACCGTGGCGACATGGGCTGAAGAGGCCGGATTGTTGAGCAACGGTTACGCCATCAGCACAATTAAAAAGTACGCTACTGGCAGCGGCAAAGCGAGTAAAGACGACATGATTGCTGCGCTCAACAAACTGCTGGGCGCCTCCTTCGACCAAACCAAGTACAAGTCGACGGGAATCGATAACGTAGTAGACGCGGCTTACGTGTTGTTGCTCATGTCAATGCACGTGCAAGCGTCTGCAGAACACAGCAAACTCTAGCGATGGCCAAAGCAATCCTTCATGAGCTGTTGCCAGTCACAGGCGCCGACGATATTGTGACGCTGTCGTGCGCTGACATGCTCAGCAGGCGAGAACGCCCGGTCTCCCTTTTTACTCCGGGATTGCTGATCACGCACGGGCACCTCGACCGCGACCCCGTGCAAGAGTTTAACGCGTTGTACCCGGCACCGTCGGACGACTTGAAACCCTTCGCTTTTGATCTGCGAAAAGACAGTGAGCGGTTTTTCGAAGGTCTTGGCGCGGCGATGATTCCGGGGAAACCGCGGCCCATAAACTTCGACAAACGTCTTTACGCCATCGACAACGAGCGCGCTGACGAGTGTTTTGAGTTTTTATCGGGCATATCTTTCTCTGATCCGCGGACCGGTTTTTTTGCGCAGACATGTTCGTACGACCTGATTACGCCCGACCCGACATCTAAATTGCAGCAGATGTTGACCGTCCGCGTTTTCGGGGTTGTTGCCAATGATTTTGTGGCGCTCTTGCAGGCGCGACCGTATCTGCCGGCAAAGGCTATCAAGATCGGCCTGACCGGCGATAACAAATCGTTGTTTTTGCAGAGCCACGGAATTACGGGTATTTTTGACGGAATTGATCCTCTGCAGCATAGGGAGTAATCATGGCAGAGAAGAAAGAATCTGAGGCGTGCGGCGTTGTTATCCTGACGCCAGACGGAGAATTCAAAACTGAAGTATTCGCCACCCTCGACGAACTCACCGCCCGGCTCACCGAGCTTATTGACAAGGACGTATCAGTCTCTTGTTTTGCCGGAATACCCTTACCGATATCAAAACCGCCTTTTAGGCATTTGATGACGCCGCACGGCAACAAGCCTCTTTTTGCTGCACCCACCGCCGAACTGGAAGCCGACGAGACAGGCTATTTAGGCGTCGATCCGATCCACGTGTTTCCGCCGTCGTCTATACAGGCGCCGGTGAAAGCACGTCCGGCGGAAGACGAATTTTTCGATGACGAAGTCAGCGATACGATTGATGTTTTTAATCGCATGCTCCCTGACCCGGACAGCTAAATTTGTTCGCATAACACGGCATATTATCTGCGTCTCTGTTGCGCGCTATTCAAAGTAGCGCGTATTTTTTTTATCCACCAGCGAGAAAATTAAGATGAGTAGCACCAATGCGCGTAGTCATGTTTCAGGGAAAAGCTGTAAAACGCCAGCGGAGGATCGGGGACGATAAGATCATGGTCACCTTCTACAATAATCACGCGTCGGTTGTCGTAAGTGCAGCCGCGTGGGAGAATGGAAGGACAGACAAGTACACGGATGGAACGGTTCCGCGAAAGATGGTTGTTAGAAGCCTCTAGGAGTAAATAGGCTGTGATGCGTACTTCTGTAAAAACTCGCGCGCAAGTATCGACACTAATCACCGAGCACCGAAAACTGCTCCGGCGATTCAACCGTGTGTCGCACTATATCTCCGGCATTTGTGCCGGACTGTATCTACCCGGTGTGCATCAGACGTTCGACGTTCCGATGCGCAAGATCACCGGCAAGCGGCCAGTATTTGTGACGCTCGAAGCGTCAGGACCGAGCCTATCGTTTGTCGGCGCCATTAGCCGACTAAAGGCAGGAAAGCTGAATTGGCAGTCGATCTTCAATTACGACTTAGCTATTCCCATGACGCCCCGAGGTGGCGGCCGAGTGGTGAGTGCCAAGAACGTCGTGATAGCTCGGCGTGGTTTAGAGCTGCTTTCTGAGCTGGTGGAATACGGTGAAGCCGCAGCCGCTAACGAGCACGCGCCGTTAGAGCCCGCGACGTTTCCAACCGTGGTTTACGGGTACGGCCGAATCACGGGTGAAGATTATTCCGCGGTGCTGGGTTTTGCAGTTCCTAACCCCGCAGATGGTCTTGAGTCTGTTACGGCGCGCAGGTACAGCGCGGCGGAAAAGGTTTTGTCTCGTCGTGGACTAGAAAAGCTGGAGGACATCGCTGAGGAAATGTGGCCAGTACTGATGGCCGAATTCCGCGCCGAGTACCCCGACTTCCAAATCGCCGGCGAGGTGGTATTGGACGCGCTTAAAACGCGCGCTGATTTTGTGAATATTCCGCTCCCCGCCGATGAGGCGTTGGCGGTCGATCCCGACGCAGTCGTGCAGGCAATGCGCGATAAGCTGTCTGGCCGGTTCCGTTACGAAGCGTCCTACAAGGATTTGCTTCTTGCGGCGGCTAATCCCGGCAAACCGCTGCGGATCAGTCGGCTTTCCGCGCTGCAACTGTTTCCTGTGGAAACAGCGCAGGACTTGCCGGAGTGCTACACGGGTTCGGTGTTGTCGCCGGTGAAGCTGTCGGAAGCCGCCGCCGCGGTTTCCCCCGGAGACCCGACACCGGTAGAGGGTAATTGAATGTCGCGCTATTTTCTAAACCACGACTGTTCGTTGGACTGGTTATTGCGGCAAGATAGTCGACCTGACATTTTGCCGAAATTCCCGGACGACGATAGTTTTGGTTTGGTTGTAGCGTACCTTGCGTCAGGGCGCATGGTGTCTGAAGTTATTCCCACGCCGCAGCAGTTCCCCGAAATCTGCGGCGTCGGTCTTCCGTTGGGCAGGCTGTATTTCCATATTTCCAAAAATCGGTTATACAGTGTGTGCGAGGGATTAACTCCAGAAGCATTTAACAACTAAACGAGCGCTAGGCAGTGCGCGTTTTGAAGGAACCGGGCGGCAGATGAAAGCTAGTAATCTGCCGCCCGGCCTTCCCTTTCTTTTTTTTAGCTATTGAGGGAAACATGGCGCAGCGATACGGCGACCCACGCTCCGAGCGGCTGTCTAACGGACGAAGTTTGGCCGATGTAATGCCGGGCCGCACCAGAGGCATTCAAGGCGTTATTGTTGCCCCCTCAACTAAAGGCGGCGTACCTATTAACTACAACCCGCACGACATATCAAACATGTCAATTACCGTAGACCCCGACGGAGAAGGTAAGACGGTATTAAACATTGGTCGGTGCAGCGCCGACGAGATACACACTGCAAATGACGAGGCTAGAAAAAAGTTTCCGGGGCAAGACATAGAGTCACAGCGTGAACGCGCGTTATACGCTTTTCAGTTGCTGGCAAAACCGGCAGTAAAAACCGCTGTAGCCCCACAACCTGTTTTGTCGCGTGAGGACGTGCTAGCAGACGAGGAAAGTGAAGAAGCAGAATTAATCCGGCAGCTTGCAGACGACGCCGGCATTTCTCTGCCTGCTACTCCCCCCATCGAACAAATTGATCGGAGCTACAGCCCGATGACGGCCTTTGGTTTAAAGAAAAAGGTAGGGCTTTCAGCGCCACCCACGGCTGCGCCCAGTAGCGCTAAAATCGGCCCACCGCAAAAACTGGTGTATTTTGAGAAAGAGGGTATAGGGACTGTCCCCGCTTTTTTTCATGACATTATTACGGCCGTGACATACGCCGACGATACGAGCACAGAAGAAAGCGGCTTCATGGTGTTAATATACGACATTCGTTTTGAGCAGAGCGCCGCGCGGTGGTTTCCTCCAGCTAACGACCCGTATAACCGACCGTGGGCTGTTCAAATTAACGGCGCCAACAAGCTGTATCTTGTGCATACAACTGGTTTCCAGTATGTTTATGACAGCCACGAATACTGTATTCTGTTGGTTGAGAAGGCTGTTACCGTGCAGGAATGAGAAAATGGAAAAAATGGCCGTGATTCGCCCCGGGCTTACACCTCCCGAAAACGGCGTCGAATCTGGTAAAATTGAAGAGAAAACCGCCGCGGTAGAAAACCTCGACAGCGATTTTCGAAAAAAAGCTGCGGAAGCCGCGGCAAAAATTCCTCAAAAATAGCGAGAAATTGCCGTGGTTTTAACGCCATCTGGGCAGGGCGGTTACGGCTCTATGGGCCGTGGCACAATGGCCGACGAACGGTTTCCCGACCCGTTCTGCGACATGGCCAGCCTATCCATGCCGGAAAGCATTCAGACCGCCTTGCGGTGGACTGAATACATCATGAATGCCAACGGTGTATACCGGCAGGCTATTGATCGCGTTGTGTCTTATTTTATTACAGACGTAGAAATTTACGACATCGGCGAGAATACGACTGGCAGAGAAGAAAAAGAAAAGTATCAGGTTTTCCTTGAAGATACGCTGAAGATTCGCAACGTGCTGCATACGATTGCCATGGATTACATGACATATGGCAATTCGTTTACCAGTCTTCTGTTGCCATTTCGCCGCTATTTAATGTGCAAACGTTGCGGCTTTGAGATGCCGTTTGACAAAGTTTACAACTCACCGCAATGCGCGTTTAAATGGCAGAATTTCGAGTTCCACGCGACATGCCCTAAGTGCAAATACTCTGGCGTCTGGCGGCACATCGACCGGCGCTCGGGCGACTCAGAAAATATGCACGTTAAACGCTGGAGCCCACATGAGATCGACATTTTGTGGGACCCGTACACCGATGAGTGCTCGTATGTTTGGAAGATTCCGCAAGACTATCGGACACTGATTAAAGAAGGGCATTTACATCATTTAGAGCGCGCTAGTTGGGAGATAATTCAGGCTATCAAAAATGAGCAGAACCTCATGTTTGATAAGGGCATGATCTATCACTTGAAAGAAGACGCGCTCGCCGGCATGCGCAATCGTGGCTGGGGCATCTCGCGCATTTTGGCTAATTTCCGACAAGCGTGGTACGTGCAGATTCTCCACCGCTACAACGAGGCCATTGCGCTGGACTATGTCGTGCCATTCCGCGTCATTACTCCGGCACCCCGCGGCGGCGATGGGCAGTCATCTGACCCTGTGCATACAATTAACCTTTCAAATTTTGCGTCGCGTGTACAGTCTATGTTACGCGCCAGACGAACAGACCCGGCCCGCTGGAACGTGCTGCCGTTTCCCGTGCAGTATCAAGCCCTCGGCGGCGACGCCACGCAGCTGGCGCCCAAAGACTTAATTGATCAGGGGCTAGATACGCTTTTAAAGTGTATCGGTATGCCCGTCGAACTGTTTAACGGCACGCTGCAGTTGCAGGCAGCACCGGCAGCTTTACGTTTATTTGAGGCGAACTGGAGCCATCTGCCGCTGAACCTCAATACGTTCATGGCCGAATTAGTAACGCAAATTGCGCGCTTTATGTCGTGGGAACCTGTCGGCGCCAAGCTTGTTCGCGTCACACACGCTGATGACCTGAATCGTCAGATGGCGAAACTGCAGCTTATGCAGGCGCAACAGATCAGCAAGGGTACTGGACTTAAGAGCGTTGGGCTTGACTACGAAGAAGAAATCAAACGCATGCTCGACGAAGAAAAGATTTACGCTGAAGAGCAACAGCGCATGCAAAAGGAAATGGAGCAGTCGCAGCAGATGCAGGACCTGAGCCAGCAGGCCCAGATGATGGGCGGAGTTGGCAATGCGGGTGCTGGCGCAACCGGCATGCCGCAAGGCGGCGCTCCGGCGCCTGCTGGCGGTGGTGGCGCACCTCCTCCGGGAACGCTGCCCGGCGCGGCCCCATCGTCTGTCGACCAGTTCATTATGCAGCGACAGAACTCCCCAAATGTTCCGCGCACGCCGGAAGACTTACAGCAGCAAGCCCAGCTCATTGCGAACGACTTGCTGTCTAAGCCTGAGTCCATAAAGGATTCGGAGCTAATTAAGTTGAAGCGCAGCGATCAAACGATGCACGCGCTTGTAACAAGCATTATGGACGATATTCGTCAGCAAGCCCGGTCGCAGGGCGGCGCTATGGTTATGCAACAACAGTTCGGCCAACCTGCGGGTTAAACTGCATGCGCATCGGAATATGTACTCATTACGCACATTGCGATCAGGCGTACCTAGCGATTCGGCTCGCGGATTTTTTGCGTGAGCAGGGCGTCGAGGCGTCTCTGTATGCGCACGACAAACCCGGTAAACTCGGCGCTGCGTACGACAATAAAATAATTCATCGCGGTCGCGCCCGGTTTACGGCGTGGGCGAAAAGTTGTCGTTCGATTATCTGGACGCATGTTCCGTCTATTGAGCAGTTAAATTACGTAAAACGTCAAAACGTACAAACCGTAATTGTGCCCATGTGGCAAGACCTGCGGACGCCGTTTCGCAAGACGATCCGCGCTGCTGACCATGTGGTCGCGATGTCCGCTGAATGTCGGGAACTTTTTCACAGCGTCTACAAGTTTAAAAATACGACGCTTGTGCCTTTTGACACAGGGTTGCCTCCTACACGCAAAACGGTGAATGTGAACCAGCGTCGGATACGGCTGTTGTTGCCGTGGTTTGACCGAAATGCGCGCTGCGCTCACCAGCTATTTTTGACAAATCTGCAACTGCTGCTTACCCGGATGCCGGAGGCAAATTTAACGGTTGCAATTACGTCTAGTCAGTTTTCCCCGGCGATAGCGAAGTTTTTTACGCGGCTTGGCGAAAAACTCGACAAACGTGTAAATGTTATCCGGCGTGTGCGTTACGCCGACCGACCGAAGTTGTTCTTGAATCACGATTTAACGCTATACCCTGCAGAGTGTGACAACTACGGTTTTTGCGGTCTGACGTCTATTGCTTGCGGCACGCCAATATTAACATTTGCCGTACCGCCGCAAATTGATTTTGCATATCCGGACACAAACGCAGTGGTAGTAAAAACAAAAGTGAATTATGATGAGTACGGCGTCGCTCATGCTGACCCTGATTACGAGCGATACTTTTCGGCGCTGCAAACGCTGATTGCCGAACCTTGGCATATTGATGCCATGAACAAACGAATCAACTACAACTTAAACTCTCGACGCAAATCTTTTGAAACGGGGTGGCAAGCTATTTTGCGTCTTGTGTAGCGCATGGAGGCGCCGCATGAAAAAAACTCACGAGCTATCGTTTGATAAAACAATCGAATTTTCGCGGCGGTATTACAAAGATCACACTACTTTGCTCGGAGAGTCGTTATCGGCGCACTGCCAACAAGTAGCGCGTCAAGCTGAAACGATTGCCGGTCGGTTGTACAAAGATGTGCGCCCAGACTATTTTCAAGACTCCAGCAAAGACGGCATTGCGGCGATTATCCACGGCGCCCTACTCCACGACATTTTCAACGTCGGCGCCTGCCCGTTTGAGCACGTAGCTGAGGCCACGACCGTTCAGATTGCGGCCAGCGTCGCCGACATTAGCCGCGACTTTCGTTTAGTAGAGACAAAGCGCGATATGGAGTTCCGCGGCCGGCTAAGTCAAAGCCCTGTCTCGTCGCAAGTAATCGCCGCGGCAGACATTATTTGTACTGCCAACGACGCGCTTAAATTTCTAACCGCTTCCGGCCACTCAGCGATACCAAAGGTTAAGAAGATTCTTACCCAGCTTGACGGTGACTTGCTAGCAATACATGCAGCCAACAAGTACTACTCTCTGCGCCTGTACGTTCACGCCGCTAGAAACCTCTTGACAACTATTAGTCAAGAGATTAAAACCTGCAAGAATCGCGTCAAAATGGCTAGAATTGCAGCGGCGTCAACAGAGTCGCTGCGGGAAAAAATAGCCGCACGCGAAAAAGAAACAGCAGTTCCGGTAGAAACAAAAGGACGAAAAAATGCCGGCAAAAAATCTCGTACGTCAAATTCTTGATCAGTACAAGACGGCTAATCCTAACCACACCGAACCAGAGACAAAGCTGCTCAACGGTTTCGGCGAGTTCGCTGAACAATGGTTGCGTACGATAAAGATTATCGGCGTGGGGTATACGGTTAACGGCATGGTGCTTCGTACGGCCGCGGGGGAAGAGTTGGTCTTGGATGACTCGTCCGCCACGCCCCCGACAAACATTCCGGGATACAACGCGGTCGGTATTACTGGCAACGCCGCCCCGATGTCCGTGACCACACCGATGCGGCCATCGGACTTCTCTATTACCGGGGGGGCTGGCTAGGCGTGTTTATTTGTTTTGAGGGCATTGACGGCGCTGGTAAAACAACTCAAGCGCGCATGCTGCATCAACGTCTGTGTGCCGAAGGACTATCGCCTGAACTAGTCCACGATCCCGGCACGACAAAAATCGGTACGGCTATTCGGCAGATTCTTCTGCACAACGACGCCCCGATCTCTGCGCACGCGCAAATGCTTCTTTTCTCGGCCGCGCGGGCTGAACTAGCAGTGCACATTCGCGCGGTGCTTGATGCCGGCGGCCACGCCATTTGTGACAGATGGTTGCTTTCCACGTTGGTTTATCAGGGCGAAATAAACGGCATCAGCGAAAAACTAATTACGACAATTTTTCAGGAAACCTCGCGCGTTGAGCCTGACCTCTGCTTTCTTCTAGACCTCGACCCTGAAGATGCGGGGGCTCGGATGACAAAAAGGTCCGGCAGCCAAAAAATGGACCGATACGAGCGGCGTTGCGTCAGTGACCGAATCCGTATGCGCGATGCTTATCTCCGCTACGCCGACGAGCCGCCCCACAACAAAAACATGTATGTTGTCTCTGCCGCTGAAAGCCCAGAGGAAACACACGAGTTGGTGTACGATGCCGTCATGACTGTCTTTTCTAGAATGGAGTCTAAAAATGACAATGGCCGTAAGCGTTTGCTTGAAAAATCGTGAACGTTCCGCTGCCTTATTGCAAGCCCGGCAACAAGCGCAGCAGCTAGAAAAAAAGCTGTTGCTGTCGCCACAAAACAGAACAGCTGTTGTGGCTATGCGTACGGTATGTTATTTGTTGATTCAGTTAGTGCAAAAATACGTTACACGGTCCCCGAAGGCTTATCAGGACTACGAGCAGCTTATGCACTGCACTCGCATATTGCGCGAGCTTGGATTTAAACCACCAAGCGCTACAGAAACCACCGCTGACGAAACTACGTATAACGCGGACGCTGTAATTAATTCGCAGGACTACCGGTATCTGCGTAACCGCGCGATTGCGTGTTTAGCCACTATTGCTGATCTCACTGAAAAACCTACGGCTGTCGGAACACCCGAGTTTCAAAGCGGTATGCGTGAGGGTTACCGGCGCGCTAGCGATATTGCGGCGGCTTTTTTAACTGACTTTGGCGCAGGAGTTTCTGACGATGAATAGCACTTTGATCGAACTACGGGATTTGAATCCCGAGGCTCTTTTGTTAGATAATATGGACGAGGCGCTTGTTGGCGTCGGTCAGGTTGGCCTTGCTGACCCGGTCGCTGTCTATAGCCAAGCTTTGATTTTTGCAAAATTGTCGCGCGATGGTTTTTCCCCAGAGGAAGCCGCCGCGTATTTTCAAGAAAAAATGACTGAGATGGCCAACGCAACCTATGCTCCGGTAATTTTACGGGACGTCATCGAGGAATAATTTTCGTGGCCACCATAGTTCTTAATTCTGCAGACACGATTCAATTTGTTAACATTAGTGTCCGTGATAAACAGTCTGCCCCAACAATGCTCATGCAGGCCGGTGATTGGCAAAACGAGTCTGGCGTAGAAACCGGTATAACGGTTGACGTCACCGGCGCCGAAGTGCCAATCTTAACTGCCGACAATGCCCGAAAGCTGGCCAAATGGTTACAACGCGCCGCCGACAGCTTAGACGGCGTAAAATCGCCCGCTAAAAAACGCCACAAATTTACGTACGAAGAAGACGACGATAACGACGATTTTTCGCGGCGGTATTGACGTGTGCGTGTGTTGGGTCGGGCTGCGCGATAGATTAAACTATATGCTGCGCGCACCAACCACAAAATTATCGCCATGTCAAACAAAAAAATATCCGAATTAACGCCAAAAGCGATTCCGGGCTCGGCGGACCTCTTGCCAATTGTCGACGTTGGCGTAGAGCCATACGCGTCAAAAAAGACTACTGTTAGCGGACTTGCTGACGCGTTATCTTCGCTAATTGATTTCTCTGGCATTGTTGGTTACACGGGACCAACGGGTGTCACAGGAGCAGCCGGCGCGACGGGTGCTCAGGGCCTTCAAGGAATTGCCGGGTTGAATGGGCCCGGAGGCCCGACTGGGCCGATTGGCCCGACTGGGCCTACTGGCGCTACCGGCGTTCAAGGCGCTACCGGCGTTTACGGTTCCACCGGCGCAACTGGGCCACAAGGCTCGTCTGGCGCGAGCGGTCTGTCAGGTCCCACCGGACCGATTGGCGCAACCGGACCTGCAGGTGTTACAGGTCCTTCTGGCTTGACTGGGCCTACCGGCCCTACTGGCGTCACTGGTGCAACTGGTCCTTCTGGCTTGACTGGGCCTACAGGTCCTACTGGCGTCACTGGTGCAACTGGTGTTACTGGCGTGACTGGGCCTACAGGTCCTACTGGTTTGACAGGGCCTACAGGCCCTACTGGTGCAACTGGTGTTATTGGCGTGACTGGGCCTACAGGTCCTACTGGTTTGACAGGCCCTACTGGTGCAACTGGTGTTACTGGTGCAACTGGTCCTTCTGGTTTGACAGGACTTACGGGCCCTGCTGGGCCTACTGGCGCTACGGGGCCTGTCGGGCCCGCCGGCAACGACGGCAACTCTATTACTATTCTTGGCGTAATAAGTTCTTGGCCGCCGGCAACTGCCGGCTCAGCCGCCGTGGGCGATTTATGGCTTGCAGTTACTCCCGTCCCAGCCGGCGCTCCAGCTGGAACTGTGGCCGGTGACGGAATTATGTGGTCAGGTTCAGCGTGGATAAACATTGGCCAGATACGGGGCCCAGCTGGCCCCAGCGGGCCTCAAGGCGCAACCGGCGTTGGAGCTACAGGTCCACAAGGCCCGACAGGTCCAGCCAGTCCTGCCGGCAATTCTTGGACACGGTTAACCACTTCAAACTTTGTAAGTAATTCATTTACGGCAACCTCTGGTGGGCAATACTACTTTGCGCCTGACGATACCACGTCGCTAATCTCTAGAACGATAGCTGACCCGCCGAGCCCAGCTCAGGGCGCCTATTATTTAGTTTGGAATCAAGGCGACCCGATCATCACGCTTGTAGGCGGTACCGCGGTTCGATCAGGTCAAATTGTCGCGCGTATTTTTGATCCTTCGATGAGCGGTTGGTTTAACAGAGTGCTAGTCGACACAAATAGCGTCGGCAGCGACTACGAGTTTTCTGTTAGCTTTAACGGCTCAGCGCCAAATGCTGTTACCAGTTTGCCCGCTGGTTGGTCAGCCAGCATATCGTCGAATGACGTCACAATTACACACACTGTCGGCAAGCAGGTAAAAGACGTTACTTATTGGGGATATACGGCGTCTTCGGCGTTGTGGCACGCTCGCTACCCGACAGCTAGCAATGAATTAACTACAACAAACGCAGGAAAAACAACCGCTTTTACGATTCGTATTTCTAACACGGTTGTGTCGTGCGACAGCGGCGGCACTGCTCGAATAGTTTGTTTCTTTTAATGGGGTGTTGTTGAGCCATGACTCTCGCACCTCCAAAAATTCTTCAGATACGTATATTAAGCGTAACCGAGTTGCCGGATCGGCTATCCGGAAACTATTGGTCTAGCAGCGCTTATCGGTGGACAGCCACGTTAGCGGTTAATCCGCAAACTCACGGCGACCCGGCGTCTTCAACAGGCTTTTACTACACAGCCCGCGACATCAAAATCGGCGACTATGTCGTAACCAGCGGCCGTGGTTTAATTCTTAAAGTAATTGCTGTAAATGCCGGTTCGGTTACAGACACGTCTATCCAGTGCACGCTTGAAGACGAAAATCAATACAACGCGTTTCTAAGCGAAAACTCAGACGGTGACGGTTTAATTCCGTCAAACAATACAGAAGGCGTACTGTTTGAAACAAAAAACGGCTGGCCTATTTTGCATCCTTTACCGGACGCGTTGGCTGGTACGTTGCCGCCCTATTTTTCAGCTGACATTATTTCTCGGTTTATGTACACCCGGCCCGCCGACTCTGGCGGCAGTGGGTCTGCAGGCCCTACAGGTGCTGCTGGTCCTACTGGTGTTGCAGGCCCAACCGGCGTTGCTGGAGCTACTGGTCCAACTGGCGCTGCTGGGCTAAACGGAGCTACTGGTCCAACCGGTGTTGCTGGAGCTACTGGTGTTGCTGGTCCAACTGGCGTTGCTGGGTTAGATGGCGCTACTGGTCCAACTGGGGCTGCGGGCGCTACTGGCGTCGCAGGCCCGACTGGCGTTGCTGGAGCTACCGGTGTTGCTGGGTTAGATGGCGCTACTGGTCCAACTGGGGCTGCTGGCCCAACTGGCGCTGCGGGCGCTACTGGCGCCGCAGGCCCGACTGGCGTTGCTGGAGCTACCGGTGTTGCTGGGTTAGACGGAGCGACGGGCCCAACCGGCGCTGCTGGGCTAAACGGAGCTACTGGTCCAACCGGTGTTGCTGGGCTAGATGGCGCTACTGGTCCAACTGGGGCTGCTGGTCCAACTGGCGTCGCGGGTGTTGTTGGGGCTACGGGCGTTATTGGCCCAATTGGCCCCGCTGGCGTCACCGGTCCAACTGGTCCTGTTGGAGCTACTGGTCCAACTGGGGCTGCTGGGTCGCAAGGTATAGACGGAGCGACGGGCCCAACCGGCGCTGCTGGGCTAAACGGAGCTACTGGTCCAACCGGTGTTGCTGGAGCTACTGGTGTTGCTGGTGTTGCTGGATTAGACGGAGCTACTGGTCCAACCGGTGTTGCTGGTCCAACTGGTGTTACAGGCCCTACAGGTCCTGCTGGTCAGCAAGGTGTTGCTGGTCCTACTGGTGTTACAGGTCCTACAGGTCCTGCTGGTGTTGCTGGGCCGCAAGGTATAGACGGAGCTACTGGACCTACAGGCCCCGCCGGGGTTGCTGGTCAGCAAGGTGTTGCTGGTCCAACTGGTGTCGCCGGGCCGCAAGGTATAGACGGAGCTACTGGACCTACAGGTCCTGCTGGTCAGCAAGGTGTTGCTGGTCCAACTGGTGTCGCCGGGCCACAAGGTATAGACGGAGCTACTGGACCTACAGGTCCTGCTGGTCAGCAAGGTGTTGCTGGTCCAACCGGTGTTGCTGGCGCTACAGGTGTTACAGGTCCTACAGGGCCTGCTGGTGTTGCCGGTGTTGCTGGTCCAACCGGTGTTGCTGGCGCTACGGGTGTTACAGGTCCTACAGGGCCTGCTGGTCAGCAAGGTGTTGCTGGTCCAACTGGTGTTGCTGGGCCGCAAGGTATAAATGGCGCTACCGGGCCTACAGGGCCTGCTGGTCAGCAAGGTGTTGCTGGACCAACTGGTGTTGCTGGCGCTACAGGTGTTACAGGTCCGCAAGGCTCGTCTTTAAATATTCGCGGGCAGCTTGTAGAGTGGCCGCCGTCGTGGCTGCCCGAGTTTGGCGATATGTGGGTGGCCGTCGATCCCGTGCCGCTTGACACGCCAGTTTATTTGAGCGTGCAACCCGGCGACGGCATCGCGTGGGTCGAGTCGGGCGATGGCGGAGATTGGTTAAATGTCGGGCCTTTCAGAGGACCTATTGGTCCGCAAGGTTTATTGGGCCCTAGCGGCCCAACGGGCGCACAGGGTATTCAAGGCATTCGCGGCGCGACCGGCGTACAGGGTCCGTCTGGCCTCGTCGGCGCAACAGGCCCGCAAGGACCGGCGGCAAGCAATATTGTGCTCAGCGTTAACTCTCAGACAGGGGTGGTTGTGTTGCAGTCTGACGACATCACGCTCGACACAGAATTTACGGTTTTAGCAGTCGACCAAGGCGACCTTGCAAATAATACAGTCATAGCAGCCGGTACGTCGTTGACGACGATTATCCGGCGCATGCTTCAAAAGCGCGTTCCGGCGACGTACTTAACGCCGACGCTCGTTATTGGTAGTACGACCGCCACGGCCACAATTGAATACGGCTCTACTATAAATACGACGTTGTCATTGACGTGGACAAAAAGGGACGGCGGCGACCCAACACAGTTTAGATACCGGCAAAACAATCAAACTATAAACACAATTTCAGGGGCCACGGCCGCCGATTTTACGGTCCCGACATTTAATTTAACCAGCACAGCGACATTCAACGCTGTTGCGGACTACGCCGCGGGACCAGCAAAACCAGACAACTTTGGCGACGCTACGTTGCCGTCTTTGCCGGCAAGTACTGCTTCGTCTGGCAACGTGGTCCTAACGCCGGCGCATAAACGGTATTATGGTTGCACAGGCGCAGACACGCTAGACAACGATCTTGTGCTAGGGCTGCCGAATAGCGACTTACCAGCAAACAACGCCGTTTCGCCGCCGATCGGTTCCGGATCGGACTTTACAAATTCGCGTAGCATTGCTAGAAAATTTAATCCAGATGGGCAGTACATTTACTTTGCGTGGCCTAACTCGTTAGAGGGCAGCACCGCCCCGGTCTTCACCGTAGGCGGATTATCGACTAGCGGGGGGGTAAAAACGACGGTACAGTTACGAAACGAACAAATAACAGCGAAATTATCAATTGCTGCGACTACCTACGCCGTGTACCGTAGTCCAAACAAAATTAACGGCACCGATGTTAATGTTCAGGTGACGTGATGAGTAATCTACCCGGAACAAACATAATCGCGGCTATTGTTCCGTTTACAGAGCTCGACCAGTACGCTACCCATGACGCCAAATACGGTAAAGGCGGGTATCGGTCTGTAACGAATGTTACCGCCCGCAACAATATTCCGCCTGACAGGCGCAGTATCGGCATGACAGTTCGGACAACTGATGATAATATAGTGTGGATTTTAACGTCAGATGACGGCACTTTGAATTGTGTAAACTGCGTGTGGGTTAAAGAAGTCGATACGCTATCCATGGATGGCGGTGAGTTTTAATCGTTTTTTTCGGTCGCTAGTTTTTTCTGGGTATACTGTACTCGGCGGTATCCCTTACTTGGAGTAGTCTCATGCCTAATGTTATTCGGATTAAGCGTCGTCTTGTTGGTGCTGCGCTCGGCACAGCGGTTCCCACGCAGTTACGCAATGCCGAACTAGCGTTCAACGAGATCAACAATACGCTGTACATCGGGCGCCAAGGCGACACGACCGGAGCGACGGAAAACGCCGCCGCCGTGGCGCTTGCCGGCGATGGCGTGGTGTGGACTGGTACCGCAACGTTTGGCAACGTTAAGACTACTGGATATTTCGCGGCCGGTGACGAAGCCTACGCATACACAAATACTTTTCCGCCGTCGGTTGATAGCGCGCAAGGCGGCAAGTTGCTGGCTAGCACTGAATATGTCGACAGCGCGCTGGCGCGGGGCACTGGAAGCGGTATGTCGCTTTTCCCTGTTGCCGCTGACGTCGCAACAACTGTGCCGATTGTTGCCGGCAGTTACTACGACAATCTTCAAGGGCTGGGCAGTGTAAGAGTCGCTATCCCGCAACCGTCGTCGGCTTCAGCGGGTCTGGCGCTATACGAGTTGAAGGGTACGCCGACAGTGCAAGGCGTTAACCTTGTCGCCAACGACCGCGTTTTAATCATGGGTCACTTGGACCCGACGAACATCGGCATTTGGACGATTCCGGCTGGCGCCGGTTCTTCCACGCCGTGGGTCCGCGAAACTGCTTTGAACGTCGCGCAGTCGTACACGTACGGCGCGCGTGTTTTTGTAACCGCTGGCGACTATGCAAATAAAACGTTTGCCGTAGCGAGTGACCCGCTAAATCCGACAAAGGATGTCGGCGGACCTAACTTCAATACGCTTAGTTTTATTCAGCATAGTTCTGGTGCGACAACAGTACCGGCTGGTGCCAGCATAAAGTTCAAGCGCGTTGTCCGCGCCAAGAGCGACTATTACCAGATCATCAACGGTAAAGTCGTTGTTGACGGTTTTGTGCTGAATCAAAACGACCGATTTATTTGGACGCCTAAAAACGAGAATCCCGGCGGGCATAACATAATCGGCAGCACCTACACCCCCGGCTCGGTGCCCGGCGACGGCACCGGCGACGAATCCGGCGGTTACGACAGTTCGCGCGCTGGTATCTATCGCGTCAATTACGACAAAACACTGACTACGAACATTACGACGGGGTTACCGGATTTTTACAGCGTTGTATCGCGCGCTGGTGATTTCAATGAAGACGCAGAAGCCGTCGCCGCGCACAACACTAAAGTGCTCGTTCGCGAAGGGCAGAACAACGCAAACAAAATATTCACTATTACCACGAACGCGTCGAGTTTTATTCTTGCCGACGAGTTTCCCGGTGAAGTTGCGCTGTTTACATACGACTCAAATTGGAGCGGCGCGGGCGGGGCATTGTCTGGCACACCGATGATCGACGGCGTGCAAACTGTTTTCGAAGACCTTACCGCCAATCCGCCGCGTCTTGGCAGCGTTGTGCTGGTTAAAAACGAAGTCGATAAAACAACAAACGGCCTGTACTACATCAAAACAAATAGCACGTGGATTCGTCACCCGGCCGCTAACGAAACAGGTGAACTAACTTACGGAAGTTATATCCGCGTGAAATACGGCGCGATTAACAAGAACAGCGGCTTTGTGCAGGTTTCGAATTTTGATCCGCTTATTATCGGCACGAACCCCATTGTTTTTGAGTCGCCGCAGGCATTGCTGGACTTCCGCGCTGGTGTTGGCTTAGGGCGCGACGGGCGATCTTTTTACGTCAAAACAGCAGACGCTTCACGCATCAACGTCACAGAAGTCGGCGTCGACCTCGGGCTTGTTCCCAATGTCGAAACGACTCCCGCGACGCTTACTACGGCGTACATCAAAGTCCACGCTGACAAATATGGCCGCGTCACTGCAGATAGCCGCGAAACTATCACGGCCAGCGAATTGCGTGACTCCATTTATTCGGGAGTTACGCCAGACACTACTGGTACGAGTTATCTCGTGTTCTCCGAGAGCCCTGCCCTCACCGGCGTGCCGACAGCGCCAACTGCTACTGCTGGTGACAATTCAACGCAGATTGCCACTACAGCATATGTGCTGGCTAACGGTGGCAGCAGTATTTTAGGGACTAACAACGCGTTTACCGGCGCAAACACGTTTACCAACGCTACTGGGCAGACGTTCCGTACAGCCGAAACCGCTGACGCCATTATTGTTAAAGGTGGTGGCAATACAAACAGCCGGTCTATCACGCTGATTACAGATACGCTGAGCGCGAGCAGGACTGTCACGTTCCCCGACCATACGGGTGACTACACGTTAGTCGGCGCTGGGACTACGCAAACGCTGACGAACAAGACGCTCACAGCGCCGAAGATGACCGGCACCTACATTGCTGACACAAATAACAATGAGTTGATCAAGTTTCCAGCGGTCGTGGCCGGCGCTACGAACGAGATTACTGTAACCAATGCGAGTAACGGTTTGGCCCCTGAAATCTCGGCTACTGGCTCGGCCGACGCTAACATCGACCTCAAGTTAACTGCAAAGGGCACTGGCGCCGTTAATTCGACGAGCAACTTTACGGTGTCATCCGGTAAATCGCTTAATCTATCCAACACTATTGTAACCGCAGGCACGAATGCGCAGGGGCAAGGAGCACTCACTAACGATATTAACATTGTTACGTCCGCGGCCACTGCACCGTCCGGCGTAACGCTCCCAACAGGTACGGCTGGTCGTGTTGTGGTTATTGTTAATCGCAGCAGTCAAGCAAATACGGTAAACGTATACCCGGCTTCTGGCGGTACAATTAACGCCCTCTCCGCAAATGCTTTTTTTGCTGTTGCGGCAAATTCTACTGCTATTTTTCGCGCCTCCAGCGCCACCCAGTGGTATTCCGAAATAGTCGATCTTGTTAACGGCACGACCGGCACATTGGCTGTCGGCAGCGGCGGTACTGGCGCGACAACGTTTACTAACGGTGCAATTTTAAAGGGAGCCGGTACGAACGCGATAACGACGGCTACTTCCGGAACTGATTACGCGCCTGCAACACCGAACGGTACGGCTATTCTCAAGGCTAACAACTCTGGCGGATTTTCCAGCGCCGCCGCCGGAACTGATTACGCTCCCGCAACACCGTCCGGTACGGCTATTCTCAAGGCTAACAACTCTGGCGGATTTTCCAACGCCACCGCCGGAACTGACTACGTTGTTGGCGGCACGGCCACTTCCGGCAAGATTGTCACCCAAGCGGCGACGGCTACTAGCGGCACCTCGTCATTGTTAATTACCGCGTCTACGGGCACGCCTACGGCCGGACTTGTCTCCGGCGACCTCTGGAACACCTCTGGCGTTCTTAAGTTCTACAACGGCAGTGCCACTAAGGACATTGCGTTTACTGATAGCGCGATGTCGGGTAACACAAGCGGCACGGCTGCTGGTTTGTCGGCCACGCTTGTTGCCACGTCTGGTGGCACGGGGCAGTCAGCGTACAGCACGGGTGACTTTCTTTACGCTGGCAGCACGAACCCATCGTCTCTAACCAAACTCGCGAAAGCAAGTAGCGGCACAGTCGGCGCGTTAATTCAAGACGGCACCACTGGCGTGCCATCGTGGCAGACTGTTACAGGCACCGGTAACGTCGTCCGCGCCACGTCGCCGCAACTCACGACAAGTCTTACGACTGATTCAGGCACGTTTGCGCTGCTCGACACAACGGCGACAACTATTAATGCGTTCCGCGCCGCAACTGCCATCACAATCGGCTCGGCGACGTCGGCTACAACTACTATTCAAAGCACACAGGCGTCGTCAAATTCGACTACTGGGGCGCTGGTCGTATCCGGTGGTCTTGGTGTGGCTAGCGCCTCTTTCTTTGGCGGCAATCTCACGGTCGCGAGCAACGGATCAATTGGCGGAGATTTAACCGTCACGGGCAACCTGACGATCAACGGTACAACGACTACTGTTAATACTAACACGTTAAGCGTTGAAGATAAAAATATTGAAATCGGCAACGCTGCTGTGCTTTCAAACGTCAGCGGCACGTGCGGTTCCGGCGTGCCTCAGATATCGGTCTCAAGCACAAACGGCATGATGGCCGGACAGGCTTTAACATATGTGTCCGGTTCAGGGAATTTTGCTGCAGGCACGCGCATCGCGTCTGTAGACAACGCGACCCAAATTACTTTAAACACTAATCCAACGGCCGCCGGGCCGATTGTGTTTAACGTAGGCGGGGCTACCAATTTTACGGCTATCGGTGGCGGCGTTACGATTAAGGGTACTGTAGATAAAACGTTTCAAATCACAACCAGCAACGTACTCGACTCTAGTTTATTCAACTTTACCAGTAGCGAACATATTAATGTTGTGACTGGTAAAACGTACAAAATCAACGACACATTAGTTCTTTCGGCCACAACGCTTGGTAGCGGCGTTACAGCCTCTAGTCTTACAAGCGTCGGCACGATTGGAACTGGCACGTGGCAGGGCACGGCTGTTGCGGTGGCCTATGGCGGCACCGGCGCCGCGAACGCTGCTGATGCCCGTACAAATCTTGGCCTCGTTATCGGAACGAACGTGCAGGCCTACGATGCTGAACTTGCGGCTATTGCCGGATTAACAAGTGCGGCTGACCGTCTGCCGTACTTCACGGGTTCAGGTACAGCGTCGCTTGCGACGTTCACGACGTTTGGGCGTAGCCTCGTCGACGACGCCGACGCGTCTGCTGCGCGGACAACCCTCGGACTCGTTATCGGAACGAACGTGCAGGCCTACGACGCTGAACTTGCGGCTATTGCCGGTTTAACAAGTGCGTCTGATAAACTGCCGTACTTTACCGGTGCTGGCACCGCTTCAGTGGCTGACTTCACAACGTTTGGTCGTAGTCTCGTTGACGATGCCGACGCGGCTGCTGCGCGGACAACCCTCGGACTCGTTATCGGAACGAACGTTCAGGCGTACAACGCCACCCTCGGGCACGTCGCGGCCGGCACGTACTCAGGCGATGATAGCATCACGACGGTTGGTACTCTTGCAAGCGGCGCGCTCGGCACGGGTTTTACGGCAGTCAACGTGGCGCAAGGCGGCACAGGTGCAACAACTCTTACCGGGCTTGTAAAAGGAAACGGCGCTTCTGCCTTCACAGCCGCCACTGCGGGTTCAGACTATGTTGTCGCCGGAACAGCAACTGTTGGCGGTTTGCTTCTTTCTACGACAACCGGGATATCGGCCGCCGGTACGGTTCAAGCAGACGCGACTGCTCTTACAAACGATATTAACGTAGTAACTACGACGGCAAGTAATACGGGTGTTCGCCTGCCCGTGCCCGCTGCTGGTCGCGTTATCGCTGTAGTTAATCGCGGTGCAAACGCGCTCAAAGTTTATCCGGCCACTTCGACCGCTATTAATGCGCTCGCTAACAATGCGGCGTTTTCGGTGGCCGCTAACGCTACGTTAACGTTGCGCGGAAGCAGTGCAACTCAGTGGTATGCAGAACTAACCGCGGAAAGCCCGTGCGCCCTTGTCGCGGACTGCACCCTCGACGGCGGCACGTTCTAAGGAATTAACAATGCAATTTAACGTGTCCGTACAGGGCAGGCCGTATAAGACCATTGAAGCTCCCAATACCGGGGTTGCTTTATCTATGGTGGCGGAAGACATCGCGGCCGGGTTAGTCCCCGACCTCGACCCTGACGCCGATCAGAATATTGCCATTGTTCCGGCCTAATCTGACTTGTCAGGTTTTTAGCCCGGGTGTAGTATAGCGGCGTCTATTCCGCTATACGGGCTTTATCATGCCTAACACGATTCTTCTCAAAAAAAGCAGCACCGCAGCTGCCACGCCTACTGCCGGGCAACTTTCACCGGGCGAACTGGCTATCAATACAGCCGACGGCCGGTTGTTCGCCAAGAACTCTGCCAACGCTGTGGTGAATCTCCCGGTGTCGAGCATTAGCGGGCAGGCTATTACGCCGTCTTCTGTCGGGGCTACCGGTAATGTTTCAGGCAGCACTTTAACTTCCACCGTGGCAACAGGCACTGCGCCGCTCAGTGTGACATCGACGACTGCCGTTACGAACTTAAATGCTGATACCGTAGACGGCCAGCACGCGAGTGCATTTGCCACATCGGCCCATACGCACGGCAGCGTTACCAGCGACGGTAAAATCGGTTCGACCACCGGGCAGGTAATTACAACGGGCGCGGCCGGTGTGCTGCAAGCCTCTGCGACCATACCAGCCGCAAACCTGCCCGCTCCGCAGCGGCTCTCTTCTTATTGCTCTGGCCTTTTCTTTGGGTAAACAATGGCTGCACCAAATCTACAGGCTCCGACAACAGTCACTGGCAAAACGACGTATTTGTCTTTGTCCGCAACAACTGAAACGACGCTGCTGTCAAACGCGGCGGCAAGTAACAAAGCGTTGCGTATCGCTAACTTAACAGTGGCGAATAAATCTACTACCACAAGCGCGTCAATTGCAGCAAAAATCTACACGGCTGCGAGCGCCGGTACGGGCTATTCTTTAGCCGCTACGGTGACTGTACCTGTAGGCGCTGTTGTTATCTTAATCGGCAAAGAAAATCCGGTGTGGCTGGAAGAAGACAAGCGCATCACAGTTACAGCCGGCACAGCAAATATTCTTGACGTTGTTTGCTCGTATGAAGAGGTTGCATAATGCCCCGCCCGTCTGGTGGTTATGCTGCTGGGTACGTGACGCCCGTACTGAGTTCTAATGCGGCTGTGGGAGTGTGGACGCCGCGCGATGTATACGCCAATCGAGCCGCCGGTACGTGGCCTGTTGAGGGCACGGCTACGCCAGCGTTCTCGACTGTTGGCTACACGCGACTGTGGGGTTTAACCACAAAATCTTCTGGGCTGGTCACGGGTACGGCCGCAACCGACACCGGTCGGTATAACGTGAAATGGTGGGACAACACTATTACAAACCATCTTTCCGGCGGCACATTTAGCAAAGCAGCCGCGGGTGGCTATCGCGCGTTTGAGATTTATCCGGTGCGGCAAACACTCACTTCCGCGTCTAGCAATGCGGTTTTAGCCTACAAAAACGGCTATAACGTCACTATCGACACCGGGCAGAGTAAGTTCGGCGGCGCAAGCGCTTCTTTTGGCGGCAACGGCGACTATCTCAGGACATCTGTTGCGTTTAACTACTCATCAAACTTCACGATAGAGTTTTGGTTTCGGCGATATGCCTCGGGCAGCGGTCAGGCCCCTACGTTTTACGAAGCCGGTGATATTCAAGGCGGTCAGGGCGGCTTGCATATTTATTATTTAAACGGTCAGATGCAGGTTAGCGACGGAATCGCCCCGGGCATCTCTGGCGGGTCAATTCCGGCGTTAAACACGTGGGTACATATTGCCCTAGTGCGGAACAACGGCACAAATACGTTGTACGTTGACGGCACCAGTGTTGGAACGAGCACGCAAGATTACGCGGCGCAGATAACAAATAACATCATCTCAATCGGCGGCGCCCCAAACTACAGTTTTTATATCCACGGCTGGATCGACGATTTTCGGCAAACGCAAGCCGCTGTTTACACAGCCAATTTTACGCCGCCTACGGCAGCCCTCACCGCGATTACTAACACAGCGCTCCTGTACAACTTTAATACAGACTTTGACTCTATACCGTTCGGACAGTTTGACGGCTTTGACGTGTCGTCTAACAACATCACCAAGTTGCGAGGAGAAAGCCTCATAATCGACCGCGGACCGGGCTTCAATCAGTCGGTATACATGTATATCGGGTATCCGCATTATGGTTATGGGTATGTGCCACAGTGGGTTCCCGGTCCAGCAGAATTTGCAAGTTTGAAAAACAATGATCTTGCAGCCGCTGATTTGGACCAGTTCTACACAGACCTCGGCGCCAGCAACGCCGGTGTTTTGAGCGTGCAGGGCAACCCCGGCATATCAGCCGACACGCCATCTATAGCCACAGCGAAAGGCTATACGGTGTTTGGCAGCGTGCCTCCGGCTACGACATTGCTTTTAAATTGCGAGGGGGCAAATAACGGAACCACGATTACAGACTCTAGCGTAACAGCGCAGACTATTCGCCGCCTCCACACCGGCAGCACTGCTCCCGTTACCAGCACAACGCAGTTTAAGTATGGTTCGTCTTCGGTTCTTTTTAACGGCAACAACTGGCTGGACAACTTAAACGGCAATTCGGCTAATGTCTTGGGTACCGATAATTTTACTGTAGAAATGTGGGTGTACTTAGCGTCTCGGGGAACGGTGACGCCAATCTTTGAGTTAGACCAATACACTGCTGGTATTTTGTGGCGCGTAGGCAGCAGCGTAGATAGTCTTTGGATCAAAAACAACCAATACAACTGGTCGCCGGCTACGCACGTTCCTTTAACGACATGGACGCACGTGGCGCTTGTCAGAGAGAACGATAATGTGCGCGTATACGCAGGTGGGGTGCAGCGGCTGTCTGTCAACTTACCTGCAAACACGTTAGTTGGCACAGCGGGCAAAATAGTTATCGGCGCGTCTACGCATGATAATTACACTACCCGTATGACCGCCAACAGTTATCTTGACGACATCCGGCTGACACGCGGACTTGCTCTTTACACGGGCACCTTCACGCCGCCGACGGCGCAACTTACGGCACTATAATGATTTTCTATTACGGCACGCCAAAGTACTCTGTCGCGCTGAACGCTAAAGTCGGCTCAAGCAGTATGGCGCGGGCGATTATTGAGCAGTTTTATCCGCGGCAAGATTGGTTGATACGTACCGCGGCGTACCCAGAAGGCAAATCTCCTGAAACTGAACAGTGGCATTGGCTGTGCGGCGGCTCGCCCACGCCGCCAAAGCCTGTAGTGCTACTCGTGCGTGACCCGGTTGCTCGTTTTGTGTCCGCGTGCCAGCAAGTAAACATTAAACCCAGCAATGTCCAAAACGCTATAGACTCAATTATCGATGACGTCCAATGTCATCGCGTCAGGCCAGAAAATTTATCCGACGAGCAGTGGCGCAAACAGTTGGACTACGCGACACGCCAAAATACGCGGATGGGGCAGCAGATGATGGCTCAAGGAAAAAAGCCGCCTCGCCTTGGCTTCCTGCGCGACAACGTGCACTTTCTTCATCAGCACGAATACGCCGTAGGCCCGACGACTTGTTTTCGGTTTCCTCGGGATATGAAGGCCGCTTGGGAGTTTCTTGAGATCGCGGCGCCAATACCGGAAGCAAACAAAGCCCGGCGAAAAAAAGCCGTGTTAACAGAAGAACAAGAAACTGCTGTGCGGCTGTACTACTCGGCAGACCAGCAATTATTTGATAGCATTACTGCGCCGGGTTATGTGTTTACTCCGGACACGACGCCGGCAACAACCGCTGATCTTTGATTTACGCTATTTTTAAACAAAGGACTAACCATGAGCGTTCTTGACCCAGAAACATCCCCGATTTTAGACCCGGCGACCCGCATTGCGAACCAACTTAAACAAAACGCCCGCAATATATTTCGCAACATTACCGGTTCTTTTGCACAAAACGCCAAACTTTTTTGGCAGAACCCGCAAGCGACGCCGCAGGAAATCGCCGCGGCACTAGGCACCGACGGCGTTGAACTTTTTCAGTTGCACGCCAAACTAGGCGAATTGCTGTACTCGATAAAACCCGAAGTCACTACTGCCACTATGGCTATCGTGGGCGACTCTACGTACAACGAGGACGGCTCTGTGACTATTCCGACCACGCCGCCCGCTGAGTGATGTCGGCTAAGCCCCGCGTCCTCGGCGCGTTGTTTACAAAAGGTCTGCAACCAGACTCGCCGCCCCACCACGACCGTATGACACCAGAGATGGGGCGCGCGTGGGCGGAATCAGTAAACGACCACGGCTACGAAGCAATTCTGTTCACCGACGTTGACTGCAGTTTTTTACCGGTGACTGAAGTGCGAATTCCGTGCCGCGGTTTTCCGCACACGTATCGCTTTATCGCGATAGCCGATTATGTAAAAAAGCAAAACTTACGCGGCGAAATCTGGTGTACGGACGTGCGTGACGTAATCATGATCAACCGCCCGCGGCCACAACCCGGGTTTTTGTATGTCGGGTCTGAGCCTGATGGCCCCCGCTCGTGGCGTTGGATGTCGAGTGTGCAGGCTGGTTGCCCTTTTTGGACGTACACAAATTATCCGGGTATAAACTACAATTGCGGAATTGTAGGCGGCATTGATATTGGTGATTTTTTGCAGACGCTCGGTAAGTTAAATAAAATGTGCCGCGGCCTACATGACATGCACTCTTTTATTTATGCCCTGCAGTCGCAAAAAAACATTGTAACCGGCCCTTTGGTGCACAGTGTTTTTACGGCTAATACTCCTACTGACGCTTGGTTTGCGCACAAGTAATCCCGTTGCCATTTTTGCGCGACGGCATTACATTACGTTAAAGCGCGCTAGCGTAAACCCGTTTTTGCGCTACAACGTAAACATTGCTTATTCATCGGAGCATTACCATGGCTGACCCGCAGATCATCGACGCCGTTTCAGAGCCGACCGATACCGCGCAAGTATCTCTTGATACGTCGGCGCTATCGAAAGCCATTCAGAACATTATCGCTAACAACACGCCAGTTGAGACGCGCACGGTTAACCCGGCTGAATACATTAACCGTGCTGGCAAGTCTATGGTGGAGCTCTATGACTCCTACACCAAGCTGCGCACGATCGGCACACACCTAAACGGCAAACTTGTATCAGACCCCATCCCCGATACGCTGCGGATTGAAAACATCTCTATTCGTTTCCGCTCTGTTGAGAACGGGCAAGAATCCGAAGCGCAGACTGTAGAGCTAAAAAATCTGCAGTCAGTCGGAGACATATCGAATATTCTTTCTACGGAAATTGGCGCCGTCATCGTGCTGCTTCAGCAGGAAACAGCCGGCATCCTCGACATCGCCACCAAGACCAAAGAGCTTTGCGACAAGTCTCGGAAGGCGTGGGAAGAGTCGAACAAGGACAAGAAAATTCAAGAAATTGACGCGGACGGAAACGCCGTCACAGAAGAATCGACCCCCGAGTAAGTTAACATTAACGTCGGCAATACCGCAAAGAAAAATACCCGCTGGCGAGGTATACTAAAGCGCATTATGTAGTCCTCGTCCGCGCGACCCGACAGGTCGGAAAATGGTTAAAAAACGAATATCCGATTTGCCGGTAAAATTGGACCCGACGCGTGATGACGTCGTGCCAATTGTTGACGTTAGCGGCCAGCAATTAACAACAAAAAAGACGACGCTTGGCCGCATCCTCGATATTCTCAATGCGGTTACGCGTGCTGAGATCGGGCAGCCGGGCGGTGTGGCCGGACTCGACGTGTCTGGCCGGGTTCCTCTTTCTCAAATGCCGGCTACGCTTGTCGGCGCAACTGGCCCGACCGGCCCGCAAGGCGCCACAGGCGTTATTGGTTTAGTCGGCGCTACTGGCGCGTCTGGCTTAATGGGCCCGCGCGGATATTTAGGCGAGACGGGCCCCACAGGACCTCAAGGGCCCCAAGGACCAGACGGCATTCAGGGCAACGACGGGTACCCCGGAGAACCCGGGCCTGTTGGTTTAACAGGCGAAAAAGGCGCTACCGGCGTTACTGGCGCTACAGGCCCGCTTGGCGCTACAGGGCCACGCGGCATCACTGGCGCAACTGGTATAGCTGGCCCTACTGGAAGCCTTGGCGCGACCGGCTCGACTGGTCCGCAAGGGTCACAGGGCAATGCGGGCCCGCAAGGTTTACAGGGCATTCCCGGTTTAACAGGTCAACGCGGCGAGACAGGCCCAACTGGCGCAACTGGTGTTGCAGGCCCCACAGGTGTTATTGGCGCAACTGGTGCCACTGGGGCAATGGGTCCTACGGGATTAAAAGGCGATCGAGGTTTCTCTGGCCCCGCTGGCGCTGTAGGGCCTGAAGGTGTTCAAGGTGTAGTCGGCCCGCAAGGTCCAGTTGGCCCTCAAGGTATCTCAGGCCCCGCTGGGCCGAGCGGCGCAACCGGTATCACTGGCCCCACCGGTATCGCCGGGCCGACTGGCGTCACTGGCGTTACAGGTCCAAGCGGAGCTACAGGCGTCACAGGCCCAAGCGGCATCGCGGGCCCAACTGGCGTCACCGGTCCCGCTGGCGCGTCTGGTCCGATTGGCCCTTCTGGGCCCCAAGGTTTACAGGGCGTTACTGGTCCGCAAGGACTGACGGGAGATGACGGTCCGCCGGGCGAAACAGGCCCAACAGGTCCGACAGGCGCGACAGGGCCTACAGGTTTAACTGGTCCTACGGGTGTTGGCGAAACAGGCCCAACAGGCCCGACGGGTGTCACAGGTCCCACCGGACCCAGCGGTCCAACCGGTATTGGAGAAACAGGCCCGACAGGTGTTACAGGACCAAGCGGCGCTACTGGCGCTACAGGCGCAGGCGAGACAGGCCCGACAGGTGTTACAGGTCCAACTGGAGCTACCGGACCAACAGGCGCCGGCGAGACAGGCCCGACAGGTGTTACAGGTCCAACTGGCGTTACGGGGCCACAGGGCGCTACAGGCGCAACGGGCGCTAAAGGAGACACCGGAGAGCGCGGCTTATCTGGCCCGTCAGGGCCGCAAGGTCCGCAAGGTCCGGAAGGTCTTCAAGGCTCAGTTGGGCCGGCTGGTCCATCTGGGCCACAAGGTCCTCAAGGTCAAGAAGGTCCTGCAGGCACTGCCGGCGCAAACGGACTGTCTGGCCCATCCGGCCCGACAGGGGCTACAGGGCCACAAGGCGCAACTGGCGCTACTGGTGCTGGTGCCACGGGCGTCGCCGGCCCCACAGGGTCTGACGGGCCGCAGGGCGCTACTGGCGCTACTGGCGCGCAAGGCACGTCCGGCACCAAAGGCGATCGCGGCTTTACTGGACCAGCTGGACCACAAGGCCCGAGCGGCGTTTCTGGCCCAATGGGCCCGTCAGGCCCCCGAGGCATAACTGGGCCCACAGGAGCGACGGGCGTTACAGGACCAAAGGGGCCAACCGGCGATGTCGGCCCAGCCCCAACAGTTCTTCCCGACGAGACCAACCCCTCACGGGTATTTATCGGCGGCGTGCCTGTAATCGCGGCGCAGGGGCAAACAGGGCCTGCTGGACCTTCTGGGCCATCTGGCCCAACCGGCCCACAAGGTGATCCCGGCGGGCCAACCGGCCCGACCGGCGCTACTGGGCCTGCTGGCGTTGCTAGTCTCTGGCCCGTATTTGTATTTGGAGGTTAATTATGGCTGCACCAAACATTGCTGCAACGACAAACATTATCGGCAAGCTTGACACTGCGGCAGTGACAACGTCTATGCAGGTTATGGTGTCTAATCCGGCATCTAGCGGCAAAGTCTACAAAATAAACACGCTCTTTGCTGTGAACGTTACGGGCGCTACCGCGACGGACATGCACATATCGTTATTCAGAGGCAGCAGCGAAGTTCCGATTATTCGGTTTACAGCGGTGCCTGCCGATGCCACACTGGTTGTCATCAGCAAAGACAACCCGCTCTGGTTAGAAGAAGGCGACTCGATTAAGGCGCAAGCCGGTGCAAATGGTCGAACCGTAATTCTCTGCTCGTACGAGATTATTTCTTAAGGATTGCGTCATGGGTAATCGATACTTCGGCGGTTGGTGGCCGGAAAATTTACCTGTCTTTCCGTCATCGGGCGAGACGTCAATTCCCGGCGTGTGGCACATTGACGATGTGCATATGCTGCTTGGAGAAGGCATGACGTCGGAGATAGACCCGACCGTATACATTTACAAACGTAGCCGCGGCGGTAGCTACCCTTACATAAGCTGGCCGCGCGCCACATTCACAGTTGGCGACATTGATGACGTCACTCTCGGATGTAAATCATCTGTTGATTTTTTAGCCAGCGCAACAAAAGGCTCTTCGGCCAACTTTGGGCACGAGTTTAAATTTTATTGGGAAAAAAAAGCGCCGGGTAGCAGTACGTGGGAGCCGTACTCAAGCCCACTTGATCTGATCACAAACAAAATCAAGCTCGGTCAAGAAGTGTTTACGACCGACACTAATGTTTTTCGCGGGTACATGGCGAATTTTCGTTACAGCTCGACTGCCCGGTATATGACCGGTTCAAACGACACGACGATCACCGTAGTGGCGGACCCGGTGTTTGACGGCAATACGCTTGCCCTGCTGAAATTTAATACGAGTTCTACAACGCCGAGTGTTCCGTGGACGTCATTAGACCCGGCCCCAACACCATTTGTGCAAAGTTTTTCAACGGTCACAGACGGTGATTTACCGGGGCAGCAGTACGCGGCTTACACATACGCCGGTTTATACACGCTGTCACATAATACGGGCTTTACACGAAACGACGGCGACTTTTGTGTTGAGTTGTATTTCAGGACTATAGACAACTTAAACTGGGCTTACTCGAACGATCAATACGCCACGCTCGTTGACATGCGTGCTGGAAATACCACAACCGGACCGATCAACGTCAACGCAATAGCTATAACATTATCAAAGCTAAACAAAGTGCAGGTCCGCCGCGGTGATGCGGTTATTATTGAAAGTGACACGTCGGTCGCAAGCAACACAATCAACCTTGAAAACTCGTGGTATCACGTAATTCTCAACAGCAAAGATGGCGTCTTGCGCTTATACCTGCGGCCAATTAGCGACCCAAATCGGGCCGCTACGCTTGTCGGCGAGCCGTACGCCGGCGAACATATTAAAAGACTTCGTTTAACTGACCTCACAAGCGCCGACGACGATACGCAGTTTCGTGTGCGGGTTACATACGGCGCGCTACGAGAAGCGTACAGCGAGCCAGCAACGCTATCAGCGAATGCCCCCGACATTACGTGGAACGATCCGGATGGCGGCCCGGCACCGTACTTTACTGTATCGGGAAATTATTTTCCGCATCTGCTTGGTGCAAACGCGCTTCCAAACCCCGGAAATTTTACAATAAGCTCGGGTGTCGATCCCGGACCCGGGTTTGCCAATAATCAGTTAGATTTCAGGTGGGAATTCGCTACCGAGCGGCTTGACGGGACAGCCATCGAGTTCGACGACGCCGCAACGATACTGGCGTGGAACACGTTTGCCGGTGAAACAGACACAAGTTTTTCTTACAACCTTGTTTGGGCTGGCTCGGGTAACTACTTTGCTTTGCGCGCAGTAGCTATTTGCGGACAGGTCGCCACTGTGTATAGCCCCGTGGCATTTATCGAAAGAGCCGAAACCTGATCATGCGCGTACCCATCAATCAGTTAACGCTACCCGAACAAGCAGCGGCGTACAATCCAGAATTTAAACGCGAGTGCATGCGTACCGGGAATCCCGTGTACGACAAAAATCGAAACATCGTCGCTTTAGACATTGACCGCATTCCGCTGCAGCGGGCATTTCACAAATGCATGATGCGGCACATGGGCTACACCGGCGCAAAGATACCCCCGATGTCAATTGAAATGCCGCTGCCCAAAGAAATGCCGCCTCCACCTGTAGGCGCGTTAGACGCCGTCAAAAAAACAGGTGTCGGGACAGAGTTAAAAACTGTGTTAAATCAATACGGCTTTGTGCTCTCTCCAATTTACGACATTCTCATGTACAAGTTAAATGACAAGTCGATAACCGACTGCGCACAAAATATTGAAGGCATGCTAGACGTACTGGAAGACGAAGCATATCGCAACAAGGTAACCTTCGACCGGGACAAGACTGAGATCATGATCCGGCTCGCAATTCGTAACGCACGGAAAAATTCAAATGGCAGCTAGTGGCGCGTCTGGACCATCTTCTGGTTTGCTCACGAAGGGCAGCGCTTTGTTTTTGACAAACTGCCGCGACAAAAAACCTATTTTCGGCCCCAAGGACGATCCTTGCAGTAAAACAGTCAACGAAGATTGTTGCGGCTGCGGCAAGAACCAGTGCGAGTGCGCGAACCCCACGTGCATGTTTAGTTATCCGGGAAACTCCTACACCGAGTGGGAAGACACCGAAACTTATCAGCAGCTATTTCTGTGCGATGCTGAGAACACCAGCGGCTACGGCATGACGGTTTTTTCTGGCGGCGTTAACAGCTGGTGGGGCTACTACGGCGGCTGGTGGGGCGGCTACGGATGGAACTGGTGGTGGGGCGGCGGATATTGGGGCGGCTGGGGTTGGGGCTGGGGTTGGGGCTGGGGCGGCGGATGGTATTGGGGTTGGGGAGGCCTTGCCCCTAACGAAGAAAACAAATCGTGCACGCCGGTAATTCGCTGGAAAGAAGATTTTTACCGCAAATGGTTTTGCGGCTCAGAGTGTTATGTCTACATGTCGTGGGCCTACGATAGCTGCTCGACACCGTGGGGCGAGTATGAGGTCGTGGAAGCAGGCGAGGCGTGCAACAACAGATTTCGTGGTTGCTGCGCTAGCGCGCCTTCTAATCCGTGCGACTGCGTGTCTAATTGTTATGGCTGCGGTCCCTGCGGCGGCTCGTGGTACGGCTGGGGCTGGGGCGGCGGCTATTGGGGCGGCGGATGGTGGGGTTGGGGTGGTAATACTTTTGGCTGTCATTGTTACGAAAACACGGGCGAAAAAGAAGAAGGGCGCTGGGTGGATTGTTCGTCAGGTTGCGGCAGCGGGTGTCCTCCGTGCTGGTATGGGTACGTGGGCGGTTATGACATTTGGCAGGCTAAATACGGTTCGTGCTACAAGGGCAGCACAAATTCAAGTGTAGCGCGGCTGATCATGTGGGACTGCGAGTCGGGCACATGGAAAAACGTCACAGAAGAAGCGTATGAAATTGTGCCCGGCACCGCCGCGGGCCCGGGTCAGTGGATAGGTTTTTTCAAAACAACCACCGGCCCTGACGATGAAGGCTTTTACACCTGCGAAATGGCGCCGGAAGAAGAATGGGGCGGGCGCTGGAAAATGGAAATTGCCGACGGAGGTATTAAAACCTCGAATCAATATCGCCCGGGCTACTATACATGCGAGCAATGCGGCTCTAACCCAGATTGTAATCCGTACTGGGGCGACAATCCGTGCGGCTACTGTTGCGGAGACTGCCAGCCTATTACGTACTGCGCGTGGCCTGCAGAGTGTTCGCCGCGGGTCAAAGAAATTTCCGAATATCCTGTTACGTGCCCCGAAGAACCAAGCGGCCCTGATTGTTAGTGTGCAACTATGCCTGACTGCAACTATTCAGCGTGCAATCCCTGTGGCCCGATGCCGTCGTGGAAAGACCCGCCAGCAGACAAAAGCGTTGACTGCGAAGATTTAACAGAAGAAGATACGGGCGAAGAGCCTGAGCTAGAGTACGACAACTACGTGACTGATCCGGAAGATTGCCACATTGAAGGTAGCGTCACACCAGAGGTCACTGAATCATACGGCCCGTGTGGCGGTCAAATCATCAAAATTTGGAAGTTCGAAGAAGACTGCGCAAAGGCCACCAATCCAAACGACCGGAAAATGGAGCATGTGCAAATCATTACGGTTAATTACTCAGATAATCCTGAGTGGGTAGAGCCCCCAGCAGATTTGGAACTTGGGTGTGTTGCTGGGCTGGAGTACATTGAAGACGGTCCGCAAGAATTGTCGTATGAGAACCACGCGGAGGGCGATGTAGACGGTTGTCGGGTATCTGGCACGGCGACTGGCTACATTTGCGCGGCTGTCGGGTACTGCTCCGGCATGATCACTCAAACGTGGACTGCCGACGACGAGTGCCGGCGTGTAATTGATCATACGCAAATTGTTACGACGACGGCTGCCACGCAAGCTTCGTGGGTAAACCCGCCGCCTTCTCAGGGCATGACGTGCACGCAGGCGTATTTAACAACGCTGCAGCCATTGTCGGCGTTTCGGTTGCAGTACAAAAACAACTTGCGCGGGCCGTGCAAAATCGAAGGCTACATGGAGCCAAGAATCGAGGTAAATGTGCAGAATTGTACGGGAACTATTACGCGGACATGGGAATTTACCGACCTTTGCCTGCGGACAATTACGCATGTGCAGGTGCTGACCGTCACTCCCGACGTTTGATTTTGATTGCTTGATGCTGCACTTGCTGTCGGCTATGATGCCCGCGAACAAGCGGAGCGCAAGCGTGGCAAAACTCTATTTCCGGCACGGCACTGTAGGCAGCGCAAAGACGTTAAATCTTCTTGCTGTAGCGCACAACTACCGACAGCAAGGCAAACAAGTTCTGCTGCTCAAGCCGGAGTTTGACACGCGCTTCGGCGTTGGGGTGATTCAGACCCGGGCTGGTATTTCTATGCCGGCTGACGTCATTGTGGGTGACACGCTTAAAGTGCCAGATTTGACACATATCGTGTGTATTCTGGTGGATGAGTGCCAGTTCTTGCACCATACGCATATCGACCGTCTGCGGGAGATTACGAACACTCACGATATCCCTGTCATCTGCTACGGCCTGCGCACAGACTTCCGCACGAACCTGTTTCCAGCCGCCCGACGCTTATTTGAACTGGCTGATAGCATTGAAGAGGTCAAAACCACGTGCAATTACTGCTTGCGAAAAGCCATCTTCAACCTTAAACTACTCGACGGTAAGCCAACCCTCAGCGGGCCATCTGCAGAATTAGGCTGTGAAGAAAAATACCTTCCTGTCTGTGCGGACTGTTTTGATGAACACCATCTTAATGCCGGCAATGTTAGTAGCTGGAACTCTACTGTTAGCCGACGCAGCGCCTGTAACTGCGGAAGCGGCAGTTGCTGCTGTAAAAAGTGATCCGTCGGCGTCCCTGTGTTTTGCGATTACGTTTAGCGTGTGCGCCGCGATGCTCGCTATTGTTTTTGGCTTTATGACATTTGATGAAATAGCCAAGGTCCGCGCGCTAAAAAAGAAAAACGCGGATATCGAAGAACGCTATCGCCAAGTGCGCGCAGATATGTTGCAAGAGCTCGACCGCCGGCACCAAGCGGAGCAGGTTATTCGCGCTGCTATGCCCGCGGCTACAACGACGACTGCCTCAGCGGCTTTTCCTGTGACGTATGCTGTTAGCTCTACTTTTCCGCCGGGCACGTCAAGTAACGTTTTTCCATTACCGTTGACCAACATCGGCAACATCACGCTCCGTGCTTCAGATAGTCAATCAGCGGCTCCCACACCACCGCCGCACGACCAGAATCATTTTGAACGTATTGCCGTGCCCCGCCGTTTTATACGCCTTGACTGAGGAGATTTCATGGCAGGTCAGTATGTCACTGTTTCTTTTGGACCAGAAGAAAAGTATTCGTTATTTATTCCCGTCACAGCAGAAAACCAAGAACAGCTTGCGACGCAGTTAAAAAAAGCTGCGGTGACAGTTAAAACGATAGCTGCGGCATCCGCGGCGCCGCAGCAACGCGTGTTCGATTTTTGCACTAAGTAATTAGGTATTTCGCATGGACGCCAAACCTACGCTGCACCTTATTGGTATCTTTCACACGATTCACAATCAGGAGTATTCGCATTGCGCGTTTACTGGTAAAGCGCTGCGTTTCTCCAAGATGATGCGGGCCTATGGCTACAACGTCATTGAGTATGCCAACGAGGGCAGCGAAAGCGAAGCCAATGAAAAAGTCGTCATGCTGCGCTCTGACGAATTTCAAACAATGCTGGGCCGCACATCCAAAACAGCGTTCCACGGTGACCACGCGTCTACAGGGACTAAGCATCACAGTAAGTTTGAAGAGCGCTTAATCCCCGAATTAAAGAAACGCGTTCAGCCAAGAGACATTATTTGCCACCCGTTTGGCCACTCTCACGCGTCTGCCTGCAATGAGTTCCAGAAACATCTGCATTGCGAGACCGGCATCGGGTATCCTACGACCATGCCGGGAACAATGAAGATTTTCGAGAGCTACGCGTGGCGGCACTTTCATTGCGGCAAAGATAATCGGCAGGGCACAAACTACGAGTGGGTAATCCCGAACTACTTTGAAATTGACGACTGGGACCCGCAGTACGAACCCGGCAAATACATTGCGTTTATGGGGCGCATCACAGAGTCCAAGGGCCTGCCCACGATTAGCGAGCTCGCCAAGTATGTAGATAAAAAAATCATCCTGTGCGGGCAGGGCGACCATAAGACCTACATGCGCCCGAACATCGAATACTGGGGCCCGCTTGAAGGCCGGCAGCGCAGTATGTTTATTGGTAATGCAATCTGTTCGCTTATGCCCACGACGTTTATTGAGCCCTTCGGTGGTTCTGGGGTTGAAGGCATGCTATGTGGCACGCCGTTGATTGCGTCGGATTACGGCGCGTTTACAGAGACCGTGCTGGAGGGTGTGACCGGATATAGATGCAAAACCTTGTGGGATTGGATAGAAGCTATCGAACGCGTCGGCGAGCTAGACCGCAAAGTTATTGCTGATCGTGCCCGCGCGACATATAGCCTGCAGGCGTGCGGCAAGAAGTATGACAAAGCTTTTACGCAAATGTCGCAACTACACGATGACGGCTGGTACACGTTGCCCCCAAAATACCGAAAAGAACAGCTCCAAAAAAGCGCCTGATAATAGCTAAATTGCTGTTAAATACAGGGCATATTCATTGGCCCCCGCAGTAGCGTATTGCGGGTTTTCGCCACCGCGTATTGGGAGGAAACTACTATGTCCCCGCGGAGAATCATTGGTGAATGCGCGTTAGTGGTCGGCGTGCTCGGCGGAACGGTTGTCGGCTTTTTAGCCGGCAGTCATTTCGTCGAACCGCAGATACAACTCGTGTTCGCTTTTATCGGCATGGCTCTTGGTGGAGCTTTTGTCGATATATGCTTAAGAGGAGGACAGTGATGTTTGCAAAGCTGTTGTTGATTGTCGTGTGCCTGACTGCCGTAGCTCACGGACAGAACCAGCCCACGCAGAAGGATATCGACCAGATGCGTGATTCGCTGGTCGCAAACTTCGACGCCCAGTCTCGCGAGGACGTCGATGCGATGATTGCGACGATCAGTCCGAAGGGTCAGCAGATGGCTGGCCCCACCGAGATGGCCGAGCTTCGGGAAGAATCCTTGAAACTCTTCGAGGAAACAAACCTGAAGCTACGGTTGGTCAGCCTGCACGTGTACGACTACTCGCCACCCAGCGTCAGCGGCTGCGCGTACGCCGACGTCGTGCAGCTCACGCTGCCGTCGGAGCATTCGTACGCGGACTTGGAGGAGTACCCGGCCGACATGAGCTCGCTCTGGCGGCACCACTCGGGGGCCTTGCCCACATCGCAGCTGGTGAAGTATGTTCTTCGGTTCGACTACGACCCGAAGGACCGCACGTGGAAACCGACGCGGATCGTGGAGCCGCCGAAGCCCGTGAGCAACTGGCCTGAGAACACTCAGGAAGTGATGCACGGCAAAGTGGCGGACCCGACAAGTCGGACCGGGGTGTGTTCAAACGGCAGATGTTCGAACAGGCTTACCAACAACCGGTAAGCGGTCGACTGGGCGACCTAAAATAGGACTTAAGCCTAGTGCGTGGGGAGCGCTAATCCGCTCCCCGATGTCTGCGTTCATAGTCGTTCATGATTGGCTGTGGCGTGGGTTATTGACACTCCTCGGCCTGCGTATGCCAACAGCCCTGCAAGGCTGCAAAAATACGTAGGCAGGCACGCCTGTGGTTGCAGCCGCAGTTTGGAAAGTCGCGCGCGTTATCGGGTTTCTCGGTGACGAAGTGTGGCGGCAGTGTCAGTCTCGCCCCTTTAGCTCAGTTGGTTAGAGCATCGGACTTTTAATCCGTTGGTCCTAGGTTCGAATCCTAGAAGGGGCAATGGTTCAGTTGTTTTTTCACATCAAGGAGGGCGTGAAATGAACTGGTTAATTATGTTGCTGATGTCGATCGTTGTGCCGGTCGTCCAGCCTGTCGTTCAGCAAGGAGTGCAGAACGTTCAGGTCCGCGTTGCGCAACGCATGCAACAACAGGCGGTCAAGCCCGTACAGCCCGCGGTCGTTTTTCATAACGGTCAGTGGTGGAAGTACGAGCAGGGCCAATGGTGGGTGTGGCAGGAACGCAGATGACGAACTTTGAGTATCCGGTGGAAGAGTGGTTCACCGGACAGTACGCAGACATCCCAATCCATATGCAGGAGACGATCAAACGGTACGTGATTGAAAAAGTCAGGCCGGGTGATTTTCTTTCTGCTATCATCACGAACGATCTCCGCGGCGCCGTTAACTACGCGGACGCCGACAACCTAGCCCGGATCAAGTTGTATGTGCAGTGGTTTTACAACCGCGCGCCAGCAATTTGCTCGGGTAGCAAGGAAGCGATGACCAACTGGCTTTCGGGTAACGCGTAAACCCGTCGGGGTTGTGGCGAAATGGCAGACGCAGCGGACTTAAAATCCGCTGGGAAGTAATTCCCGTGTGGGTTCGAGTCCCACCTCCCCCAATGATGATGACGATACACCGAAGTCGCCGGTCTTGTGTTCTGCAGTTTACTTCCTGACCTGCGGAACACGAGCGTACGTTGCGCTCGCCGGCGATTTCTTTTTTCTATTGGAGCTCCCATGAACAAGTGTCCGGAATGCAATGCCAGCCTCGACGGCGGCGGGATTTTTGAGACCTTGCGACCACAAGACTGGTGCGCACACATGGACGACGACGAATTGCGCAAATATGTGGAAGACCACTACGGCGCCGTCGATGCGCGATTCAGCCGGGTTATTGGTGTCGAGTACCGCGGGCGTTACGACGGTGTGTGGGAATGGCGTTGCCCTGACTGTGCGGCAACGTGGCCTAGATTCGCGGAAGGGAAACGATGAGTTTTTTACACCAGAAATACGCGTTTCGAGAAGGGTGCTGTACGACCACGCTGGTCGACGCAGAAACTACGCGCAACACGCTGCGTGTTGATGGCCCGTGTTTTTACTGCAAAGAGCCGCAATCTGTCACGGTTCCGGCGGAAGCGCTTATTCGGTTTGGGCAGGGCGATTTCGCTCAAAACTGTTTTCCAAACCTAACCCCGGGACAGCGCGAGTTCTTGATATCCGGGATTTGTGACCCGTGCTGGGATCAGATGTTTGGAGCCGATGAAGAAGATGAGGAACCTGACGCCTAGGAGATCGACATGGCAGAGGAAGAAACAGTTGATCGGTTTGGATGGCGCAATTCCCACAAAGACTCGCCTGCAATGGGGCAGGAAGTCTACTATTTCGGTCCCAACATAGGGATCGGAATCGGTCGGTACTCATACGAGGAAAACCGGTCATTTCGGCCGTATTCTTACGATGAAGCCGGCGTAAAAGTATATGACGACAAAGAGGTCGGGCTTTGTCCGCACATATTTACCAACAATAAATGGGGCGTGGTGGACGCGTGCGACGCCCCGCGATGGCAACCGTATGACCCAGAACGCGCCAAAAGCTGGTCGCCTATGCCGCCAGTCGGATATATCCGTCAAATCGTGCACGATCTCGACGCAATAACATATGTCGACGAGAAGTAACAACAGAAAGAAGGTAAGATGCCAGAAAATGTTTTTCTTTTTCAGCTGTTAACAGCGGCTGAAAAAAATATGCGCGAGGCTCTGGAGCCTTTGCAGAGTTTCGAGGCCGATGCTAAACAAAAAGATTCGCCGGCTGCGGTTCGTGGAAGGATCGCAGCAGACGCGATACGCGCGGCGTTGTTCGCGTTGCAGACAGTCAAGGCGGGAGCATGAACAAAGCCGCATAGCTCAATTGGTCAGAGCACCTCGTTTACACCGAGGGGGTTGGGGGTTCGAGTCCCTCTGCGGCTATTAAACCCGGTGTGGGGCGCATCACGTGTTTTCAGGCACACCACTGAAAACAATCATGGAGGATTCTATGGTCCGCAGTTTGCTGTGTCTGTTTTTGGTGGTGTCTGCCTTCACGGTCGAAGCAGCGCCACGGCGTCGTAGTTACACCTACACAACCCCGAGCACGTCATCGATGCCGCGCGTGTCAAGCTACACGTCAAGCTCGATGCCGGTTCATTCCAGTGGCGGCACTTCTTCCGCTCAGGGCGTTGCCGAGATGATGGCGTCTCGGGGCGTCATGCAGCATTTCGGAGGCAACTCCGGATATGAAGGGGTCGGCACCGGATCGACGCCGGAACAGGCACTCGGCAATTGCTGCTATTCCAATAGCGGCATGGCTGTTGTTGATCAGGGCGTAGCCTGCGGCCGCAACGGCCGCTGGTACGCCTGCAAGCGTTACCGCTAGGCCCACTGGCGGGCGCTGGAGGAAGCCCAAGCCTCTGGCGCCCGCCTCACGGGGCGTAAGGTAAGCCGGTTGCATCCAGCACTCTTATAAGGTGCCCATAGGTAGGTTCGACTCCTACACGCCCTACTCACACTCGGAGACTGCGATGAGTGACGTTCTAGTCGACATTCAGGAAGAGTACGGCTACCAGCATTGGTGGCTGCTCTGCACAGAAAAAGAATTTGCAGATATTTGCCGGCGCTGGCAGACTATGAAAAACCTATGCTGTTTGGTGCCGGTAGACCTCGTGTTTCCCGGCGCCCGTGGACAGTTTAATCAATGGCCGCCGGAGGCCGCCTGCAAATCACGGGTAGAAAATGCCCGCGTAGTCCGCGCGCATGTACATCAGCACGACGATTCGTGGCTGGATGGCGTCACGTACAACATACCGGTCAGCGCCGACGAAAATGACGACTCTTTCGAGATTGACGGCGTGGTGTACACTGGCGAGCAAATCATAGCGTTGCTCGCCGAGTCGCGCGCCAAGCGCACGGCAGACTATTTCGCGCTTCATCCGGAGGACGCGGGGTGAAACTCTTGCTTTGCCCGGAATGTTCTGACATATTCAACCTGCAAGCACACGTTAAAATGTGCAGCTGCGGGCAAACGCGTGGTCAGTACATTGACAATATAAATGCTGTCTACTCTGGGGGTATACCTCTGGGGTTCGCTAACACCACGTTTCTTGAGGCGGTTGCAAATCAGCCTCAAGCTGGTGACGGCAAAACGTTTACTGCGTTTGTGATTCCTGTTATGTGTCCCACTTTCAAGGAGCTACCCGATGGCCTTTCGAAGAGTGAACGCTGAGCAGTATGTCGAGCTGTGTAACTTCTGCATGGAGAATGACATCGCCTACGAGCTAAAAACGCTCGACAAGACGACGTTGCTCTTCGGGCTCGACCGACGATTCTGGCATGCGATTGACTACGGAGCGCTCGCGTGCGTGTAGTTAGGCCCCATCGTCTAGAGGCCTAGGACACCACCCTTTCACGGTGGATACTGGGGTTCGAATCCCCATGGGGTCAGTGGTTCGATTTTCTTTAACAACAAAGGTTTCCCGTGAAAAGCCAGTATTTTTTCATCGCTGCCGCAGGGCTGAGTTTTGTCTTCAGTGTTAGTCTCTGGTTTGCCGGAGAGACTGATTTGAATCGGCAGCAGGCCCTTTTCGTAGGGCTGTGGGTGCCTAGTATCTTGGGTCTGGGGACACTCTTAAAGTGACTAACTTCACGATTTTCATCGTCGGAATTATCGTGACACTGATAACAGGAATGGGCGTTCTGCTCAGTCTTGTGTCCATTGGGTACAAAAAAAAGTAAGTATCTTCTGGCGTGACTCGGTAGCCCAACTGGCAGAGGCGCAGGATTTAGGTTCCTGTTGTTGTGGGTTCGACTCCCACCCGGGTCATTGGTCTTTTTCTATAGGAGCGCATTATGCGTATTTGGCTCGATGACGTTCGGCCCATGCCGGCTGAGTGGGACGTATGGCTCAGGACAGCCGAACAAGCTATTCTGGCTATCAAGCTTGGCGGCGTGACGGCTATTTCACTGGACCACGATCTCGGCGACGAGTCTGCTAAGACCGGCTACGACGTGGCGAAGTTCATCGAAGAAGGAGCCTTTAAGGATACAATAGCTCCCATAGAAATCTACGTCCACACCGCAAACGCGGCGGGCAGACAAAACATCATCCGTTCGATTCGCAAAGCCGAGAAGTTTTGGCATGAGCGACTCACGCGGACTTGACGATTCGCTTCGGCAAAAACGGTGCTCTGATAGTTGGTAGAGCTTAATTGCGTTCAGCCCTAGTCGGTGTGTTTTCCTCCTTTCTTAACACCGGCCAAAAAATGCAGCCGTTTTCTCTTACTCGGGGGCGTACTGGTATCGACAGGATAAAGAAGGTAAAGACTGCGTGTCGTGGTTGATCGGGTGGCCACGTTAAAACTCGATTATGTTTCTAGCTGGCGCACATGCACCGGCCCTCGCTGCCTGACCTAGGTTAGGTGGTGAGTGGGGCGTCCTGAGCCCCATCGCCCAATCAGGATGACGCCGATAATCGGCTGATCTGGCCCAGCAAGAAAGGGCAAGATGGTGGTAGCCCACCTGACGCCGATAATCGGCTAACTTTGGCAGTAGTGTAAACAACAACTGCCTACACACGTAGACGTTTTTACTAGGCATATCTCTGGACGCGGGTTCGACTCCCGCCGCCTCCACTGCACTACCGCGCTTTGACTGCATGGGTAAAACCCTAAGTCAAAGCGCGGTAGTGTTTTTTTTGTACTCCCATCGGCAACGTGCCGGTGGGTTTTTTTGTTGATTATCTTTCCCCAGCAGAAGGAGTTGCTGCAAATGGCAACGAAGGCACGGAGTAAGAAGTCGCGGATTGCCAATAAGACCGCGATCAAGAAGAAGCAGACGGCCACGAGCGTGAGCCGTATCGATGTCACGAAGGTGGCGACAGGACTTGTGGCGCAGATCACCGCGGCGCTGAAGCGCTTCGGCAAGGTCGACCATCACAAGCTCCGGACGACTGTTTACGCTAACCGCGAGGTGGCGCTGAACATTCTGCCTGCGCACGTGCGAGGTGCTTCCAAGCGTGTGGACAACTCTTGTCCGGTCGCGAGGGCGCTGCTCGCGTCGCCGCTTGGTCAGTGGATCACCGACGCACATGTCGGTAATACCACTGTGCGTGTTTGGAACGCGGCTGTTCCAGACTTGGAGGTTAAGTTCCTGTTGTCCCCTGAGTTGATGTACGCTGTAAAGGCGTGGGATCGGCCGAACGGAAAGTGGGAACTTGATCCCGGAGTGTACTGGCTGCACTCGTACCCGCGATCGCTCCGACGTGGTTACGTGGCGCGTGAGCCGCGGACCTATTCAGAATCGGGTCCTCGTGTCCGCACGGCGATGCGGCATATCACGCGTCTCAACGACGTGCGGCGCGCGATGGCTTTGTCGGATGTCAAGATGACCAAGAAGCGCTAAACTCTAGCGCACTGAAAACAAGCTCCGCTGCTGGAAAGCGACTCAGCCACCGAGTTGTCAGGTAAAATCGCCCCGTACAGGGGCACAGGGACAACCAGCGGATACTTGTTTTTTTAACTACTGGAGCCAAGCATGGACAAGCTGCTGTTTCTTGATGTCGATGGTGTGCTTAACAACGCCCGAATATTACGCGCAGAAAGTATTTTTGGGCTCGGTTGCAAGCAATTGAGTCTTCTAAAGCTTATCGTAGCTAACACTTGTTGTGAAATCGTACTCTCGTCAACGTGGCGACTGAACGACGAGCATAGAGAAGCGCTGCGTAACGCTTTTGAAGAACACTTAATACCTATGTGGATCGGGCAAACGCCTGATTTGGGCATTTGCATGCGTCGTGACGAGATACTTTCGTGGATGATTGGGCATGAGGCGCCGGCCAAAGTCGTTATTCTCGACGACGACAAGGACGCAATGCTGGTAAACGCGCCAGAACGCTTCCGAGAACGGCTTTTTGTGCACACTAACTTCGATCATGGTCTTACGTTAGACCACGCGGAGGCGATTTTGGAGTTTTTTAAGGAGGACTGTAAGTGATTATGCGTCATTTAGAGGCAATGATTCTGCAAGAGCGCGGCGACAACCGAAATCTGCTCGCGGAAATCAAAGAAAAGCTGTCTCCTGAGTCGCAGGAACGGCTTTTCCGCCTTTTCCAAGACCATGAGCACGAGATTGGCCGCCTGAAAAGGAAAGCCAGCATGACTTCGGCAGCAATCGCGAGTCATCTGGCTGGTTTTGGACGCTGAAAAGCAGTGTTTTGACGTAACTCCTTATCGCGCAGTAGTTTACGACCGCTGGCATATGCTATTTGTCGTAAATGTCTGTGCGGTAAGGAGTTACGCAAAATACACCAAACGCAACGATCCGTTTTTTTAGCTAATAGCGCCCCTGTATACTCATTTGTTTACACAGGAGGGCGCTATGGATACCTGCAGCTTCGATTTTGAGGACATTATGTCCTTCCTGTTCGACGACGACTGGGACGCCGAATAGCCCTAAATACCCCCTATGGCGAATAGCTAAATATAGGCCAAAAACAGGGTATATGAATTGACGGGGATAATAGGTATTGCCTATAGACCCGTCCCGGAACCCGCTACGGTGAAAGTGGGACCAGACCTGCAGCAGCAGTGTTCTGGGCTTAATACTGCGGGGAAGCGCCGCAGGGCTGATGATCGGCCGCCACAATCCGTCGGGTCCGTTGCAGTGGACCAGTGAGACGTTAAAACAGAATCTCGACTGCGCGGCCTAATACGCCGTAACGTTCTGGCTGTAAAGTCAGATCGTTATCCGCACCGCTACAGGTGTGGGTGAGCCGGCCCTTCTCGATGGGGTCTGGTTTCCCGATGGGGGTGTGCACTCATTAGAGCACCTCCATTAAGACGTTGTGGCGCCTCTTCTGCGCGACCAACGTACGGCCTGTGTCAATATAAGTCGTACCCAAGGTACGCTTTTGAAACAGGGTTTGCTGCTAATTCCTCCAGCGCAGCACACGGTTTTCGCAAGCCGTCCAATCGGGAGTCGATTCAGTGTAGGGAGACAAAGTAGCCATGGCGAAATGTTTCCAGCAGTGTTGACAGGGCGTAACGCACCCTGTGTGTGACACACTGCGATCTACAGCTGCAATCGGCTGCGAACCCATCTTCGGTTCGTGAGTGGAGGACAATACACGCTAGCCGCAAGGCTGGCACGTCGTTTCTTCCGACGTAGCGGAAGAGGTTTGACCAACAAGCCTAACTGTTGGTGATCGTATGTGGGTTAAACCACAAACGTTCGCGAGCCGCTCAGTCGCCAAAGTTCCAAGAGCCCTTAGTTGCGTTACGGAAGTGAAACGCAACGGCTAGCCGTGTAGCAGGAACGTGTATTAAGACACGTACACGGCACAATAAACGCCTACCACCGGGCGATATGGCGTGGCTGCCGCACGAGGGAAGTAACGTGCGTGGGGACCGGCACCTAGCCGGGGCTGTGGACGCACAGTTGACGCTTAAATGGAAGACGCGGCGAGGTGCACCTCAAAGCGAGCCGGGTTCGATTCCCGGCATAGTGTCTAGTTTTTTGGCAAGGTACCGTTCCCTGCCACCCCATCTGAGGGCTTTTGAACGGACGCGTGTCTCGAAAGAGAAAGGGGAGTGCTATGAGCACTTTCAAGTCAGTTGTCGCCAGCCCGTTTTACGGGTTCGGCTGGGTCGCTGGTCAGATCAAGAACGGCTACGACAAGGCGGTGAACGCCACGTCGTCGGCCGCGTCGCAGGTGGCCACCGCCGCCACCTCGACGGCCAAGGCCGCCAAGGCCAAGGCCACCAAGGCGGGCAAGGCCGTGAAGGGCGGCGCCAAGGCGGCCAAGGCTGCTACGGTTAAGGCCGGCAGCTCGGCCAAGGCGAAGGTTGCGTCCTTCGCCCGCCACGCCGCCGCCGATGCCCGCGGGCTCGGCGCCATGCTGTTCGGCATGGTCAAAGTGGCCGCCGTGGGCGTTGTCACGATTGCCACCGCGGTTCTCCTCGGTGTCGTCAAGACGGTGGGCTTGGTGGCCCACGCCGTGGGGCTGATTGCCCTCGGCGTGGCGGCGTTGGTGGTGACTAGCTTCTCGCTGGTTGCCATTGCAGCGTTCTGCGTGGCGTTTCTCGCAACGCTCGCCGTGGTGTTCATCGTCCGCGGAATCTTCACAGCGCTCGCGGCTGTGGGGCGGTTTCTGACCGGCGAAGGCGGCATGGTTATCGCGACCGTGTTGCACGACCTGTCGGTGTTCTGCTGCTTCCTTGCCGCCGTTTACGCCTGCGTTGCGGTGGCGGCGGTGGCCATTCCGGCGCTCGGGATTGCCGCCGCCAATGCTGCCGCCGTGGCGGTGATCGCCACGTGGTGTGCCCTGCTGGGCGCGGGAACGGGGATTGCCGGCCTTCTGCTGGAGGCCGCCAACCGCCTCCCGGAGGTTGTGGTGTATGCGCCGCCCAGTCGGCGTATCCTGCCTAACGACGTCTATCCGGGCGTCATCGGCACCGCGACTGCCTGACTAAGGTCGGGTAGTAAACATTGACGCGCACACACGCGTGGAGGGCAGCAAGCCACCTCCTTACCAAAAAAGAATTGCACGGGCCGGTCACGCCGACGCAGGCCCGTTTCTTTTATCTATTCCCAATCCCACATCCTTAAGAAAGGAACGCGTTAATTATGGGAATTCTGGACACCAAGGCTGCCGTGGCGTGCACGGTTGCTCACGAGTCGATTCAGCAGATGCGGAAGTATGGCGACCGGCGCTATTACACGCACCCGCTGACGGTGGCCGCGCTCGTGCACACGCTGCCGGGCACGGACGAGGCGATGTTCGCTGCGGCGTGCCTCCATGACGTCATCGAAGACGTCTACCCGAAGAACCCCGCCTACGGCCCCGCGTGGGTTGCGAACAACTTCGGCGAGGAAGTGCTGCTGCTCGTTCATGAGCTCACCAACGAGTTCACGAAAGAGCGGTATCCCGACCTCAACCGCAACGAGCGGAAGCGGCGGGAGAGTCTGCGGCTCGCCGACATCTCCGACGCCGCGAAGGTTGTGAAGCAGGCAGACCTGTATCACAACAGCACGGAGATCAGCCCTGACACCCGCTTCTGGGGTCAATGGTTGAAGGAGAAGAACGAGCTCGACGAGCTCATCGGCGCGTGGGAGGACCGCGAGTGCGGCTTCCTCACGGGTGGCGACGTCTGGAGTCTTGTCGGCTCTGGCGAGTTCAAGATGCTCGTCGCTACGGCGCACGAGATCGACGAGTTCTACAAGGTCGCCGACTGGGGCCTTGTGACTGCGTAAACAATTGGCGCGGCAGGGAGTCCTGCCCTCCCGCACCTTTTGTTTAGCTATTAGCGCGTAGCTAAATATACGACAAATAAACGGCATATCTAATGAGTACCGGGAATCATATTGCCACTGGTACTTGAGTTTTAAGCCGCACATCCGGCTAGCTCCACAAGGCAATTCTGAAGGAGCCCACAAATGGCATCTATCTACACCGCCGTCCTCCTGACCGAAGAGTCCCGCCAGAACCTGATCGCGTTCTACGGTCTCACGTCGTTCTACGCGGAGGGTTGGGTCATCAAGGCCCACCACATGACGATCGATACCAAGTCTGCGGATAAGGCCGGCGTCGCGGACTTGGTCGGCAAAGAGTTCACGATGGACGTGACCGCCGTCGGCAGGCTCATGGTGGACGACACCCGCGGCATCGTCGCCGTGACTGTCGAGACTGCGGCCCCGTCGAAAAACGCCATCAAGCACGTCACGGTGGCGCACGCGGATGGCGTCAAGCCTATGATGTCTAACAACATCACCGACTGGCGGCCCGTCAAGCCGGGCACGCTCACGCTCACGGGCGTCGTGTGCATGCTTGAGTCGGCTCCCGTGCCGGCGAAGAGCTGAACACTCGCGGCGGCTTACAACGCCGCGCAGTAGGTCTGCATAGACCAGCCCCCAAACCGAAAGGTGCGGGGGCTTTTTTTAGCTATCAGCGCGTGCTAAATATGGAACAAATGCGCGGCATATTGATTGTGCGCCAGTGATTTTTTGTTGGCGCGGGTTTGTTGACAACTGCAAAAGGACCTTGCGGTGTTTGAATTCTTTGACAACATGTCGCTCAGCTCCTTGATGGCGTTCGCGTTAAGTACGTCATGGGTGCTTAGTTCTTTGTGTGAATTGTTCGAGGAGTAACGCTCTTTAAGAAGGGAGTCGTCCGGTGGATATTTTTCTAGACATAAAAAGGCAGCAAGAATACGCGAAACAGCTGGAAGACGGCGACAGGCGTAACGTGGAAGACTGGGCCCGCAACCAAGAGCGCCGTAATGAGGCAAAGCGCCGCGGCCTTTTTCAGCGCGATAAGCCCAAAGAGCGCCGCATTGCTATTTTTCAGCGCTGGCAAAAAATGCGTAAAGCGAGTGCCATCAAGCTGCGCGCCCCGGACGGCGACTCTAGGTTTTGTTTATGTAAATGCGGTCGGCCCAAGGCGTGCGCACAAACGCACTGCTACGACTGTCAGGACATGATGTTTATTGTCCGGCACAGGATACCAATGTCTGGCGCAGTAGAAGTCGAAAAGCGATATGGGCGAATATACGAAACGCCCCTGCTGCGCCACGACATCGACTACCGATCGTCTAGGTACGAGGACAGTGAGAACTTCGGTAGCCTCCACAATGTGATTCGGGCGATGGAAGACTCCCTAGCGTACGATTAAACGCTAAATAGTCTCCAAAAGCCTGACATATACAGAAAATGCGGGTTTCTGCTGAGCTAAATATTCAGCAAAAACACGGCATATCTAGTGCTCAGCGCGCTAGCTGTCGACGGCTACGCGCTAATTGACGTGAATTCGTTCTGAGCCTGCGCGGTGTACCATTGCTTGAACGGATGCTTCCGTGGTGATTCGAGCAGTGAGTAAAAGCTGCGCAGGCTTTTCCGTAAATACGTCCGCGGCAGGCAGTTAAGCCGCGTAGAAAACTGCCAATACACTCGACCTTCGCCTTGCGAGAATGCGGCGAACAGAATCTGCCGTCACGGGCACCATCTTTGGTGGCTCGAAAGTTGGGCGATCATCGGCCCAAAGGCGGGATAGGACGCACACTATCCGCGCTACGCGATTTGTAAATCCCAAAGTGGAAGGAGGAAATGTCGAATTCCCAAAGCAAGGAATTCCGTAGCAGGCTGTGTAAGACTGCGCAAAAAGCATTTCCAAGCGCCCCGGACCGCTAGCTCAAACACAACGACGCTAGAAGAGGGTTCGGTACCGGATGGGCCGGTCGTGATTCATAGCATAAACCTGCGTTTGTTACTTTGGTCGGCCAACCAAATAATAAACAAAGGCGCTACTGCAGTCGGTCGTACAACTGACTGTAGAGTAATCGCGTGACTGATGAGGATAGCAAACACGTAGTTGGGGAACTCGTAGCAGGTTAGCGTCTGCTGCGATGCTTCTTCCCAAAGGTGGTGCCCGTGACGGCAGTTGTTAGTTTAACCCCTAAGAAAGGATGGACTCTCATGTTGTTTATTGGAATGCTCGGTGCGGTGTTCGTGCTCGGTGCGGTTGCTGGGACCATCAGCGACATGGTCAATACCGAAAAGCCTAAAATGGCCACCACGTTTACTCGTGTTTCGACCAAGGTCACGAGCGGTATCGTCGACGTGGACCCGAATGGCAACATCATCAGGATCACCGACGCCTCCGGGCGCGTGGTCTATGAGGAGGGGGCTTAACGCCCTTTCTTTTAGCTATCAGCGCCCACCTAAATTAAACACAAAAGCCCGTCATATTTATTGTTGTACGACATAGCTGCCAGTGTCGGCAGTTTATTTTCATCAAAGGAGGACCCGATCGTGTCAAAGACCGTTAAAAAAAAGCGCCCTGCTGAGTCGCTCCACGTACGCTATATGGGTGTCGATTCCCGTATCGCTGAAATTCGTGGCCACATCGTCAAAATGTGCGCTGCCATTGACGACATCGAGGCACGGCACAAGGAACACGGCGAAGTTCCCGACGAGCACTTGTCGTGGTTGAACTCGTTTATCGATAACCTCGATGACACGATGTACCATCACAAGCTGATCTCCGTTAAAAAGCCGCCTAGCCATGGTGTTATTGTCAAAAAGCGCACGGAATACTACGACCGCCGCTGGAAGAAACGGATGGCCATGCTCACCAAGTCGCTCAACACGATGTCGCGGAAAATCAAAAGCGCCTTCGATAACTTCCCGCCCGAAATCGAATCGCGGCTCACCGCGCTTGAGAGCACTGTCCCTGACATCGATAACAGTGATGACTGATTTTTCGGGGGTGTGCAAACGCGCGCCCCCTTTTTTTAACTATCAGCGCTCCGTTGCCATTCTATTCCCTTTTTGTCACAATATTCGTATGCCATTCAAATCTGAAAAGCAGCGTCGTTTTCTCTGGGCCTCGCATCCCGATATAGCGAAGCGGTGGGCGCACGAATACCCCGAATCAAACAAAGGCCTGCCTATGTACGCGCACAAGAAGAAAGACGAGAAAGAGGCCGCATTAACAGCAATTCACAGTTACGTGAATAAACTTAACAATTTGTTAATATTGCCACATACCGTACAAAACAAGGCTTTTTCGAAAGTTGCCAATTCAAAGCAGACATATATTGAGATTCCCCACAGCGAAAAGCCAACGTACGCTGGGGAAGAACGGGAGAAAAACCCCGAACATCGCCCAGACTTTGATGTCACGCAATCAGGCACAGAACAGCCTAAAAAACGCCAAGAAAACGCAATTAACTCGCTTCTCAAGAAGATCGCTTTGGTCGTAGGGCCCAACATCAGAAAGATAAAAGAAGAGCAAGACGCTGCGCTGGAAGGCCGCGAACCCGCCTACGTGCCGACAAACGCGGACGTAAAGCGCTATCCCGTCGCGACAACGGGAATTATGCCGCCCATGGGCTCGCAACCACAGCCACAACAGCAAGCGCCGGTCAAGCAACCGCAGTCTCGCCCTTCTGCGCCCCCTGTCGGAAACGGTAGCAGCACGCAATCTCGTCCCATTCAGTCTTTAGGCGGCTTGTCTGTAAAAAACGAACTCACCGGAAACTCGGGTTCTGCTGGCGGACGTAATCCGGGCGCAGGTATCAAAACGTCAAGCAGTCCAGCGTGGCAACGAAGCGCTGGTAAAAATGACGAAGGCGGCTTAAACGCCAAAGGTCGCGCCAGCTACAACAACGCTACGGGCGGCAATCTCAAAGCCCCCGTGACCGAGTCCAGCCCCAAAGGCGATCGGGCAAAGCGCCAGAACTCATTTTGTTCGCGGATGTGCGGTATGAAAAAACATGAGACTGGCAGCAAGACCAAGAAAGACCCCGATTCCCGCATCAATAAAGCTTTGCGTAAATGGAACTGCAAGTGCAGCAGTGTCAATGGTCTAGTTGAAATGCTGCGTAATTCGCGTTTTGCCGGCCCCCAATCCCGATAATTTGGTAATTGTTAACAATGCCTGTTATGTTAAATAGGCAAATACGGTAGCGATTACCCCGAGGACCGCGTCATGCGTTACTGGCTGGCATTCATTCTGAGCCTATTCGGCGCCCTAAGCTGGGCTGACGAACTAATCATCTTTCACATGCCCGGCTGCCGCCCCTGCGCGCAGCTTAAGCAGGTCCTAGACGAAAACCCTGAGCTTGTTCAGGGTTTTACTGTTTCACGCATTGATATTCTGGCGGATACCCAAAGCGCTGAGATATTTCGTGTCTCGTCTGTACCCACCGTGGTGCGACTAGACGCAAAAGACCGCGAAATCGCCCGCTCGGTTGGTTTCATGAACCGAAAAGAACTCGCCCACTGGCTTGATAATCCTTCGACGACCCGCAGTTTCCGTCGAACCCGCCGCTAATTACGTGCTCGTAACTGCATGGAAAGTGAGTAGAACTGGCTTTATGTAAACACACTCTTGTTATAGGTGACCCATGCATGGACGCATTTTCACGGTACTCCTACGTACCTTTTTCTTTTTTTTAGCTATTAGCGCTGGTGTAAACATCTGCGCCGGCACTCGTGACCCCAATACGCCAGACGCCCGATACCTCGAATTCGGACAAAAGTTCCCGAATGTGGTGAGCGTCAAAGCCCTGCGTGTTGAAGGCGTTGACGATATTATGCAAATTCAGGAGCTGGATTTAAGCCCTGATAGCAAAGAAAAAGGCATCAAAGTTTCTTTCCAATTCGGCTCGGCTGTCGTCATTCGGCCCAATTGGCTTCTGACCGCGGGGCATGTCGTCAAAGGCGCGCCGCTTGTGCTGGCTGTCACAGATGACAAGTCAGAGCACAAGCTGCACAAGATCATTGTCCACCCGCGCTTCGAAGACGAGGACTTTGGCTTTCACGATCTAGCGCTGTGCTACTCGGCTAAAGCATTTGAGATGGCGTTTTATCCTGAGCTGTACACCAAGCTGGACGAGGTTGGCGCGGCTATTACTATTGCTGGCTATGGCACGACCGGGACTTTCAATACTGGCGCAACTGGCGAAGACCACCAAAAGCGTGGCGGCCATAACAGAATAGACTCCAGCGAGCGCACTATTCTTATCTGCACGCCCAGTATCCAGCACGATAAGTTTCCACTGGAGTTCATGATCGCCCCGGGAGATTCTGGCGGCGGTATGTTTATTGGTAACAAACTAGCTGGTATTAATTCGTTCCTAATGGCCCGGGATAAGAAACCTAATGGTTCTTACACGGACGAATCGGCTTTTACGCGAATTAGTCTGTACCACGAGTGGATTGAAGAACAGATTGCTTTGCACGAACTAGCCATTGCGAGCAAAAGCACCATGGCGCCTGACTTGGACAAGATCACGCCGATTCTTACGGGAGTTGCGCCATGAAAAAGCCCGTCAAGCAGCTCGTATACGAACTTCGGCGCTGGGTGCACGCACCTAATGCAGTTTCAGCACAGGACATGCTGGACGAGGCTGCTGACAGGCTGGAAGAGCTTGCCCACGACAGCGACAAGTTCTGGCGCATGGCTGAACGCTGCAAAGAGAACTACATGGCGGCGACAAAAGAAAATGCGCAGTTTCGCCGGGCGCTGTACAGCCAGCCAGCGTTAATTCGTTTAGACGCCCCACAAGTAGCTGATTTGAACAAACTCATTGAACTTCACAACGACGCTCGGGCTAAGAAGAGCTGGTTTCGGCCACTGCGGGCATTGACCAAAAGCGCGGCCCTGACTGAGTACGCCCAGCGCCACGCATTCAAGATGGCCGATGGCGGCTGGCTGCGGCACTCTTCTATGGACAATGTGCTCAAACTAGGATTTACAGCAGCCGGCGAGAATATTGCGTGGGGTCAGAATTCAGAAGAAAGCGTCTTAAATTCGTGGCTGTGGTCGTACGGGCACAGGGCCAATATTCTCAGCAGCAAATACGACAGTATCGGCTGTGGCGCACGCAAAGATAAAGCTGGTCGGTTATACTGGTGCGTAGTGTTCGGCAAGTTAAAGCCGCAGTCCGCCAGTTAATTTACGCCGATTTAACGAGCTAGCGCCAATGATGTACCGAGACATACCCCGGCTAATTCGGCTCGTGATTCTTTTTGGGATACTGGTCTGGCTTGTGGGGGCGACTCTATGACCACAGCAGCAGGTATGTTCTATGGCGGCAGCGCGCTAAACAAAGCAGCCGAACTCGTACCAGACGTCCAGTTACAAGACCACCAGCAGCGCATTGCAGACCGTATCTCGGGCGATGACCCCAGACTGCTTGTGTATCACGGACTGGGCTCTGGCAAGTCCCTGTCAGCTCTGGCAGCAGCTGAGAAAGCCCGCACAGAACAGGGCGGCGAATATGGCGTCGTCGTACCAGCCAGCCTCAAGGGCAACTTCGAGAAGGAGATCGCCAAGTTCACGCGCGACTCGAACCCGGAAGTCATGAGCTACACGGGCTTGGGCATGGGCAAGGATTTTACGAATAATCCCGACACGCTGGTGATGGACGAAGCAGCCAGACTGCGTAACCCCACAGCCGCGAGCACATCTGCCGCTATGCGCGCAGCCCAGAAAGCCAAAAGACTGGTCCTGCTCACAGGCACGCCGATCACCAATGAGCCGAGTGATATCGCCAGCTTGCTGTCTATGCTGCACAACAAACAAATCACGCCGCAGCAATTTGATCAGCAGTTTGTAAGCGAGAAGAAAGTTCGGCCGGGTATCTTAGCGTGGTTGCGTGGCATAAAGCCCGGTATGAAGCCAGTTATCAAGAACGAAAGCAAGCTGCGCGCATTGCTAGAGGGCAAAGTCGATTACTTACCCAGCAAAACACCTGAAGGCGTAAACGTTAACGAAGAAGTCGTGCGTGTGCCGCTGTCAGCCGAACAGCAGCGTATCCAGAAGGCTATTCGGACCAAGATTCCGCCGGGCTTTCTCTGGAAACTGGACCAAGAGTTCCCGCTGTCGCGCGATGAGCTGGCGAAACTAAACAGCTTTATGACTGGTCTGCGCCAAGTGAGTCTAAGTACACAGCCGTTTCGAGCTGACAAAGACATGTACCGCGCGTATTCTCAGTCCAGCAAATTACAGAAAGCCATGGCAGACTTGCAGGAGACGCTCAAGAGTGATCCGCGCAAGAAGGCTATTATCTACTCTAACTTCATTGACGCTGGATTAAATCCATATGCTGCGGCGTTAGAGAAGAACAAGATTCCCCACGCGTTCTTCCACGGCGGCATGCCCGTCAAAGCGCGTCAGCAGGCACTCAAGCAGTACAACGAAGGCAAGCTCAAGGCGCTCTTGCTCGGCCCCGCAGCAGCCGAAGGTATCTCGACTAAGGGCACCAGTCTCATTCAGCTTCTGGACCCGCACTGGAACGAAGCACGCAGTCAGCAAGCTCGTGGTCGTGGTCTGCGCTTTGACTCCCACGAGGGCCTGCCCGAAGAGCTGCGCAACGTAGCTGTCCGGCGATATCTTAGCTCGTCAGAAAATCCGGGCATTGTTGGCAAATACTTGCTGGGCAGAAAGCGTGAACGCACCGGTGACGAAGTGCTGGAAAGACTCACGGCAGAGAAAGAACAGTTTAATGACGTGTTCCGCAACTTACTCCGCGAAGTCGGCAGCGAGAAGCAAAGTGACGAAGCGCCGCCAATAGCGAAAAAAAAGAAGCCGGTACCCGCGTTCACACCTGACTTTACGCCAGAACAGCTTGAAGAACTGGGCGTCTATAACTCGCTGTACCGCGGCATTGGCCCCCGTCTGGCTAGCTTGGGCGAATGGAAACCAGAGTGGGTGAATCCTGTCGACCCCAAAGGCTGGGCGCAGTGGTACAAGCGTTATTCTGGTGGCCGGAGATTAGGCGACGAAGATGAGCGTCAAATCAAGCGCTGGGCCAATTTTAAGTCCCGTCACGGCGGCCCATTTGTTAAAAAACCCACGCCTCGCCGCGGTTGGGCGCTGCAGAACTGGGGGATTGATCCTAGCCTGCTCGTTCCCGAAGAAGAATCTGATAAAATCAAAACCATGCTGCAGAACTATGCTGTTAAACAAACGGCAAAGCATGTAGCGAATACAACGCCGGAACAGTAAAATGCCGCCGTTTGTATACCGTAGTTTAAAAGACTTCATGCGCGCGTCAGCTACGGCTCAGACGCGCCAAGAGCTTTTACAAAAACTCATAACCACCGCCGCAAAACGTAAAGCCCAATTCCACGTCGACGCCACTGACGCACGACTTGTCACATCTCCGGAGACTTTTGGCATGAACCTCAGCAAACAAATCATGAATAAGCAAGCCAACATGGCCCTGCTTCGACAAATTCTCAGCCCGGCGATGAAGCAACTGCAAACAGGTGCCGCAAAAACAATGGGCGGCTTGAAGACTTACGGCAAACGGCTTATGGGCGATTCAACCGTGCGACCGATTCGTAACCGCATTAATGTAATAAAGGACGTAGAGCGTGATTTGGCGCATAATATTCCCAACCCAAAAAACGTAGCGGTAAACAGCTTGCGTTACAACCCGCGCGCGGTTGGTAATCCAACGCAAGCTGTGGCAGATGCGCGACGGGCCCGAAATATTGGCTTTGAAGCGTACAAAGATTTAAACACGCAAAGTTTGGACTCGTATGACGCGTTGTTTAAAGAATTGGAAGCTATCCGCAGGACACGCCTGTATACAGGTGGCGCCGTTTCCGGGGCCACGCTTGGCGTTATTGGCGACGCGGCATTAAAGAACACTGCCGGCACCAAGCAATCCATGACTATGCCGCAGCCGTCGTCACGCGGCCAGACTAAGAAAGTACAAATGCCCGAAGCAAGCCTAACTAAACCGGACTGCGATCCGGAAGGAGTTCAGATGAGTAACAACAAGCAAGCGTTTATGGGTCTCGGCGCATTAGCCGGTATGGCAACGGCCCCGAACAAAGAAGAAGAGGACCTCTCGATTGGCCGCGGTGCGTTGCGTGGTGCCGGCACAGCTTTAGGTGCTAGTGCTGGTGCTGGTATTGGCGGAATTGGCGGAGCTGGTATTGGCGCAATTGGTGGCGGGCTACTAGGCGCACTTGCAGGCGCATTTGGAAAGAAGCCAGTTGGACCCGGTCGTCATACCTTGTTGCCTTTAGGTCAACGTGTCGCCAATGGTGCGGTCGCCGGCGGTGGCCTCGGCGCTCTTGCTGGTATTCCCGCCGGCGCGATTTATGGGGGCATCAAGGGCAACAAGGCTACCAAAGCCCTGCTCGACAAGAGCGCCCCGATTAGCGAAAAGAAGAAAGACAAGAAAGACGACAAAGAAGACGACAAGGAAGTGAAAGAAGCTGCTGCTGTCGTACTTGCTCAGCTGAAACGCAATCACAACAAGTGAGTTGACTATGAACGCATTTCAATTCGGCCAGTCGGTCGCGCAGTTTATTAAACAAGCTGACGACATGTACAACAAATACCAGTCCAGCGGTCACGCGGGGACAATGTCGTACGAGGACTTTTTAGAGGCCCACGACGACGGGCCGACACCGCCCCAAGCCCCGACAACGCCAGAAATGCCCTCGACACCCGCAGCACCAGCCCAGCCGCAAGGCGGTTTCTTTTCTCGCATGGGCGCGAAAGCAGACGCCGCAGTAGCTTTACCCGGTCAAGTCGCCAAGGGTGTTTACAATTGGGGCACCCGGCCGCTTAATCAATCGTATCCCAACACCTTTAACTCGGCGCCAAAACCACCCAATCCGCAGTGGGAAGCCCAGCGTCAAAACTTCGAAGGGTCGATGTTTTAGGCGTAAATTAACGCAAAAAAACCCTCTGCGACAACCTATAGTCATACCTGTATAATCAAGCCCTGCTGGCAAGGACGCCACAGGGAGAGCAGGCATGGCAGCCAAATTTTACAATTACAAGATTCTCCTGTCGGCGCTCAAAAAAAAGTGCCCCGCGGCGTACCCAGTTAGCGTTCGTCGCGTTAAATTAACGAATTTTGAAGGGCGTTGCTGGAAACACGGCAAGCACTTTCATATTCAGGTCGACAGCAAGCTTGACGAACATCGGGCGATTGGCGTGCTTTTACACGAATGGGCGCACGCCCGGGCTTGGAATCACCGGCTAGACGCTGCCGATACCGACGAGCTTTTTAATAGCCTCGCTCACGACGCAACGTGGGGTGTGGCGTATGCCGAAGTGTACGTCGTTTACGAGCGTGCGTTGACGGTTGCGCCGCTGTAATGAGTGCGCGAAATAACGGTTCAGAGCCGCTTTCTCGGCAAACTCTGCTGTCTTGGGGCCGGTGCTGCGGGCGCAAATGCGTCAATTGCCCGTATATTCCTCGGCACAAACGCGGCGCTACAGAAACAACATTGGCTTGTATATGTTACGTCTGTGCGGGTACACTAGTAGAGATTCGCGGGAAACAAATTTGTAGCCAATGCCGCACAATTAATGAGACCTGTTGTGACGGCGGGCAGTGTCATTTTTAACAACGAGTCTGCTCATGCCGCCAGCATTTACGGCGTTATCGCTTTACAAAATTGCCGTCATGGAAGGCGCCCCCAATGTTCCAGAGCGCACGTGGGGGCAGTTTGGCCGACAACTAGCATTTGGAAAGGGCCTTTCGCACATTCTCGATGCCGACAATCGCGGCATGGTGGCGGACGCGGCGCTGTATTCAAACCCATTTACTGGCGTTCCCACAGCCGTCCTCGATACTGGCCGCCATCTCTGGAACGGGCGATTTGGTAGTGCGCTCGGCTCGGCCGCGATGGGCACCGTAAGTTTTCTCCCCGGAGCTGGTAGCGCTCTTGGTGTCGCTGGCCGTGGTGCGCTTGGTGCGGCAAAGGGTGTAGCCGGTGCTGCGGCAAAGGGCGTCGCTGGTCAAGCTGCGCGATCTGCCGCCCGGCAAGCTACCAGTAGCGGAGCACGCGCCGTCACGAATACACTGGCCTCCGCCGGTCGCCGAATGGGTTCCAGCTCGCTCGACAATGCAGCGCTGGCAGCTAACAACTACGCGCGTTCTGGCGCCCAAGCTGTTGGTAACGCGCAGCGCTCATTTGTTCAAGGCGCTGAACAAATACTTCCCGGCGGTTTCCAGTACAAATCGTGGCAACACGGACTCCAGAATCCGCTGTCTAATGGCGCAGGTGGTTGGGGTATGCGGTCGCCTGTAGCTGGCGGCCGCTATTTGCCGTCAATAAGCAAGTCAGTGCGCTCCGGCATTGACACTGTCGCGCAGAATCCGCTGAGCTCGGCTACGTTCTTCCATGATTACGGCGCTGGCGGCGCATTCGACCCAACGAATACGCAAGCGTACGACGACGCGCACAGACAATGGCTTAACGAACAATTCAAGTAAGAGTACACACTATGACACCATTTGAATTTGGCTGCCAATGCAGCCAGTTTGAAAAGCAATCGTTAAATCCAATTCTGGGCGGCTTGCTTCACGGCGGCAAAAAGATTGTCAAAGGTCTTGGCGGCATTGATAACGCTGCCGGCGGTCTGATGCGCAGTGTTGGTTCTTTGTCGGGCGGCATCGGCAAACTGTTTGGTTCTGCCGGGCAAATGGCCAAACCGGTTGGACAAGCCATTACCCGTGGCGGCGAAGCAATGGCCAACACGAATATCAAAAATGAAACCGCCCGCGACCTTATTCGCATGCTCGGCTATGCCACGAAAACAACCGGTAAGGGCATAACGGCATCTGGTGGCGGCGCAAATATTGTCGGCGGCGGTTTTAACCTGCTCGACAAAGGTTTAAAACGCGTTGGTAATTTTGGTTACGGCGTGCCGACGCTTGGCACGTTAGGTTTGGGCGGCGCTGGATTCCAAGCTGGTGTGTTGCAAAACCCTGTGCGGATTGCGCCCAGCAATGACCACATTGACGTTCGGTCGCCCGTGACGCTGCCTGTTGCCGTACGCAACATGTTCGACGAGCCGGCTCCGCGGCGTCCTCGTCCCAAATACACTGCTTCCGGCAAACGCATTCGTTAAGGAGAACCACATGTCGCATTATCACTATGATTTCGAAAAAGAAGCCGTTAAAGGTAAATTCCTCAAAGCGCTGCTTGGTGGCGCGAAAGACCTCGCTGTTCGCGGCGGCTCGACTGCGCTGGACTTTGGAAAAAAGATGGTCAGCCCCGGAACGAGCGCGTATCAGGCTGCAAAAGCGACTGGCAAATCCACTGCCCGCGCTCTTGGCGAAGCAACAAAAGATCAGGCTGTTGCGGCCGGCAAAGTCATGGGCGACGCCGGCACTGCGGTATACAACAATCCAACAGCGCAATCAGTAGGTAAAAAAGTAACTGAAACGCTATCTCCTGTAACATCTCGCGTCGGCCGCGTTGGTCAGTTTACGACAGACGTAAGCCGTAACGCGTTAAACATGGGCGATGATGCTGTGGCTCGGATGCGCGGACAAAACCGGCCCGCTGGCGCAGGTTGGGGACTCGGCGACGCAATAATTTCGCCGACGGCTAAAAATCCTTCGTCGTTACGAAATGTCGGTGTCGGCAGCGGCGTACTATACGGCGGTGCTCGCGCAACTGGCCTTACGGGCGGCAGCAACGATCCGCAAGACGACGTTTATACGCCTGTGGCTCCCGGCGCTCAAATGCCGCGGCCTATTCAAAACTATTCGGGCGGCGGATTTTTAGGCGGTATTCCGAAAGAGATGCAATACGCCGCAGCCGCTGGCGTACCGCTCGCGCTCCTTGGCGCTTACATGGGCGGCGGCAAAGGTCTCGCGACGGGCGCTCTTGGTTTGGGCGCGCTTGGTCTTGGCGCCGCGGGCTCTGGCTACTTTGGTGACGGCGCTCGGCGAATGGTCGGCCAAGGCGCCAACAGCCTTATGGGGTTATTTGGTGGCAACCAGAATGGCGACATGATGTCCCAGATTGAACAGCTCAGCAATCTAAGCCCCGAGTTTGGCGTTACTATGTTAATGGGTAAGAATCCCGGGCTGTCACGCGAAGACGCTGAGCAGATGTATCACTTTTTGACGCAAAACAAGGGCGTGATTTCCAAGATGGCTCCGATGATTACTGGAGCTAAGACGCCAATGGCCAAGGCCGGTGCTTTGCGGGCAATCTCGTCGGAGCTGGAAAAGGCCGCCCGATGCTGGAAGGGTTACGAGCCTGTTCCGGGTAAAGCGCCATATAGCAACAATTCGTGCCGGCCTGCTGGCAGCGGCAAGAAAAAGAAAAAACAGGAAAAAACTTCGGCTTACACCTCTAACCATGAAAGTGACAACATGCTTACTCCGTACGACTTTGGGCGGGCTCTTGTGAAGAGCGCCGCGTTTCCGTTTGACGCAAACAATGTGTTAACGTCTGGCGCTGGCGGCTCTATGTCCGGCGGCAGTTCGCCGACAATGTCGTTAGCTAATCCCGCCGTACATAACGTTTCTATGCAGGCCAAGCCGGTCGCGAAGCCAATGGTCAATCGCCCAGCAGCTCCGGCACCCGCGGCCGCTAAAAGCCTTACGGGCGGTTTCTCGGCTAATCAGGCGCCCATGACTGGCACGAGCCCTACCGGTCGTCGCTGGGATATGAAAGACAATCCCATGCAGGCGAACGCCGTAGGCAGCATGCCTGTTCCTACGCTTTCGTTAGCGCGACCTGACGGTATGCGGCCGCAACACACGCTTACTACTAGCGGCACGCGTCCCGGGCAGGTAACGCCCGTTGCTCCGGCAAACACGCCGGTTGTTCGACCCTCTGCTGCGCCAAAGATGGCCCCGACACAGGCCGCTACTCCCGCAGCCAAACCGGCAATGACCGCCGAAGATTATTCGTCGCAAGCCAAGAGGATGCTGGCTGAGCTTAACGCGCGTGTGCGCGCTAATGGCGGTGTAACATCTGACTACAAGCAGGTCAGTGATCAAGCGAATGCGCTGCTCGATCGCGCGAACAAGATGCGCAATGCTCCGGGATATAAGCCGGGAGCTAACGAGCAGAACATCGCGCAAGTGCAGCAACTAAACGCTGACCGTGCCCGTGCCGGCGGCGAAGTGGCTAATATTGGACAGCGCATGCAGGCGATCAACAACGCTAGCCGCGACTACGACACAGCGTCGTGGAACCGCGCTACGCAGGGCATTCCGCAGCGCATGCCTGTTGGCAATCCCTCGCGTGTTCCCATGAACGGCCCGCCGGTTCAAGGCGGTCCTGTTCAGGTCGCCAAGCGCTAGTAATTAAAAACACGGCATAAGACTCGCCATGTTGATTAAACCGTTTCCGTGAAACAGCAGCGGCGTCGTGTCGAACTGTTTGTTACGAATGGTCGTGCCGTCGATCACGAAGTCTGGCATATTAACGCCAGCGCCGACGCTACCGTTGTACAACGACTGAAACACCCGACACTCGTAGTCTAGCGCGAGTAAACCCGGCTGCGATAAGAACAGCAACGACAGCGCGTGCTGGTCGTCGCCGACCCGTACGATGTCTTCGAGCATCTCGTCGTACATGCGTTTGACCGCGCTGACTTTACCGGCATAAAGCCCAGCATTGAGATAACGCCACTTACCGGGCGCTTTGGGATACTTTTGGGCAAGCTCTGCGGCCGGAAAACAGTTTGTCTCGGCATTGAACGTGACTTTGTCTAAATCAAAGTGCGTCTCTACGGCGTCGCGCAGTGTTTCTGCCGTGCACCCATTGAATGGCAAAACGTCGTAGCCATCTAACAACACAATGATGTCGTCGTCCGGCAGTGATTTGACAAACTCGTGGACGCCGAAGGCTTTGGCGTAAAAGCTCCCGGTCCACGCAATAAGATTAGGCACAAACTCAATCGGGAGTTTCTGCCGTAACTGCCGTAAGTTTGAATGATCAGCATTTGTGACGTAAGTCAAGATTTTCAACATGAATTTTTCTTTCGTGTGGAATAGTATCGTTTAGTCGTTAAGCGCGTTTGTTAAAATAGCGGTGGGTTAGTCAATGTCTCTAACCACTCTTATGAGGACCATCGCATGGCGCGCAACTCTCGCAAGGCGGCACGGGTGCAACGAAAAGAACAAAAACAGGAGAAACAGGCACAGAATATTTATACACCACTTAACATTGAATTACGTACAGAAACACAGAATCTTGCGTGGAAGACAATGGAAGATAAGCTGGTGACGTTTTTGCTCGGGGCAGCGGGCTCCGGTAAGACATTCTTGGCCATGGCGTATGCAATCAACGCCGTGCTAACTCGCCAATGCGAGAAAATCGTTCTTACTCGCCCCATTGTCGAATCGGGCGAGAAGCTGGGATTTCTCCCCGGCTCATTTGGTGAAAAAGTCAACCCGTACATGCAGCCCCTGTATGACGCCCTCGAAGTCATGGTTGGACGAGGCGGCGGTCAGCGGGAAGTCATCAACAAAGCTATTGTGCTGGCGCCGCTGTGCTATATGCGCGGTAGAACGTTCGATAACTCTATTTGCGTTTTTGACGAAGCCCAGAACGCGAGCTACATGCAACTAAAGCTCTTTCTGAGCCGGTTTGGGCAGAATACGCAATTTATTATCACTGGTGACCCAGAGCAGAGTGACCTGTATTCGCGCGACGTGCCTTTAATGGATGTCGTGAAGAAGCTGCAGTCCGTGGGCGAAATCGGCACAATCCGTTTCGATAACGCCGACATTGTGCGCCATCCATTGATATCAAAAATACTCAAGAAACTCTGAAAACGCTGTTGCCGGCTTATTTAGACCGCGATACATTTATGTGCGTTGAATGGAGTCAACCACATGATGTTAACACTGTTTCCCGCGGCAAAGCAGATCAAGCTCGCAGAAAAACGTGAGCGGACAATGCGCGCTGAAATTCAAGCGCAAACTGGCCGAACACATCTTCGCAACTCAATTACTGCTGGCGCTGGAACGCTGGCAAGCTTGGTGTGCGAAGTCTGCCTGCGCGAGTTTTACGACCTCGAATTCTCGCCTGACGACGAGAAGCACGACTATGACCTCGTGCATCCGTTGCGTTTCGGCAAGATTGACAACAAGACTAAGATTCGTACAGTAGCGCCCAAGCCGGAATACCTCGGCACTGTGGCGTCGTACAACACGCGGCAGCAGTGTGACTTCTACTGCTTTACGAGCATTCTCAAAGATTTCAGCCAGATGTGGATCGCTGGCTTTATGCCCAAAGCCGCGTTTGGCGAGCAAGCAGTATTTCACAAAAAAGGCGATATTGACCCAAGCTCAGACCGTGGTTGGCGTTTCAAAGCCGACTGCTGGAATATGCCATACGGCGACATGTGGACCCCGCCGGCACCCGACAAAATTGACGAGCGCTATTTAGTTTCGACAAACGTGACGTAACAGGAGCTTCGCGTGCGCCGGATTCTGTTTTTTGTTGATTCGGAATGGGCATTTGGCAATATCCACAACTCGCTGCGTAAATGCCTGTACCCCGAATATGACTGCGACCTCATGTGCTGGTCGAAGGTCTACACAGCTGAGACGTTCAAGTACCTGATCGACAAGTACGACTTGTTCTGGTCTACGCCAGCGGGTGCTTTTGCGCTGCACAGCTCGTACGGCGTGCCCAACGAAAAACTGGTCGGGCTCGCCCACCACGACTTCGACATATCCAGCCCGATTGAGAAGGCACGCGCTGACCAACTCAACGGCTACGTCGGATCGCCAAAGCATTTTGCAGACCTGCGCGGTTTTGCTGTCGTGGGCAAGAAGCTGCTGACGACCTCGATTGCGTATGGCGTATCACGGCTGCCGACAATTCTGCCAATGGGCTTGCACACGCGCGAATATGTCAGGCCGATGTCGACTGAAGTAAAACGTTTAGGTTATTTTGGCCGTCTAGAGCGGTTTGATCACCGCGACTTTGACAGCAAACGTGGCCGGCTTGCGATCGCCGCGGCTGAAAAGACCGGCATGACGTTATACGCGCCGCAGTTCCAGAAAGACATTCATTATTTGGCCACCAGCCAGATGTATCGAGACATCGACCTGCTGATGTTTTGTTCGCTGCAGGAGGGCCAACCGTGCACGGCGTTTGAGGCGTTAGCGTCCGGCGTGCCGGTCTTAGGCACCGCAGCGGGCGTGTTTGACGAGCTGGCTGAGTTTGGCGGCGGCGGTGTGCTGCCGTACGACGAAAACGCGTTCTTAGAGCAAGCGGTAGAAGTTATTCAGGCCCTTCAGGCCGACCACACGCTGTATGCTAAGATGCACTTTGCGGCCGTAGAAACCAGCAGAAACTTCGATTGGGCCGTATTAAAACCGACATGGCTGGAATACCTTGACGGGTTGTTCGCATGATTGTCGATGTTGTGGTGGCGCGGTATTCAGAGCCGCTAGACTGGCTGGCCACAATCCCAGACGAGTGGCGCATCTTTGTATATGACAAAGGCGGCACGCCAGCATTACAGAATGGCCCGCTAAAGCGCGCTATTATCACAATTCCGCGCCCCAACATCGGCCGCGATCTGGAAACGTTTTTGTGGCATAACTTGACGACCACGCACGCTGACTACACCATTTATTTACAGGGCCGTCCGTTTGACCACTGCGCTGACCCTATTCCGCGTGCCCAATCGGTTATTGCAAAAAAAGAGAAGCTCGGCTGGCTCGGCCCGACATGGGACGCCACATGGAACGCGCTCCCGCACCGACTGTGTGATTTAGGCACTGCGGAAGTCTGGCCGCAAATATTTCCCAACGAACCAGTACCGGAAAACTTTCTGTTTCCAGCTGGCGCTCAGATGATCGTCCACCGCGATCGTTTGGTTGCGAGAACAAAAGAGTGGTGGTATAACGCGCATCGGGTTTCGTTTACAAATGACTGGCGCATGCCGCACTGTATCGAGCGGTTTTGCCCGGCTATCTACGGCAGCACGCTTTAAGGACATATCATGACGCTCAGCGACTTTTTGCAATTAATGAACGCGGACCTACAGAACGAGTGGACGCATCTGCAGTTCTATCTTTATCACGCGTCGTCTGTAATCGGCATCCACGCCGCCGAATATCGAGAGTTTTTCTCGGAATCTGCTAAGGGAGAAATGCAGCATGTCCAGCAGTTTCTAGATCGGCTGTTTGGGCTGCACTTTAATCTGCCAAATTCCAGCGGCAAACAGTTTCCGCTGTGTCGGAATACTGAAACGGCACTAGGCGAAGCTTTAAAGCTAGAAGAAGAAGTTATCAAGAACTACGCCACGCGGCTCGCACAACTTGACGCCCTGATGATCAACAATCCCGTTGAAGCGACGTACCTTCGTATTTTTTACGAAGATCAGCTGCAAGATAGCTACGAAGACTGTGAACGTATTCGGCAGATTTTAGGCGATACTCTGGCACACGCTTTCCGGGCGCTCAACACGTCGACCGCCAAGGAATAAAACAATGCCCGATAGCACAACGGTAGTGCGGCAAACTGTTAATTTGTAGGTTGTAGGTTCGAATCCTACTCGGGCAGCTATGGACCTTCACGACAAATTCTTTGGGGCTACAAACATGACTGTCCCCGTGGCCATTGCAACCGCGATTGCATTGTGCTGTGGGCTTGTGGTTGTCGTAATTACGGTATTGTGTCTCGACCTGTGGCGAGTTGGGCGCAGGAGACGTTAAACATGTCGCCTGAAAATCGTTGGACTGCCGGAACACGCCTGTCAGCCCTTAGCTGGTCTACTGACCCGAGAGTACGCGCGATCGCTGTTGAAGAAGAAAACGTGACAGAAAAACTTGATTCTCGACGCGCGCGTATTTCTGCGCTGTTGCTCACGTGGTGGTTTTTGAGTTGCGTACTTTGGTTTGGGCTGTCATATTTGTGGACGTTCGACAGTTGGCAGCAGCTTTTGCAGGTTTTTAAATATGCGGGAATGGTCGTAGGCGTTGTCGCAGCTATTTTCGGCTGCATGACCACGTTCGCTTTTGTTCTCACCCGCGGCCGGCTGTTTGAAGGTAATTACCGTGACTTTTAACAACAAGGACAAAGCCATGCCAGACCGTTTTGACTTAGAAAACGAAATCACGAACCTGACGGCTGTGTCAGACGACCTTGTATTGCTAGCAGGCGCGGTGCTCGAAAGAGAAGAGTTTTCAGCAGACGAGCTTTCTAACGCGCTGCTTGGTCTGAGCGTTATGGTGACGCTGCGCTCTGAAAAGCTGTTTGACATCTTTAAGGCGGTCTTCCAGCTCGACGAATACTCGCCCGAGATGCAGAAGTACACCCGCGAGTGACGCATGGAAGACTTTAGCTGGCTCCGCGCGATTACCGTATTCTTTGTGTACGTGCTGTTTGACATCTTGTACGCCTTATACGTAATTTGCGTCAGCAAGCAGCGGCCGCTTGCAGCCAGTGGAATCAGCGCCGTTATGTACAGCGTTGGTGCGTATGGCGTCATGAGCTATCTACACAACCCGATCTACCTTATTCCGCTCGCGTGCGGAGCGTTTATCGGCACGTACGTCGCCGTAAAATACATGAGCAAGTAACGGGCATGACGCCGTTTCGGCATACGACGATTGCCATAGACTTCGACCGCACGTTTACCAGTGACGTCGAATTCTGGCGATTTTTTATCCGGCACGCTGTTCGACGCGGGCACAAAGTTCTTTGCGTGACCGGCCGGACGGAGAGCGCCTTTACCCGGCGCGAGCTGTTCTCTGTCTTTGGCGAGAAGACGTACAGCCTGCTGCACGACGTGATTTTCTGCAATCATTCTCCCAAACGCGACCGCACGCTGGCGCTGGGCTACAAAATAGATATCTGGATCGACGACATGCCCGAGGGTATTGGCGCGGCAGACAAGGCCGTCTTTGAGCGGCTTGAAGATATGTTTCCGGTATGCGAGACTCTTCCTGTGTTCACTAAAGGTAACGTAGACCCTAGTAAGGTTTGGACACCATGACACTGCCCTATGAGCGCACCCGGTCGGTCGTTAACGTGCATGACTTTCTTGTGCGCTTAATCAGTCCGTACAATAAAGACGGCTTCAAGAGAATTCCCAAGGTTGTTCGGCAAGAGGCGTTAGCGCTACTTCGGCACTATCCGCAGCCGTACGATATTCACGCCGCAGCCAAATGCGCGCCAGATGTGTTCGACGCGCAGGAAATACTTCGCTATAACGAAGAGCGCAACCCCGAGCCCCTTACCGATATTTAAGCTGTGGTATACTATGATTGGCGTCAATTTATTAACTGTAGTTGTCGCCGCGTGGTTTGCAGGCGTACTTATCGGATACACGATTGCGCGCCTCGACGGTATTGGTCGGCATCTGTATAACTCGTCTGCAAACAACCTTCAGCCGGAAATGCGGCAGCCGGGATTTTTTACGAAAAATCGGGCCGCTGCGCCGGCTGAAGTTATTAAAACAGCCAAGATTGATATCGATACCAGCAAGGTCGTCACAGAAATAAGCACCAAAGGACTTGAACGCGTCTCGCCGGCTGAGCTGGGCACAACCACGACGACCGAAGACACGATCAATAAATCGGTATCTCGGCTCTCGCAACTAAAGGGTAAATGACATGGCCAAAGGACTCGACGTCGGTACCTCGTTTATTGTTCTTGCCGCGAACTCTTCTGCCCCCGCGAGTTTCACGGGTGACGAGACGTTTGACTACGTTCAGTACAAAGAGTTCCGGGACGCGTTCTACGTCATTAAGCCTACGACCCCTGTAGCCACGAAAATGATCGAAAAGGGCCTGCAGGGCAAAGTCTTTGTCAAAGACGCCGACGGCACGTTTATCATTCTGGGCCAAGACGCTATTGAGAAAGCTGTCGAGCGCAACGACTCCGCCAAGCGTCCGATGTACCGCGGCGTCGTGTCGAGCAAAGAAAAAGAAGCGAAGCGCGTACTCGCCTACATTCTGAAACAAGTTTGTGGCAAGGCCGACGAGCCAAATGAGAAGCTCGTGTTCTGCATTCCAGCGCAGCCTGTAGACCAAGACGACGACGACTTTGACGTCGGCTACCACGAAGACGTGGTCCGGACTATTTTGGCTGAATGCGGCTACAGCGCGCGAGCCATCAATGAGGCCGAAGCGCTGTGCTACTCGGAGCTAGAGAGCGACGATTACACCGGCGTAGCGCTTTCCTGTGGCGCCGGCATGGTGAACTGCTGCGTTATGCTCAACGGCGAGCCTACGGTGATGTTCAGCACCACAAAGTCCGGCGACTGGATTGATCGCATGACCGCTGTAGCCGTTGGCGAACCAGATAGCGTGGTGCAGGCTGAAAAAGAGAACGGCGAGTTTGTGATTGGCGAACAGAATGACAATCCAATTTTGGCGGCTGTGTCGAGCTACTACGAGCGCCTGATCGATTACACAACAAAGAATCTTGCCGCTGCTATGACGGGCCACAAGCTGTTGCCGAAGTTCAAGAATCCGCTGCCGGTTGTCATTGCCGGCGGAACATCACAGGCGGCGGGTTTTGTTGCGCTGTTTCAGAAGAAACTTGCTGACAATGAGTTTCCGCTCCCAGTCAGCGAAGTGCGTCACGCCAAAGACCCGCTGCACGCTGTTGCTCGCGGCTGTCTAATCGCCGCAAAAGTTCTTTGACGCGCTAGACGCGATTCTGACCGCGGTGTACCATGGCACCTTTGCACGAACGCAGAAGGTGAACATATGCGGCGACGGGCTAAGTTTGAAGGAATTATCATTGCGCGATACGGAAACATTAACGGACCCGACGAGCTGCAGAATTCACCAAAATTTGTCGAACAAACTTTAAAAGCGGGCTGGCACGTATGCGTCGAAGTGGTTTTCCACAACGGCGCATTTTTATTGCCCCACGCAGAGATTAACGGGCACTCTTTTACGCCTGTCCCGCCGTCCTTTTTTTCTCGGCAGCGTGTGTGGGCGTGCGCAACAAATCCTGAAACGTTAGACGCGCTGTGCAATATTAATGCGCACTGCTTTATGTTTTCTGGAGAGCAGCCTACGCTGACGAGCGCGCATTTTATCTGGACGCCGACGCCACACGCGCTGACAGACCGCGGAATTGCCTATTTGCCTGAAACCGCCCCGCCGGACTGGCTTGAGAATTGTGAGCCAGCCGGCCTATGCAGTGACCAACCCGCGCAGTATATCTAAGCGTAGTGGTCTGCGTTCGTTGACAACTTGGCCGGCAAAAGCGGTTTTATTCGGGTTTATCGCTGCGCGATAAAACTGTTAAAATACGTGTGCGTCGAGAATTAGTTGTGGCGGTCAACTGGTTAGGGCTGTAGAACGACAGGGATGTCTATTTTGCAGCTGGTGTCGTGGTCAGGTACTAGCCGAGAACACGATTGGAGGCACGGCGAATGCCGCACGAGACAATTTTTTGTCTTCGAAAGTCGCCGTAAAGTCTCGATTTTTAATCGAGATACGGACTCGCGGAAGGGGATCGCGAGAATTCTCGACGCACACAAATCTTTACCCGCCAACGGTTTAAACGATGTTAAATGAAATAACAGAGCCGTTGGCGGTCTTTTTTAGCGCCTTTGGTGTTTCGGCTTTTGCCGGGCTGGCAACGCTTTTGCGCTTTGCCCGGAAACTGTCTAAACTATCTATCATCAGCGCGATGCTAAACGCCGGTTTTATGGGTTTAGCGATTTCGCTGCTTTGGTATCAAAACTACAGAAAAGCAGAAAACATTTCGGGCCTGATTGGCATCTGTGTTGTAGCCGGGATGGGTGGCGGAACACTAACAGACATTTTAATCTCGTTACTGTCCGGCGCCGGCATTCGTGTTACCATTACCCACGAAAGGGAGCAGCATGAAAGCGATCGCGATACCCCAACATTACCGTAATCAACTAAGTCTTTTGTCTTGGGTCTTCGCGGCAATTTGCGCGGGGCTCCTTTTTTTGGCGGCGGCTGCTTCGGCCAATTCCAGTCACGCCGATACACGCGCCACGAACACGGTAGTTGTATCCGCTCAGACAAAGTAGTGGTGCCGCCATGGACGGCCTCTCCGTACTTGACCCGTCGGGCTGGGAGCCGACCAGCCTAAAGAAATGCGCCGCGTATGCGCAGGGTAATGCGCTAGGCTGGCTGAGCCGTTCTGATAAGCAAGCGAGCGTCAATCACCCGCTCGCCGGCCGCCTGTATTTAGCCAAAAGCGGGTGGCTGCTTCTTTCTGTCCCGAACGCCTTTGTGCGTGGCGTGTACGACGCCCTTGTTGCGCCGGGCGCTGAACTTCCGCTTGCCGGCACCATGAACGTGCCCAATGTCGACGCGGGCGTCCTGAACGCCCATATTTCCGTAATGACTGCCGACGAGGTGCAGTCAATCGGCGCCGACAAGATTAACGAGCGCGGGCACATGTTTTACTACGGCCTCGGCCCAGTGAAAGAGATTCCCGTTACCAGCATCGAAGGCGTCAGCAAAGTCTGGGTTGTGCAGGTAGCCAGCCCGACCCTCGCGGCTTTGCGCAAAAGCTACGGCCTGACCCCGCTACCGAAAGGAAACCACCCGTTCCACATCACTATTGCCGCTCGGCGCAAGCACGTGATGGGCAACAACACTGTCAGCAAATTTGACACAGCCCAAGGCCGCGGCGAGCTAAAAGCCGCAGAACTTTCCCGTTCGGGACAAAAAGTTGCCCGCTCGGGACAAAACGACCTTTTACCGGGCGGAAAAGCCGACAATTTACCCGATCGGGATTTTTCTTCGTCTGCCTTAGCTGAAGGAGCTAAACATGAACACGAACACGTCACAAATGACCAAATCGCCAAAGAAATTGCCAAAGATCATTTGCTCGAAGACCCCACCTACTACGAAAAAGTAAAGAAGATCGAAAAAGCGGCCAGCCCCGTGTTGAAAATGCTGCGCGAGGCCAAAGAGCACTCTGATAACAAGCGCTACGAGCACAAGGCGCGCATTTTGCGGCAATTGATGTCACAGTCTCCGCAAGACTGGGTGATCGACGACAATAAGCCCAAGTTCAAGGGTGTGACACATAAACCTACGAACTTCCGCCTGCACGCCGACCCGCGCAGCATTGATCCGAGAGTAAAAGCCGCTTACTTCAACACCAACTCGCCTTATCGCAGCGTGTACGTTCAGGAGATGCTCAATCAGTTTAACCGGCGCATTCCGATTACGTACGATCACAACTTGCCGCTGTTTAAAAACATCCAGAATCAGTTGCTAGAGGTCAAGAACCGCGGAGACTTTATTCTGCGCACGAGGCAGAACGCCGAGATGTACCGGGCGCATCTTGATCCGATGTATCGCCAGCAGCGGGCGCTTGATGCGTTCCACAACCGCGACCAGCAGATGCCCATGCTCGACCGCGTGATTTCGCGACACGGTAACGACATTCTTGGCGCTGGAGGTGCGTGATGTTAGGCAGCAATCTCAAAAAGTTATGGACCGACCTCACTAAAAAGACGCCAACCGATATTCCGGCGCTTCCTGAAATACCGAACAAGCCGCCGAACGCGTTGCATTTGATGTGGCTGCTCTGGCGGCAGAAAATCGACAAAACAAAGTGGTATTCGATGCTCGTAACAGTACCGATGATTGTTTTTTTATCTATCAGTGGGATTGTGGCGTGGGTGGCTGTACTCGGCGGATTTTTTTGGCGTTTGTTTAAGGCTATCGCTACATGACGCTCATTTCGTGGAAAAACGTACCGGATATTGTGACGCAAACGCTCCCGCACGCGCTTGCGGCGAAGAACGCTTATCTAGAGCAAGCGAAAGAGCGTTTCCAGTTTCCGGGTGAGATCGTGACATGGCAACCCGGCAGCGACCGCATTCGTATTTACAGCATAGAAACAAACACGCCGCTGAAGTTCGACAAGTACGCGTTTGAGTTTGTGCCAATGTCTCGGCAGCCTGACTTGACCGCGGAGATATTAATTAAACGCGCAGCGCTTCCGGTTGTCGGGCCCGTGTTTGATTTTGCGCACAAAGCTCTAGGTGGCCCTCGGCCCCTGTCAAACGCTATCGTCGCTGGTTTACTAGCCGGCGGACTTGGCTATGGCGCAGGCACACTGATGGAGCAGCTGTTTCCAGAACGCTATTTACGCCGCGGTAAGATTCGGCGCACTCTTGGTTTAACTGGCGTCGGCGCTGGCGCATTGCTCGGCTTGAACAACGCTTACGCAAACGCTGAGCACACAGGGCAAAGTTTTGTTGACGGTCTACTGACCCGTAACGACTCGATGCCGGATTACCCCGAACCGCCCGACGTAATCAAAAAAGCGTTCATGACAAATAGCGGGTTGGATAACGCTATGTATCAGCCTTCTATTTCTGTGCCACAATTTAACAATGCCGCGTGGCGCGACGTAAACATGGGTTTTCAGCGGGGCACGCCATTTTCCACCCCACCGGCCTACGCGGCCGCGACAACCGGGTTAATGTCGGGGCTAAGCACCGGCATGAATTCACCGATTATTCGGCCTGTCGACGTTGTGCGCGGTATTGCATCCGCTGGTGTTGGTTTAGCCACGGCCACGGTAGCAGGCAAAGCTTTATCGGCGCTGGCGGGGTTAACTCCCGCCGGACAGCAAAAACTGCAAGACATGGGCATGTGGGGCGGAATGATGCGCGCCATCGTTCCATCTATGTTCGGCATGCGTTAAAATAAACAACACAGGAAATTTATCATGGAATCAAAAGAACTGCCAGTCGTCGCTGAATTTCGTGAAATGAACGCCGCGATGGGCGTAGACGAGAAGTACCTTGTCGAGAAGTGGTTAACACCCGAATTCTGGACTATGGCTGTTGCCGTAGTGACGAACGTACTGACCGTCGGCGTATTGCTCGGTTTTGTAAACGCGTCTGACGTGCAAGAACTCAGCAAGTCTTTGACTGGCATCATTACCGCCACCGAAGTTGTGGTTGTGAACGCACTGCTTGTGTGGAAGTATCTTTCTGGTCGGCAGCAGCTGCGGTCTCAAATGCTGGCATCTCGTTACCGGATGATTGAAGCGGTCACAGTAGAGCGCATGCGTTTAGCGAGCACACAAAAATGAAATCAATTGACATGGACAAACTGGAGCAGGCAATTAACAGCTCTCCGGCTTTGTCCGCTGTCGTAAACGAATTAGAAAAATCGATTGCCGATGAAATGGGTGAAAACAACATCGGCATTGATCCGTTTTTAATTCTGATGTTGATTTCGGTAATTATTCAAGTCGTCCGATTCTGCCAAGAGCGCAACAAGCAGACGGACGACGTTATTGTGGCGGCGTTAACCGGGCTCGACAAATTGCCGCTGCGCCGGACGATTGTATTACGCCGCCGGGTGGATAAGGCGTGGGTTGAATACTGCCGCAATCGAAATATCTCTGCAACGGCGCCTAATCCTTTACTCGGCGCGTTGCGAACAATATCTAACAAAATGACCGCAGAAACAGCGCAAGAGTTTGTTGCGGTCGCCAAAACCGTATAGGTGCCACATGGCGAAAAAAACAACAGGCCGTACGAAAGACGTACTGCCGACAAATGAAGTATTGAAATTTTTGTACGACTACGGCTATTTCGGCGGCAAGACGTGGGCGCAAGTGAAAAGCATCCGCGGCAAAGCTTTAAAAGACGCCGTGTGCGCGTACCAGAAATTTAACGGCATTAATGAGTGCGGTTGCGTGAATGAGGTTACGGCGCACCGCATCAAGAAACGCCGCTGCGGCCTTCCAGACTTTAATCTGACGGACCCGAGCAGCGTGTGCAAATGGCCGATGAAGAAAATCACGTACCATCACGACATCGCGCTTCCGGGTTTATCCAACGAGCAGATTGCGCAGGCGTATGACATCGCTTTTTCTCAGTGGGCTGCCGTATGCGACCTTGAGCCTACCCGCGTAGACGCCCCCAACAAAGCTAACATTTATGCGCGTTCAGGCAGCGGTAAGAAACACCAACTAGACGGTTCTGGCGGCACATTAGCGTGGAGTGAACTGCCGTGCGGTGTGCACGAGACCATTCAGCTCGACCAAATGTTCGACGAAGCAGAAGATTGGTCGTTTAACATGGCAATCGCGGTTATTTGTCATGAACTCGGTCACGCGCTTGGTTTACCGCATTTAAGTTGGGGCAACCTCATGGCGCCGTATTACGACCCGAACGTCACCGCGCCGCAAGCCGGAGACGTCGAAGAAATTGTTAAATTATATGGTTCGCGGAAGGCGCCCTATAGCGCGATAAAAGACGCTGTTATAGAAGTGAACGGCACTATTACAATTAATGGCCGCCCTTATCTGTTGATACCCCAAACGTGAACATGGTATATTGACCTATTGCCTATTTAAGGGAGCTACACATGACAAATTTTCAACTAATCTCGCTCGGTGTCGCGCTCGTTGCAGTTGCCGCCGCGTACCGAAATGAATTACTTGTGCTGGTAAAGAAACTGGTCGGTCGGGCCGGCATGGGCGTGAAGCCGTCGATTGCCGTGACGATTGTGAGCGAGCTTATCTCGGTCACCGAGCTGCGTGACAAGCTCGCCGCCGAAGGTTGTCCAGAAGGCGTCGAAGCGTGCACGAATCTTCTGCGTGTCATTGTTGAACAATCGCAGCCGGCAAAAACGGCTGGTTGAGCCTTTTCGGAATTACAGCCATGAAAAAACTAGTAGCGTTACTCGCGGTCAGCTTAGTCCTGTTTTCATTCGCATTTCCGAATGGGGTCTCACTCCCGACACGGCCAGCCGTTGTGCAGCCTGAAGACGTCATCACTGCGTTTCCGGACGACGTAATTGTTTCGCTGCTGCGCAAAGCACCGGCGACAGACCGTGCGCGGATTGTCGGCGTATACAGCGGCCTTCGCACCGTGCTGATGCGAGACAAAGGCGTGCGCGTATCGAACACCGAAAAGCTGGCCGAACTGCATGCTAACACGTTGCAGCTGGCTATTAGCGAAGTCGGCAAGTATCCCGGACTAGACGTGGCAATCGACAACGTATTCAAAAAGGTTGTTGGCACTGACGATGTCGTCGCCGCCACACCGCAAATCGTGTCCAATCTTGTAAAAGCCTGCGAAACCGTAATAGTATCCGCGCAAACAAAATGACTTTTATAGAACTAGTAGCGATTAGTTTGTTAGGCGCGCTCTGGTTGTTAGTCGTAATCAAATCGGTTGCGGCGCTGGCGCGTGCGAAGAGTGTGGTGATTTCGTCACCACAGGGTTTATCTGTTCGACAGATAGAAAGGGATGATGAAGCTATGGCTGATACCATGACCTATGAAATCACCGTCGCTGCTCCGGCCGCGAATGACGTCGTAAGCCGCGAAATGACTGTGGTTGTTGATGGCGTGTATCGTGATCCTGTAGTTTTTCCGGCGTATGAAGTGAATCTCGGCCAAGTAAGCGCGCCGCAAGATTCGAATGTTGTTGTATCGCTCGTCGACGTTGACGACAGCGGTAATCGGTCTGAACCGGCTACCGTTAGCTTTCAAGCGCTAGACGTTGTTCCCCCTGCAGTTCCGGGCGGACTCAGCGTCACGGTTGTTGGCGAAACGTTCGTCACCCCCGACGCGCCCGAAGTTGTTGAGCCGGAAGTAACGCCGGAAGTAACGCCTGACAGCGAAGAGAACAGCTGATAATTTTCTCATAGGTGTTTTATGGCTGCAAATGACCGCGAAGTAATGTTTTCCAGCGTCTTTGACGTTGTAAAAGCCTATGAGACTGGTTTTGTCGGCGCCTACGCTGACCCAGAAGCGGGTACCGCCCTGCGCGACTACATTAAGTCGTCGGGCGGTACCCCAAATGGGGCCGACGCTTGCACGCAGTACGGTTTGCAAGAATCTGGCGCGGGCAAATTAAGTTTGCCCGTGCTGGAGATTCTTGAACTCTATCCAGACTCTCTTCCCGGCGGTGCTCAAGGCCGTGGTGACTGCGTAAGTTGGTCGACGCGCAATGCGGGCCTCGGCACCATGTGCTGCGAGATCAACAGCGGCATTCCTGACGACGTAACCGGAAAGCTTGAAGGCGCGCCTGAAGTAAGCGAAGCTGCGCGCGTAAATGGCGTGCTCAGCACAGAAGCCATTTACAATTGGCGCCGCCATGGGGGCGACGGCTGGAGCTGTCAGGCCGCGGCTAATGTCGTGTTAAAAGAAAGCGGCTTGTGGCTGCGTAAGAAATACGACGAGATCGACGTCGACTTCACCACATACAGTTCGCGCAATGCCGGCTTGTACGGGTCAAGAACACCGCCTGAAGCGTGGCTTAAAATTGGGCGGGAGCACCTTATCCGCACCGCGACCGAAGCCAGTAGCTTTGAGGAAGTGCGCGACCTATTAACAAACGGTTACTGCATTTCGTCATGCGGCGGCGAGTCGTTCTCGGAAGAGCGCGATGAAAACGGCGTATCAAAGAGAACACCGCGTGGTTGGGCGCACGCGCTCGCCTATCTCGGCGTCGACGACCGTGACGACACCAAGAAAATTTACGGCGGGCCGCTCGTATTAGTTCAAAACAGCTGGGGTGATTGGAATAACGGCCCGCGGAAGATTCGCGGCACGCGGTTCAGTATTCCTGTGGGCTCGTTCTGGGCGAGGTGGTCGGACATTAGCAACCGGACAGCCATTGCGTTTTCTGGCGTTAACGGTTTCCCGCCGAAGAAACTGAAGCATTTTGGCGCGCTCGGCAATATCTAGTGAGGAAATACCATGGACTGGCTTTTCGCTTTGCTTTTCGGCGCCCCTGTCGCCCCACCTGATTACGTCGGGCAGGTTTCGGCTGAGGCGGCCTATTCGGCCATGCTCCAGACAGACGTACCCGAAGAAGACGACACCCGCCCTGTAAATCCAGATTGCAAGACATGCAACGGCACCGGTCGCGTCCGTTCGGGCGACGGGCAAGGGTGGTCGAAATGCCCCAGTTGCTTTCCTCTGGCCGCGGCTATGGAAAATCCGGCCGCCCCACTCCCGACAGGAAAGTTTCAGACTGGCGCGCCGGTAAAAAATACCTATCCGAATAGTCAAAAATGACTTCGGGGGTTATATTGCCGGCAGTCGACTCGGCTTTAATAGGAGCGCGCTATGACTGCGGCAAAAACCGGAAAGTGTTACACATTTCGCGGGCTTAAGTTCTACGCCCAAAACGGCTTTGTTTGTTTACACGATGAACAAAGCGGCGAGTTCTTCGTGCTGACTCGAAAAGAGTTTCTACAGCGCGCGCAGGCTCTTAGCGAAGAAGCACGGCGGCTTCGCACAATCGCGGCGGAAAACCCGGCAAAAGCGGCATGGATGTCGGCTGACCGCGCTGATTTAATTCGGGCCGTTGAAGAAATGATTGCCTGCACCGGCGAGGCTAAAGAGCAGGGCGACAGAATGGACCCCACCGTAGACGCGTGGTTTATGAAGCACCGCCCGCATCGCCGAAGTAAAATATCCATGGCGTCCGCCGCCGACTTTACGACCTCTTTGCCCGGTAATTTGCCGCGCGGATTAGACACTGGTAAACACGTGTCGCCAGATTTTACAATAGGGGCACCAGCGACGAAACGAAAACTCATACTCCCCGGTGAATGACATGCCAGACGCAGACAAAGACTTGTTTAAATTAGGCTTTTTAACTCGGTGCGCGGAAGAGGGCCTAGCGCCCGAAGAAGTCTCCGTACGTATTGAAAAAGCCAGCACCAAAAGCGCGTCGTCGTTGTTTTGGCGCGCAGCCCTTCCCGCGGCCGGTGTCGGTCTTTTGTCGCACATACTCAGCAGTGGCCAAAACGCTGCAAATGCCGTTAACACGGCCGCGAGCGGATTCGATCTTGCTGGCCGCGGCGCGTTAGCGCTTGGCAGTGCCGCCGCAGGTGCCGGTCTTTTAGGTGGTGGCGCCCTTGGTTATGGCGCCGCAAAGATTACAGAGCCGACTATCACCGATGAAGATATCAAAAAGCAAGAGTTAGCCGAGACTTATCGCATTTACGCAGAACGTGCCCGCGCCAAACGTAAGGTAAGGAAATACCGCCCACAATCGTCATGAGCATCAACAAATATCACGGTCTCGACCGCGGCGGCCCCCGACACGACAATCAAAACCTTTTTTGGCCGGGCACGGCAGACGGTTTTCCGGCAATTGGTCCGCCCGGCGCCGCCGCGCACCTCAAAAAAGAGGAATTTGAAAATCTCGACATTCGGCTGGACTTTAAATCACAGATGTTTCAGCTGTGGGAACCGGCGCAAAAAGCGGAATTTGACGACATAAACGATAGAATAGTAAACGGCTGGTATTACCTACAAAAACGTAGCGACCATTGGGACGAAGAAAACAAACATTACCGCGTGTGGCTAGAGTGGTGCCAAGTTTACGGAATGGTGCCCGCCCCCAAGTGAGAGGTTAATTATGCCGACATACGATCCTACGCCGTTTGGAAAAGAAATCGTACAGAGCGGGCTTACCGGCGCAGGAGTCGGGACCTCGGCTATGGCGCTTTACTACCTTCTCAACAGACTTCGCCCCGCCGAGCTGCCCAAAACACTTTTACAGGATCAGTCAGCCGAGAAGCTCCCGACGGCGTTAACACCGACGGAAAAAAAGAAAAAGCAGGTTAAAGACGAAGCGCTTGCTAAAACGGCAATGGGCGTAAACGACATTTACGCTAGCATCGGCAGCGCCATCCCGACGACGTTTAATCCGTTCGCCGGCAATCCCGGTTCTGGCGGCCCGGGCCTCGAAAGCCCGACAATAGCGCACGCTGGTTGGCGTACCGCGGCCAACGTCGCTGCGCTGCTCGGCGGCCTTTATGGCGGCCGGAAGCTTGTAAACACCATGGAGTCGCACAAGAAAAAGAAGCAGCTGGCGCAAGAGGTCGAAGATGCGCGCCGACAATATTTTACGGCGCTGACAGAAAAAGAGTCGCAAGTTCTTGATGCGGTTTACGAGCAGCTTGCGGAAAAAAAGGCTGATCCTGCCGGCATCGTACAACAGCAGGTTATCGGCCCCGCGTCAGACTTCACAAAGAATTACGTCGGTATTCCGCTGTGGCGCGCGCTGCTTATGACTGGTTTAGGTACCGGCGCTCTTGGCGCGCACTACATGTATAACCGCACAAAAGACACGTCGCAGTCGCGCAACCTGCAACGCGCGCAAAAAGCTCGCGCGAGGTTAAAGTCGCTGCAGGAAACTCCGTGGGTTGACCCGGCAGAACTGGAAGCCCTATCCACCGCCGCGAAGTAAGCCACGGGTGCACCTATGCCGAGCATTTTGCCGTCATCCGGTTTACAGCCGCCGGCACCACAACCTGCGCAGTACCGGGCATTCGGCGACGTACCGGCACTTCGAGACAATATTTTTAACAACGCTTTGCAGAGCGCTCAAAGTATCGAGCCGATGCAAAACGATCTTTATACGCTGCGACTATCCGACGTCACTTACGACGGGCCTGAGCGGTTTACTAAAGCCGACCAGAAGAACGCTATTTTGACGCACGGCTCGCTGCACAGAAAAATGAGGGGCACATGGACTCTGCTGGACAACAAGACACAGAAGCCTGTTGCGACGAGGGCCGCTACGATTGCCAACGTGCCGTACCTAACGGACGCCGGTACGTTCGTCAATCGGGGGGTGGAGTACACGCTGGCGCACCAACTGAGGCTGCGTCCCGGTATCTTCACACGCGAGAAAGAAAACGGGGAGCTGGAAGCCCACGTGAATGCGTTACCGGGCAAAGGCCGGTCGCACCGCTATTATCTGGACCCAAAGACGGGGGTGTTCAAGATACAGATCGGCCAAGCGCAGATTCCGGTCATGCCGTTGTTAAAAGCGATGGGGATGCGGGACAACGACATCCGGTCAGCGTGGGGGAACGAGATCACAGCCGCGAACATGGAGAAGGGGGACGCGGGGACGATCGACAAGTTGTACCAGCGCCTAGTGTACAAGCCGAAACCGGGGATCGACGAGCTGGGAAAGATCAAGGAGATAGCGCAGGAGTTCGCGAAGACGGAGTTCGACGAGGAAGTGACAAAAAGAACGCTCGGAAAGCCGTACAAGCAGCTGACTCCGGAAACGATCATGGACATAACGAAAAAGCTGATCGCGGTGAATCGGAAGGAGGCTGATTCCGACGACCGCGACAGCATGGCGTTCCAGCAGGTTTATGGCCCCGAAGATTTAATCGCTGAGCGTTTCGTAAAAGACAAAACTGGATTACGGCAGTTACTCTGGAAAGCAACCGCGAAAAAGTCGCTGGATCACATTCCGTCGGGCGTGTTCAACAAAGGCATTAACGCCGCCCTGATTGGCTCGGGTCTTGGTTCGTCGCTGGAAGAAATCAATCCGGCAGAAATCTTTGATCACCAGACTCGTGTAACGCGCCTAGGCGAAGGCGGCATCGGTTCGATCGACGCCATTCCCGCCGAGTCCCGCAGCGTGCAACCGAGTCATTTCGGTTTTATCGACTATTTGCGTACGCCAGAGTCCGGCAAAGTTGGCGTCGATATGCGGTTTGCCGCCGGTGCCCGAAAAAGCCCGACAAATATTCATACGTTCGTGGTGCCGGTAAAAAACGTTCACACCGGCGACACGGTCTACAAGACGCCGCAAGAACTAGCCGACACGCCGCTGGTATTTCCGGGCGAAGAGCGCAGCGACCTGCCCATGGTAGCCGCTTTGCAGAACGGCAAAATTAAATACGTGCCTAAGAAAGACGCGCAGTTCATGTTGCCGAGCATGGACAACTCACTCTCCATGCTTTCAAACATGGTGCCGATGAAGTCGATGTCTAAGGGCCAGCGCGTCATCATGGGTAGCCGCATGTTTACGCAGGCACTGCCCCTAGTAAACGCTGAATCGCCGTTTGTGCAGTCAGCAACGAGCGACGACCCGAATATTTCTTATGAAGACAAGATGGGCGAGCATCTTGGTGCCGTAAAAGCCTCCGCGCCCGGAATTGTCGAGAAAGTGACCCCCGACGAGATCATCATTAAAGGCGCAGACGGCAAACGACAGTCTATCGAGCTTTACAACGACATGCCGTTTAATCGCAAGACGTTGTGGACGCAAAGGCCGACTGTGCAGCCCGGAGATCAGATTACGCCCGGGCAATTACTCGCCACGTCGAACTTTACCGATAAAAACGGCACGACGGCGCTGGGTTTAAATCTTCGCGTCGGGTATGTCCCTTTCCGCGGCCGTAACTATGAAGACGGCGTGGTTATCAGCGAATCAGCCGCCAAGCGCCTGACCAGCGAGCACATGTATCAGAACGAAGTCGAGTTTGACGACAACACGCATGTCGGCAAGCGGGCGTTTGTGAGTTTGTTCCCGGGCGTTTACGACAAAAAGATGCTGGAGCGCTTTGACGACAACGGCGCAGTGAAAAAAGGCCAAGTCGTCAATTTCGGCGACCCGCTGGTGTTAATGGCCAAGAAGCGCGAAGCGGTGTACGGCAAAGTACACCGAGGCCGCGCTGGCAGCTTCGCTAACGAGACGATTACGTGGGACCATCATTCTCCCGGCGTAGTCACGGACGTTGGCGTAACAAAAAACGGTGTGAACGTAGTAGTAAAAGCGCAATCGCCGATGGAAGTCGGCGACAAGCTTTCTGGGCGATTTGGCGATAAAGGCGTTGTGGCTGAGATAGTCCCGGATCATCAGATGCCCCAAGACGCCGACGGGCGTGCGATGGAGGTGCTGGTTAGCCCGCTGGGTTTAATCAGCCGCGTAAATCCGTCTCAGGTTATCGAGGCTGCGCTGGGTAAGATTTCAGCCAAGACGGGTAAAGCATATAAGGTCAAAGATTTCGATCAGGACACAGACCTCGTTGACTTTGCGCAGGGAGAGTTAGCCAAGCACGGGCTGTCAGACACAGAAGACTTGACAGACCCGGAGACTGGTAGAAAGATTCGGGGCGTGCTGACGGGCTCCCGGTTCTACATGAAGCTCCACCATACGGCTGAATCAAAGGGTCAGGGGCGGTCTACGGGCAGTTACACAGCTGAAGGCACGCCGGCCAAGGGCGGTTCCGAAGGCGCCAAGCGCGTCGGCATGCTCGATCTTGGCGCGCTGTTAAGCCACGGTGCCGGAAAAGTTATCCGCGACGCCAAGATGGTGCGCGGCCAAGCTAATCCGGAGTATTGGGCGCAGTTCATGGCTGGCTATGACCCGCCGCTGCCCAAGGTCCCGCACGTCTACGAGAAGTTTGTCAGTCAACTGCGTGGCGCTGGCGTTAACACGGTAAAGTCCGGCTCCAAGGTTAATATCATGGCCCTCACCGATAAAGACATCGATGAGCTGGCCGGCGACCGAGAAATCCAGAACACTGAGACCGTGGACTGGAAAGGTAACTTAAAGCCGAAGCAGGGCGGCCTGTTTGACGAAAAGCTCACCGGCGGCCACAACGGCACGCGATGGTCAAAAGTCACGCTCCACGAGCCGATGCCCAATCCTGTGATGGAAGAGCCCATTCGCCGCGTGCTGGGCCTTACAGAAAAGGAATTCCGCGGCGTGCTGGCCGGCGAAGAAAAGCTTTACGACAAGACAGGCCCGGCGGCTATTCGTACGGCGCTCGAAAACATCAACGTACCGAAAGCTATTGAGCAGGCTCGGCAGGATATCCAGTCTGGGCGCAAAACACTGCGTGACGCCGCTGTCCGCCGGCTCGGGTTCTTGAAGGGCTCTGAAACCACGGGTGTTCATCCAAAAGACTGGATGCTGACCAAAATGCCGGTCCTGCCGCCAATGTTCCGGCCGGTGTCGCAAATCGGCTCCAAAAAGATGCAGCTGATCGACGACGCCAATTATCTCTACAAAGAACTGCTTGAATCTAACTCAGTGCTTAAAGAAGCTACCGGCGTGCTCGGTAACGTAGGCAACGAGCGCTTGGCCCTGTACGACGCCATGAAAGGCGTTACGGGCCTCGGCGACCCTGTAAACCCCAAACACGTCGAAAAGAACGTCCGGGGTTATTTACGCAAGATATTCGGCGACAGCCCCAAGTTCGGCACCATGCAGCGCAAACTGCTGTCAAGCACGGTAGACCTTGTCGGCCGGGCGGTGATTACCCCCAACTCCGACCTAGACATGGACGAGGTTGCCCTGCCGGAAGAAAAGGCGTGGGATATTTACAAACCGTTTATTGTCCGCGGCCTTGTGCGTCGCGGTATGCCCCGGATGACCGCGCTCCAGTCCGTTGAAGACAAAAACAAGATCGCGTTCGACGAGATGCATAAACAAATGAATTCGCGGCCGATTGTTATTAATCGTGCCCCGGTTTTACACCGATATGGTATGATGGCCTTCTACCCCCGGCTTACGAAAAACAAGGTTATGGAGGTCAATCCGGTCATCACCAAGGGCTTTAACGCCGACTTCGACGGTGACGCGATGCAGTATCACGTCCCCAGTACCGAAGAGGCGGCCAAAGAGGCAATTGAGAAAATGCTGCCCAGCAAAAATCTGTTTGCGGCGGCTTCTTTCAAGGCGCACTACATGCCGACGATGGATTACCACACAGGCATCTATCTCGCGTCGAGTCGCATTAACTCTAAAGCTAAGCCCCGTGTTTACCGAAATAAGAAAGACGCCGTCCGCGCGTATCGTGCCGGCGAAATTGATGTGGACACGCCGGTACACATCGTGGAAGATAAAGACTGATTTCGGAGGCAAAAAATGTACACAGTAAATCCTGAACTCTTTCGACTCGCGCAACAAAAGCTATTTGAAAAGTCCGCGGTAGTTCCCGGACAAATGGCGATGCCGCCACAAGACCCGGCGGCTATGGGCGCAGTGCCTCCAGCGGGCCCAATGGACCCGTCACAGCAGATGGGCGCAGCTCCTCCCGCAGGTGGAGACCCGTCGGCGGCTATGGCCAGCATGGCCCCGCCGATGGACCCGACAGCTTCTATGCAGCAACCTCCGGCAGCGCCAGCCCCGACAGCGCAGCCGCAGCAGAAGCTAAAACCAGAACAGATGATGCAGATGCTCGATTATCGGCTGTATAACATGCAGCAGCAGCTCACGGCAATTATGAATGCCATGGGTGTCGAAGTCGCGCCTGAATCTCTCGTTTTGCCGCCGGGCACAACAGGTGCTCCCCCTGCTGAAGCTGCGTTACCGGGTGGTCCCATGGCGCCCCCGCCTCCCGCGCAAGATCAAGCAGGCGGTCCGATGCCCCCCGGCGGCCCTGTACCTCCCGGCGGCCCTATGCCGCCGAATGCGCCACCAGCCGATGACGGCGCGCCCAAAACAGCGCAATGGTGGCAGACGGAGCACACCGCACAGAGAATTGGCCGCCCCACCGCACAAGGCGACAATCTTGACGTTAACAGCCCGACACCGATGCAAACAAAAGCAGGTGCGATCGCCGCCCTTTGCCGGAATTTGCTGAATAATGATCATTGAGTCCCAACACGCGCTTATCCCTAACAAGATAGCCGCGCACAATGTTGTAATACGCGACGATGCCGGTAACGCCATATTCGCAGCTATTCACTTTGCAGACAGCATCGTGTATTCGGCGATCGGCAATAAAGATTTTGCATCCGTGCTCAGACTCATCGTGGACGAAGCACCGCCAAAAGTAACAGAATTTCCGCCCGTTAAAAAATAGGTGCCGTATGCTGAAAACGACACTCGGGCAAATCATGATCAACGACGCGCTACCGCAGGAGATGCGGGACTACAATCGCGTCATGGATAAGAAGACGCTGAGCTCGTTATCGACCGAGCTCGCCAAGAATTATCCCGAACAGTACCGCGAAGTTACCAAGAAGCTGTTCGATGTTGGGCGAGACGCCTCCTACTCAACAGGCGGTTTGACGTTCTCCCTGCGAGACATCAAACAAACGCTCGCCGGTCAGCGGGCTAAGCTGGAAGTGCGAAAGCAGCTTCGCGGCATTATGGCCACGCCGGGCTTGTCTGAAAAAGACCGCAACTTAAAAATCCTCCAGCTGGCGGCGAACACGCAAAACAAGCTGCTTGAAGAAGTTTTTAACGAGGCGCAAGATCAAGACAACCCGCTCGCGACCCAAGTCAAATCGGCTATTCGCGGCAATAAGTACAGTCTTAGCTCACTTATTGGCGCCGACATGCTTTACGTCGACCACAAGGACGAGCCGATTCCGATCCCCGTTCTTAACAACTATGGTAGGGTTCTAACCCCCGCATATTTTTGCGCGGGCGCCTGGGGCCCCCGCAAGGGTCTAATTGACACGAAGACAGCCACGGCTGACGCCGGGTTCTACGGCAAGCAATTGACGCAAATGGCGCACCGATTACTGGTGACGGCTGACGACGAAGACGACGACGCGCACAAGGACGCTTTAGAAGTCAGAGGGTTCCCAACCGATGTCGATGACGCCGACAATGAGGGCGCGCTTCTTGCCCGCGGTGCGGGCCCCTATAAACGAAATACAGTGCTGACGCCAAAAATCCTAAAAGACCTGAAACAGATGGGCGTAAAGGACATCCTTGTTCGTAGTCCATTGGTCGGCGGCCCCGGCGATGGCGGCGTGTTCGGTAAGGACGTCGGCTACCGCGAAAAGGGCCGCATTCCTCCAATTGGCGACTATGTCGGTATTGCCGCCGCCCAAGCGTTAAGCGAGCCGGTGTCGCAGTCGCAATTGTCGTCAAAGCACTCCGGCGGTGTTGGTGGCGCGCGGGCCATTGGCGGCTTCAAAGCTATTAACGCGCTGGTGCAGGTTCCCAAAACTTATCCTGACGGCGCGACACACGCGCAGCGCGACGGAGCGGTTCAAGAAGTACGCCCCGCGGCTCAGGGCGGCTTTTACGTGCGCGTTGACGGAGAAGATCATTACATCCGCGCCGATCAAAACGTGTCTGTCAAAAAGGGCGACCCGATCGAAGCCGGCGACGTGCTTTCGGACGGCATGCCCAACCCGTCTGAGGTCGTACGGCATAAAGGCGTCGGCGAGGGGCGTCGGTACTTCGTGGGCGCCATGCGTGACGTGTTAAAAAATAGCGGCATTACACCGCACCGACGAAACATCGAACTGGTGGCCCGCGGGCTGATCAATCATGTGCGGTTAACTGACGAATACGGCAGTTACGCCCCAGATGACGTCGTGCCGTATTCGACGTTAGAGCGCGACTGGCAGCCGAGAGAAGGCGCTGTCTCTGGCGCGCCCTCTTCGTTAAAGGGGCATTACTTGGAAAAACCGGTGCTGCACTACTCGGTCGGCACAAAGATTGGTAAGGGCGTAATTGACAATATGAGCCGCTACGGAATTAACAACGTGCAGGCCCACAGAAACCCGCCGCCGTTCCAGCCAGAAATGGTCCGCGGCATGGCGAACATTTCCAACGACCCGGACTGGATGACGCGCATGCTTGGCTCCTACCAAGAACGCGGATTCTTAAACAGCGTGCACCGGGGACTAAAAAGCGACACAAGCGGCAGTAGTTATGTGCCGGCCCTTGCCCGCGGCGAACAATTCGGGCTTTCTGGCCCCACAAGCGGCTGGAATCCGGCAACAACTAGGATAGACAGCCAAAACACTGTAAATTAGAGTACCGAGTTTCGACCAATTGCCGCATGGAGGTGGCTGTGTACAACAAACGAGAAAAAAAGGCGTCAGTGCCCCAACTGCTGAAAATTGTGCGTAGTTTTGACCGCACAAACACGAAAACAGCGGCGATCGGCGGTCACGGCGACGACACATCGTTCGAGCAGGCTTTTTCGAATCTGGCGCATGCTTATTTGCGCGATTCTGCGCCGAAACTCCTTGACCACGAGGTTGGTTTCCAGCTTCTTGACCGAAACCGCGAAAATACCAAAGCAGTCGGCGTTTTTGCGTTTAAAGTCGGCTCAAATTGGATGTACGCCCCGGTTTTCTTTTTAAATGGCGATCTTAAGGGTCACGAGCTGCTGTATCTGAAAAATCAGGACATGTTCGTGCCGCTCAAAGAAAACTGGATTAATTATTTACTCAACCGCAAGCCGAGCATTCTGGGCAGCGGTATTCAACGAAATTTAACGTCTCTCGGCCAACGGCAGCCTGACTTTACACAGCTTTCCCGTTCGCCCGCAAAGTTTGGTTCCGCGCAACCGACGCTCAAGGAAATGATGGCGTCCGTTATGCCGACGTTTGCCCGCACGGCGACGATGAACACCAAAGAGGCATTTGAACAGCTTGGGAAGTCTCTCCATCTGGGCACGTTTTTAAAGCAAGCGCGACTCGAAACGGTCGAAATGCTTGTGAAGCTCTGTCAGCATGCTCCGCAAGTCGCGGAGGCTCTCGACGAGTTTCACGGGCTAAATATCGTTAAAGAAGCGATTGCCGAAATCAAGGAACGTGACCGGCTGAGCAAAATTAGCAGCGTGCTGACGAAAAAGGCCGAGAAGCCGGAAGCGCAGGGCACGTTGCAGGTCATCACGTACGACCTCACGGTGCAAAAGGCTTTACCGCCAGAATACACCGAAGAAGATCAAGAAAAACTGCTTCGGGACGGCGTGCTGATTAAAGACCAGCGGGACCGCGACGCTGTGTCCATTCCGTACAACATTCAAGTCTCGCAGAAGTTCTTCAACCCGACCGAAAGCGGTCTCTACGAAGTGTTAGTCAAGCCCGGTGAGATTGAGCGGTGCTACATCGCCGTCCACCCAATGGGTCCCAGCAAGCGCGCTGACTTTGCCACTGTAGTGCGCATTGACGGTAAACCGGACTGGCTGAATACGCGACCTGATCATATTTTTTGTTTAGCGCACGTCGAAGGCGACGAGTTCGATTCTTGGTACAACGCGCTCCCTGACGCCAACAGCGTTGGTAAGGATGCGCGGTACATGGTGCTTAACAAAAACGGAGATACGTCCGTACCGTTCCGCGTGCTCAAAGAGCACGGCGAAAATTCGTACGGGACGACGACCTATGAGGTCCACATGGAAGATCATTCAAAATTTCCTCCGCGTGGAAGCATTGGCCCGTGCTGCTACTCAGACCCGTTGAATTACGACAAGTACCGCGACGGGGTCCGCGTCCATCTGAACGGTAAGAAGGGCGCTGGCTTGCGTTCCAGCATGGGCGACATTTTCGTTCCAGAGAGTTTCAAGCTGTTAAAAGTCAGCAAGGGCGAAGATGACGACGAATTAGACGGGCAAGATACCTGCGGCTGCGGCGAAAGCGACCCGCCAGCCCTGCAGCCCGGCAACCTGCTTGATGTGCAGTCTGTGCTTATGAACAAGCTCGGCAGCCTTGAAGTCCGGCATAACGGCTCTGACGTCTGGATTAACAACGAGCAATTTACAACAAAGAGCGCGCTGATCTCACTGGTAAAACAGCACGGCCTGCGCGAGGCAGCCGCCCGCGAGATTCTTAGCAAAGCAGCCGCACAGCGTAAATTCGCGTGCCACGTCAAATATGCCGACCCGTACGGCGGCCCGATGATGATTCACGGCGCCCCGACTGCTCCGGCTGATCCGGGACCGGTTATGGGCGGCGAAAGCATTATGGGGACGAACATTCCAACGCAGCTTGGCATTGACGTTGGCGTTCCGGTGCCGGGCATGAGCGCGACCCAAACAGACCGCAGCGTTTACAACCCCAACACCCAGTTCGACCAAAAGGCCGTGCAGCAGGTACTCGACGCCGCCCAGTCTGGTCAGCGTGAAGTGTTTGATACGGCCATGATCGGCACCATGTTGCGCGCCGTCCGAGACGACGGCCTTGTCGACCGGTACATGGGCGACCTGACAAAGGGTCTGGATAAGATCGGCCGTATTTTGTTTATGTTTTACTGGCACGGTGACCGCTTTGCCGATCGTTACGGTAAGTCGGACATGCCCGAACTAGAAGACTCGTTGCGCAATGCTTTTGAAATGCTCGGCGACGTTATTCTGTTCTTGAAGCAAAAAACAATCGAGCCGTACCCCGAAGAGTCATCGCAGGACGTCGACTTGAACGCGCCTGCTAACGTATAGAGGTAAACTATGCCCGCTACCGTATGGTCCAACGCGCAAAGCTTCTCCGTTAACTCCGGCGCCGCCACCGTCGTGCCGATTCGCGTGCCGTATCGCGGCGTCTTGCGCGGTTACAGCTTAATTCAAACCAGCGGCACAAATGCCGGGGCGACAGCCAAACTATTGTCGAGCAACCGGGAAAAAGCGCCGAATAGCACATATCCCGAGGATTCGTTTATTGTCACGACAATGACCGTCGCGGCCAGCAGCGCTTCAACATCGCAAGAAAGTTTGAACATCGCCTATCAAAACCGCGACGGCGATCCCAGCAACGGAAAGCGGTTCCTGTATCTAAAAATTACGCCGGCTGGTTCTGGCAGCAAAGATTTTACGCTCACGGTCACAATTGAAACACCGCGGCTAAACTAATGACTCAGGCGCTGTGCGACAATCTAAAGCGCGCGCCAAGCTGGCGGTGGTTGCGCGCCATGGAAATTGACGGCGGTGGCTTCAAGGCCACGAAGGCGCTCGACGGGTCTGACGGCTTTCGGTGGATTCGACGCTCGTTGCGGTTTAAGCGACGTTTTGACGCGGCGGGCAATCAAACCCCCGCTATTTACGCCGTGGTGTTGGCGGACAGGCCACTATTCTGGGCGCACTCTATCTGGGCTGACGAGAAAAGCCCCGTTCGTTGGGCGATCGAAGCCCGCATCCTTGCCGGCGAGTCTGACGAAGCAATCGCCGAGAAGCTGGGGACAAAAGCCGACGTTATCGATGTTTACGCTAATACGTTCTTTGACGTTCGGAGCAAGTTGCAGAACATGGATTACGTGCTGACGGTCGTATTAGCCGACGCTGTCACACGCGGATTACAAGAACGGCACTACGACCTATTGTGGAAAATGCTGGGATATTGCGGCGGCGCTCACGTGCTGGACGCTACGATCAGCCGGTTCACAAAAATGGTTAAACCGGATAGCCCCGAACAAGTTTCCACGTTTTTCCAAGAATTTGCCGTTAATACCATGAAATACAAGGCCGCGCTGTCTGCCATGACGGTTCCGGTCAACACGCACACACAATTGCCTTTAATCGACTCTTTTGTAAAATATGTAGAGATCGAGCGTACAACCGAAAATGCAGTAAAGGCACAATCGTCTATCGTCGAAAACATTGGGGAAATGCTAAAATCGCTTACGTTCACAGTCGGCACCAAACTAGAAGCAAATCCGATCAAAGTGTTGCCGTATGACGATCAGGCTGCGGAATTAAGAAGTGACGAGCTGCTATCTGCGGCAGTCGGCGGTGTGGTTTTAAATGGCGCCGACATTCAAAAATTAAACTTCCCGGAGAAGGACAATGCAGGCACTTAACAAACAAGCGGAGGCGAAGCTCATCAGCGCGATTGAACGCGCGGCTACATTCGCCAACGAGGGCATGAGTCCTAACGACGCGATCATCAAAAGTGCCGGCGAGGCCAACGTGCCTGCCGGGCATATTAACTTGATGGTGCACGCGTACAACACGGGTCGTACGACAAAACAACGAGAAGCTGGCGAAGACACGCTGCAGAAGGCGGCCGACTTTCAATTAGCAGACGCCGACGTTGTATTAAAAGCGCTTTACCCTGAAACGGTAAAGACTTCCGCGGAAATATCGCAAAACTCGATAGTGTCGGCAGAGTATGCTGTGTCCCCCGTCGGCATGCTCCAGCGCCGGCAGGCCGAGATGCGCAAAGCCGCGGCTGCCAAGGTAGCGCTTCCTGAAAAGACATACGTACCGCCTCCCCGCGACGAGCACGCGGCTGCCATGCGTTCGCAGAGCGAAAAGGTAGCCGCGCAGCGTGCTGCCGACGAAAAACGCCGCTTAGCTTTTATTGCGTATAACGAAGCCGCGGCTGACATGGCGAAGCTTGCCGAGTATTTCCGTCGGCCGGGCAACATGCCGTTTCAAGACGCCCTGCGCGAGGTCGGGCTGCGCTTCGGTGACAGCGGCGTGGCTGTGTTGAACAAGGTCGCCGAGGTGTACCCGCACTTCGCGAAACAAGCCAGCGCAAAAGCCAACTACTTCGGTAACGACGATGTTTACGGCCTTGTTACAAAGGTCGTAAACGGCATTGAGCGGTACAACGATTTAAAAAGCGCTGTGCCGGAACTGAACACAAAGGTAGCGCAAAAAAAAAATCTTGAGCCCGCCCAAATTGTGACCGGGTCGGTGCTCAACGCGCTGCAGCAAAAGCCGTTGCAGCTTAAAACCGCGTACAACCCGCGTGGTGCCGGGGCGTGGAACAACGCTGGACCGCAAGACCCAGATGAAGCCGCCGCTGTAATGGGCGCTTTAGGAATTGGCGGTGACGAGCCGCCACCTCCGCCTCCTAACGATATGCCGCGGTACGTGCCGGACTGGAATAACACAGTCAGGCGAGAAAGAGACTACGGCGACTTCCGCCTTAACAACGTTTATTCTCGCGGCGACGACTCAGTGCTGAGCTCTATCGGCGGCATGCTCGCCGGCCCGCAGCAAGCCGCGATGGGCGCTATCGGCAAAGAGCTTTTTGATCCGGCAAAAAAAGAAAAAATGAAGCGGCAAGAGTACGAGAAGCTGACTTCACCCGACCACGAAACGGCGCTGAAAAATATCAAGGCTCAGGCCACGCTTCACGACTTGTTGTTAAATGACGACGTCGTTTCCGGGCATGATCCGAAAGAGGTCGCCGTGGCGTTTAATGAAATTGCTAACGCCGCTCCCGGCGTCGTTGACTCGCCCGCTGTGCTGCAGGCCCTCCTGCGGAAGCGATTAGAGTCTGGCCAGCTGGCTGACTTCGACGTCAAGCAACTGCTGGAAATGGACAAGCTCAAGGCCGAGCGCGACAAGCTGCGAACCGAAACCATGGAAAAGGAGCGCAACCTCGTTGCGTAATGAAGTGCCGCTATGAGCATGATTAAAGTAATTCAGCCGCACGCACAAAACTTTAGCGAGCCCGTAGCCGCGCTCATCAAAGTATCTAGCCGCGGAATAATCGGGTCTGATCGGTCAGCGCTGATTAAACGTGCCGGCGCTGAGTTCGTAGATCATTTGGCCAACATCAAGTTTGCCGCGGATGAGGTGCCTGTGCATCTTATCGCCATCGGCGCCACCGAGGATTACGGCCCGAACCGCAACGGAGACGGTTTCACGCGTGACTGCTGCAAGAAGTATCACCACACGTTTGAAAAGTTTGCGCGGTTCTATCGGGATCACGCCAACAAGAATCCGGCAAAAAGCTACGGGCTTGTAAAGGCGTCGTTTTACAACGAACCAATGCGCCGAATCGAACTGGTATGCGCTTTAAATAGCACCAAAGAAGCAGCAGAGCGTAACGGCGGTTTAGTGGCCGACAAAGAACTAGAGAAGCTGTCGAACGACCAAGAGATTCCAGTTTCGATGGCGTGCAAAATTCCATTCGACAAGTGTTCGTCGTGCGGCAACATGGCCCGCACCCGCGCCGAGTACTGCGACTCGATTGAGAATGGCGGTCACTGCAAAGCTGGCGGTTTGAAACACAACATCGGTCGGGTAATGTCTGACGGTCACATCCTGCACGCCGACAACCCTGACCCTTCGTTCTTTGATATTTCGCATGTGTTTCGTCCGGCTGACCGCATCGCGTACGTTTCCGGACAACTGCAAAAAGCTGCCTCAAGTGCCGGCTGTATGTCTGGCGCAGAGTTAGCTGAGCAAATGGGTGTAACGCTCCCCGTATCGCTCTTAACCAACGAATTTACTAGTAAGCGGGCGCAGGCGCAGTTACAGGCTTTACAGTTACTCGCTGACACGGAGCGCACCCTGAACCTGCGTGATCTTACGAAAGCGGCCGCGTACACCCCAACCGGTCTCTCCGCAGCCATTCAGCAGCCGATTGATTTTGAAAGCGCCCCGATTGTCGGCTCCGTTAAGCTTGCAGAGTTGCTGCGCGGCTTGGCTGACGCGGCGGTTGTCTTACCCGTGCGCGACTTCTTGATGTTAACAATTAAACAAGCTGATTTTGGGCTCGTGAACGCGGTATCATCTGCGACAATTAGCATTTTTGACCGGCTGTTGAACGAGCCAAATATTGCATCTACACTTGAAAATAACGTATACTTTCCGGCAGACGCAGCTCCGCCGGCCGTGCGTTTATGGGCCGAAAAAGTGGCGTGCACTTACAGCGTACTAGAAGATCGTATGCAAAAACAGGCTTATACAGCGGCATTGCGCGGTGCAACGCCGCGTCATCTTGTAGAGAAGACTGCATCGGCAACGCCAGCGATAAATGCTCTTGCAAAGCACTACGCTCTCTATAAGATTGCTGCATTAACGGCAGTCACTGAGAAATATGGAAATAACTTGTTGACAGTAGGCCACTGCATACTGCAAAATTACATTACTTGAACCGAAGCTGGTCACATGACGTGACCCAGTCTTTAAGGAGAAAAACATGGCACGGATGCAACGTTCTCTTTTTGCTCAGTTAAACGCGTTAGCGGAAGAAATTTCGCAGGGCGCCGTCAAGGCCGCGTCGGAAAAGTCGGCTGGCCCCGTTCCTTCCGATCCGGGTGGGTATCAGGGCGCTTCGAGCCACCCCACAACGAGCATTGATAACAACGTACGAGACGCTGCGACCGGTGCGCGAGCTTCTGAGTATGAGGCTGACATCAAGAAGCAGCAGGGCCCCCTTTCAGTCGACAACGCTCCTGAGATGTCTCAAGAAGGTCGGCAGGACGAGGTTCAACTTAACATCAATACAAAGGCCACGGCTGTCGGTGAAGACCCGTCGGTTGAAAAGGATTACAAGGGCGACAAGGACGACCCGGGCACAGCTCACCCCGCCAAGACAAACGACGGCGAGAAGTACAGCTCGGTAACTTTCAAGACTGCGCGCGAAGCTTGCGGCAATCTTGGAAACGATATCCTCGCTAACCTGATCAATTTCGGCACTGCCCGTCTTAACGCCGAGAAGGCCGCTGAAATGCCGGCCTTCATTCAGGCGAAAATGGACGAAAAAAAAGAGTCGCCCGCTAAAGAAAAAGCCGAGCACGGCAAACTGAAGGGCGACCAGCACAAGCTCGACGTCGACAACGACGGCAAGATTGAGGGTTCGGACCTCGCTTCGCTGCGCGGAGACAAAGAAGCCGCTTATAGCGCCGGTTATGAGCTGGCAGCACATCTTGGCGTAGAAAAAGAGGCTGCTGAAGCCGCCGTTCGCGAGGTGTGTGCAAACACGCTGCGCGAAGCCGACGAGATGGCCGACCTGCTCATTGGATTTTTAACAACCAAGCGTGCGAATGACGACGCGCTTGGTGATGCGTCTGAAGGCGAAGATCACGACACCGCTGGTGACGAAGACTCCGGCGCTGGCGATGCCCCTATGATGGGCGGCGCTGACGAATCCGCTGCGCTTGCCGGAGCCGAAGGTGACCCTGCCGCCGGTGGCGACATGGGCGGCATGATGGACGGCGGCATGGGCGGAGAACCGTCTGAAGACGAAGCTGTTCAAGAACTGGCGATGGCTTTAGAAGAACTCGGCATTCCGCCGGAAGCACTTCTTGAAGCTGTTCAATCTGGCGCTCTCGGCGGAGACGCCGGCGGTGCTGGTGGAATGCCCCCAGCCGGCGGCGAAATTCCTGCTGAAGCTGCTGCGCCCGGTATGGACGCTGCGCCGAAGATGGCTGCCGACCGCGCGCAAGCCCTAACTGAAGTTGGCTCTGCTGTAATCAACTTCAAGCGCTCTGGCAAGTTTCAAATCAAAGAAGCTCGTACAAAGCGTTCCCGCCAGTTGCGTGATATAATGAAGCAGCATGTAATCGAACTGGTAAACCGATAATTACGGAGGTTTTAATGTCCGCTAACAACACAAATACACTTGTGCAAAAAATCATCGATTACATTGGTTATTCCGATGCCGCGATGACAAAGGCTGCCGCATCGCTGCAGGTCCAAGAAACACAGGCGACAAAGATTGCCTCGCTGATTCCGACCGCCGTGAAGGCGTGCGTTGAAAATGAACGGATCGAACCGCATCAAAAAGAAGCGCTTGAACAAGCCCTTCGCGACCCAGTAGCGACCATGGAGCTTGTTGTAAAACTTGCTTCGCATCGCAACTCCGCCGAACTCGGCCGCCTCGGCCAGCCGGTTGGTCAGCAAAAGTCTGCGTCGTACGATCCGAACACAAGTCTGACGAACGGGTACGTGGGTGCCCGTGACGGCCGCGTAAAGGCGTCCGACGTGAAGTTGTTCACGGGTCTCGGTCTGAATCCGCCCACCACCTGATCCTTAAAAACTACTTAGACATGGAGGTCTAACAATGGCTGTTCCTGAGCAAATGTTTGCGCACGGTTTAGACGTCAAAAAGGGCTGGTTCGACATGGCCTCGCTCGATTATTCGGCGAAGCTTGCGACTACCGTCACGTTTGACGTAAAGCGCGGTCGCGTTGTCCACGTTAACACTAACGGTGAGTTCGTGCCGGGTGCGCACAAGACGTGCCCCGCGGTCTTCCTGCTTAACGGTTCGGACGACGCCGACGTAAGTAACCCCGGTTACAACTCGCCGATGACATCGGCGAATTTCATGCACATCGCAGTTGCGCCGACCGGCAAGATGTCCGGCCTCGTAGCGACTGGCGGTTACGAAATCTCCTCGACGGAGTTCGTGACTGCTAACACCTACACGCCCGGCGATCTGCTTTCGGTAACTACGAAAACTGGCGCTGGCAGCACCGTAGCTGCTACCGACGGTCTTCTGACGAACTACAGCGTTACGCAGTATGCGCAGCCGGTAGTCGGCGTTGTATCCAGCGGTGCTGGCAAGAATCACAACGGGATTCAAGCCCTTTCGTTCTGGTGCGTCTATCTCCCGGGCGCGGCCAACTGGAACGGCGTACAGGCGGCTAGCGCCTAACTCTAACTAATAGAACATGGAGGTTCTTAAGATGCCCACTCAGCAAGAAATCCAACTGCTCAACGAGACTCTTTTTGAGCAGCTTGATACACCCGGCATGCAGAAGCAGGCCATTGATGCGGTTAACGACTTCACGCGCACCAAGATGCGTGAAGACGGCTTCTACCGTCGTATTATCCCGCCGCTAACCATCACCAACGACGAACTCGATCGTCAGGTTGATACGGACAAGCCGGTGAAGGTAGTCGACAAGGAGCCCGATTCCCCGGCAGCCGTGTCGATTCCGTTCGCCACGCTCCCGAGCAACTTTTACATCCGTGGCCCGCGCTACCGCGTCATGTTTGACCGGATCGTGTCGCCCCGCGCTGTAAAGGACGTTGACGAGCTGCGTACGTACGTCATCGACATCCGTCAGGTCCTCAGCGACAACATGATCAAGGACATGCTCGCTGAAGAAGACTCGAAGTTCATCACGGCGTTTAACCTCGCCGTAGGCACAAAGGACGCCGTTAACACGCTGTCCGATACCGTGCAGTACGAATCGATCAGCGGCGGGATCACCCGCGAAACGCTGGTTGACGCGCTCAAGGTAATGCCGAAGACCCCGAGTCACTTTGAGGTTGAAACCTGCCTCGTGAATAACATCACGATCAAGGAACTCCTCAAGTTTGGCCGCGACGAGATGGGTGGTGATTTCTCGCAAGACATCATCAAGAACGGTTGGGCGGAGACGAACTTCCTCAACTGCCGCTGGATCGTCACGATCAAGCGGAACCTCGTTCAGGACAACGAAATGTACATGTTCGCCAGCCCCAAGTTCATCGGAAAGAACTACGAGCTTGAGCCCACCACGATGTATATCCGTCGTGAAGCTTACATGCTTGAGTACTTCTCGTACAACACGCAGGGTGGCTCGTTCGGTCACACGAACGGTCTGGCGAAGGTTGAATTTGTCTGAGTCGTGTAAATAACCAAGGAGCACAATCATGAGTCAGGTTAAAGAGGCTGCCGAACAGGCGTACGCCACCGTCGTTAGTCAGTTAGCAGCCCCCTATTTCTTTGAGAAGCTTTCGGCTCACGGCATCGCGCCGCGGACCGAGGGAGAGGCCGCCGAAATGTGGGCGGCGGCGCATAAGCTTCACGTGCTCTACACGGCTGAGCAGGAAAAAACAGCCGCGGCGCAGGCCGGCGAACTACAAGCTGTCAATCAGCAGTTAGACGTCGCCCTCGCCGCGGCTGGTTTCGGTTCTGGTTCTAAGACCAATAGCAACGTTGATATTTTCAAGGAAGCAGCGGTCGTCGCTGCTGAACAGCCTGAAATCGCCGATGCTGTGTTAACGCTTCAAGCGGCAGCCGCTGCTGCGCTACAGAGCGCCGAGTAACGGAGTAAAAAATGCCAAATACGACAACTGATCTCTACACCATTGTTAAAAATACGTCCGGCGGGGAGCGCTTCTTTGGCTTCCTAGGCGTTCGTGGCACGCGTCTTGCAAACAACGCCACGTACACCGTACCCGGCGACCTTGTGGCGCAGCTGGGTGGCCAGCGCAGCCAACGAAAGTTTCAAGCGTTTGAAGAAGCGCTGAACACCAACAAACTCGAAATCGTGAAGTCTCCTTCGGTTTACCTGCTCAGCGAAACTGGCGGCGTGACCAAGGAACTGGCCCTGAATTCGGGTGGCTCGCTCGGCACCACAACCCCGTCGTGGGACGGTGGCAGCGCCTTCGCTGCTACGGCTGGCGCAACCGGCCCGACCGGCGCTACCGGTGCTACAGGCCCTCGCGGCGCTACAGGCCCCGCTGCCTGATAGTCGTCTCTTATCTGGTTTACGCAAGGGCTGGCCGTTTAACGGTCAGCCCTTGTTGTTTGTATACTTATAGCACGGAGCACACTTATGGCTGTTATCGCTACGCCGGTCGCCCACCCCATTGTCCAGTGCTGCGATAACGCTGCGCAGCCTGTTTTGACGCCAGTCACTTGCGCGGGACAAAACGTGCTCAGCGCCGTTGTTTCAACTGTGAACGGCCAGCCGGTCACAGGACGCATGCAGTCAATCTCAATTACACAAGGCCAGTGCGCTACGATTGAGTGGCAGATGCGCGATCAGTCTGGCGTGCCGGTTAACTTATCTGCATGTTCCGCGACGCCGTTCGCCATCGTGTTACGGTTAAAAGAGCAACTGTCGTGGGGAAACGTCAATTCGCCGCTTGAGGTTGCCGGCACTATTGCCGCTGCCGCAACCGGAAAAGTAACCGCGCAGCTTACGGCTGGAATGGTAGCTACGCCGGGTATTTACTACGCCGAATTTGCGTTAATTAATGTGCCGGCGCAAGCGCAAAACCAGCCGTGCGTTGTGTTTTCGAACACCTTTCATTTAATCATTAACCGCAGCAATTTTAACGGCGGCGCGGAAATGGGCGGGCCCCCAAGTATCGCTGAAGTTCGTTTACACCTGCGCGACTCCAATCCCGGCGAAAGTTTTCTGCTCGACCGACTGATGTTTGACGACGCCGAAATCGCCCTCGCTATTACGCGTCCGGTGCAGTATTGGAACGAGATTCCGCCGCCGTTGGACCGCATTTACAACACACAAAATTTCCCGTTCCGCTATCACTGGTTAGAAGGCATCTGCGCTAATCTGTTTTTGATGGTGGCTGAGCAGTTTCGCCGTAACCAGTTTAATTACTCTGCCGGCGGTCTTTCCGTAGACGATCAAAACAAAGAAGGCGCTTACGAGCGTGCCGGCCAAACACGGTGGCAGGCTTATCGGGAGTGGGTGCGGGCGACAAAAGCCAGCATTAACCTTGAAAGCTGCTACGGCGAAGTTACGTCAAACTATAAGTACAGCGCCTACACCGACGCGATCCGAATTCGCTATTAGCGCATTCTAGAATCTGGAAAATGCGTCGTAAGTGCTTTGTTCCCTAGCACTTTCGCAATTCGCGAATTTGGAATATGGCGCTTGTCCGCAGTTCGCGAACCGTGGACAGCTGCGCGGACACTGGCTAAATATGTTGCAAATTTGTGGCATATTTAACGTGGTTCCGATTACCTATGCCCACTAAAAAAGGGAGTTTCTGTGCTGGCTGTAAATCCACCAACCCAGATGTTGCTGCAGTACTTGGAGCATTGTCGCGACAATAGCGACGGCGTGTTCACTGATCCCGCGCTGCATCCGTACTTTATGTCGCTCGCCGTCGCGAAAGCCGTCGGCATGGACCACACCACTGAAGAGTATAAAGAGCGTGCGTTGTCGACGCTCGCGAATTGGTCGCGGATGCTGTGCGGACAGCTGACCAGCGTATCTATGCGGGAAATCGCTGACTGCGGCAAGTTCGCGCAGGACAGCGGTGACCGCAAAGGCGAGAAAATGGCCAAAGACCTGCTCGACTCGATGCCGCTGATTCAGGCTGTTTTCAAGTCGTGGGACGCTGCGGTTGACCACGAGCACATCGCGGAGTGGATTTATGAAGACGGCGTACGTCGGGAGAAGGAAGGGACTGCGCCCCATATTTCGAATGAGTTTGTTGCAAAAGAGAAGAAGAAGCTCGACGACCTCTTCGAATTAATTCAAAAGAAGCTCGGAGAGCTCGATGGCTCTGGCCCGCAGCCCGAGGAGGTCAAATCTCCCGAGCCGGCGCGTCCACCAGTGACGCCGGCCGACATCATGAAGATGCTGTTCGATAACGCCAAGAAGCCGTCTGCGAACTAAGTTCAACGCGGCGAGAAGGAGCGGGCACCAAAACCGGTGCTCGCTTTTTCTTAGCTATCGGTGACCTAAATTAGGCGCGATTTTGCGTCATATTATTTGTGTCCCCGTTTCCGCTATGAAGGAGCTTGCGATGAGTATTGCAGACGGAGTGTGCGATCTTCTGCCCGGCTATTTCGCTCGACGAGGCGAGGCCCTGCTGGCCAGATGGATGCACGAGGCCCGCGGGAAGGAACCGCGCGGTGGTTTACTGGTCGGCCCGCCCGGCACCGGCAAGACGTTCTTTGCCGACGCGTTCGCCCGCGGCCGCAAGGCCGAGCAGGTGTTTATTCCGTGCCACCCGTGGCTCACGAATGAGGAGCTACATCAGGGTGTGGACATCGGCCGCGTGGCGGTCGGGGTCGAGCACGCCGACGAGGCGTACATCGACGGCCAGCTGCTGCGCGCTGTGCGCATGTCGCACGACTGCGACGTGGTTATCACGTTGGACGAGGTCGAAAAGGCTGGGTCGCGGTTTTACCCGCTTATCCTCGACTTCTTGCAGAATGGTCGGGTGCCTGATGCCCGCCACAAGCTGCACAGCGGCAACACGGCCCGGATGTTTATCGTCCTGACCGCGAACGAAGAGGTTGACCTGCCCGAGGCCATTAAACGGCGCTGCTTTCGGGTAAACATGGGCTTTCTGCCCGAGCATGTCGAAACCGATGTGCTGCGCAAGCAGACAGGCGCACCGGGAGGGGCCTGTCGCATCATTGTGCGCATGGCGAACGCAATCCGGCAGAACGGCGACTCCAAGCCGTCCCTGCAGGAGCTTCGTCACTTGCTTATGGCGCGAGACCTGTGCGTAAGCACGGACGACGTAGCCACTTTGATCGAAGCGTTTCTTGTAAAAGAAACCAAGGACACGGAGGCCCTTAAACAGGCATTCAGCAAACCCGAAGCTGTACTGTTCGGGGAGTTCAAAAGGAAGTAACCATGAGCCTGACACTGCGGAAGTTGCAGCGAATGCTGTCGAAGTCCGTGAAAACTACCCGCGATGTTAGGTTTACGGACCCGCGAGAGCGGGCAGAGTTCGCGGAGTTTATCAAGGGCGTATACGCCGAAGAATTTACGAGCCCGCTTCTTCGACAAGGGCACGTTCGCGAGAACTGCCCGTGCGGTAATTGCGGCCCCAAAACCGTGAACAACATCACGGCGCTTATTGACCGGTTGACAAAGCGGCACGGCCATCGTGCCACACTCAGCCAGTTGCTGGAGCCCAGAAATAAGTCTGGGCGGGCTCAAGGCGGTAGCGGTAAATCAAACGGAGCACCGCAGGAGGAGCCCCAGCAGGCACCTTCTGGCGGGTTTGATCCTCCGCCCGCCAAAGATACGGCCGCGGAACCACCGCAGCCCGAGAACTGGGAACCAACTCCCGCCGCCCAAGAAACTCCAAAACCAAAAACTGAGCGTGAAAGGCTTTCCGACGAGGAAAAAGATTTACGTGCGCGGTTAAAGGAATTGGAGAAGCAGAAAGCCGCCGCGAAAGCACGCGGCAGTCTGCAAGCTTCGGCGATAGATGTTGTGATAAAGAAAGCCAGAAAGCAGCTGAAGGACGCCCGGAAACAGGCATCTAAAATCAGCGGCGTTGCTGGTATTGAGAGTGCTCCGTCGTTGGAGGCTCGACGACGCGCAGCCGGCACACATGGCCGCCTGCGGGTCGTTCCGCCTCAACTGCGGAACAAAACAGCGGAACTCATTAATAAGTTAGTGCATGAAAGCGGCGCAGCTGGTGACCGCCTCACGCCTATCCCAATTTTGAGTGCGCGAAAAGTTGTCAAGAGGATGCTTGTCCGGCGTCCACTTGGTAACGCGTTTAAGGAGGACAGCAACGCCGGTCGTCCCGTCACGCTGTTCTTGCCCGACGTCTCGCCGTCTTGCGCCCGACAGGCTCAAGCGGCGTGTGACGTCGCTAATGCGGCAGGGTACGCTGGAGTCTCTGGCTCTGACGTACTGGTTTTCCCACACTCTAACGGAGAGGTGGAGGAAGATTACGTGCCGTGGTTTAACGGTCGACCCAACTTGGCAAACTTGACGAAAACAGAAGCGCTGTTTTCCGAGATAACAAGCGGTCGGTCGCGGTATAACATCCGGATAGTAGTCGCCATTGGCGACCACGACGCCGCGGAGTTGTATCGAGAAATCGCGGCGCTAAAAAAAGTGGTGCGATTAGTGTGGTTGCACAATATTCCAGTGAGTCGTCGTCGACCCACGGTTGTGCCGTCTGACGCCAATAACTTGTACGGCGAGAATTGGACAGCTGAAACACGCAACAAGGTCACAATGATCTACGGTTGCGTTGATCAGGCGTCTATTCTCGGCGGGCTAGAACTGGCTCTTTCTTAAGCGCGCACCATTAACAGCGGCACTCCGTTTTACGCCGCAGGAGGTAATTTATGCACTGGCCTAGATAAAGCGATGCCCGGGGTAATCAGCCCGGAGCCTTCGTCTGCAGGGATTAATTGTTTTCCATGTAGCCGAAATAAAGGGACGACAAACAAACACGGGTTCTTGAAGGCTCGTGAGGACAAAAGTCGTAAACATAGCGGAGCTGTGTCCGACGCTTTGAGGGGACAATGGCAGGTTAGTCCCACAGGGGAGACACGAGACTTTATTGCGGAACGTCGCCTAATAGCGAAACGCCGCGACATCGTTTCGGTCAAACCAGACCGGCCCCGGATTTTGTAACGCGGTTTGCTGCCTAGAAGCGGCCGCGCATATCCCCTGTCGAAAGCGCGCTCGATGGGGGGTCGCTCAATCTGGGACTTTTCGTCTGTGCGAAGGTCACGCGGGCCGTCGTGCCCGCGGAATATCACAGAACTATACTAACACGCGCTATTCGTCTAGTCCGGGTAGCGTAGGCTTTCTCGGTGCGCCTGCTTTAAGCGGTTGCCGCCACGTTCGGCGAGCACTGAGCCACTTCCGCTGAGCAATTGGCGGAGGGGGGAATCGAAATGGCCCCTTTGGGGCCGTTTCTTTAGCTATCAGCGCTCCAGTAGAATAATGGTATGACGTACCAAAAAACTTTTCCGTTCCGCCGTGTTTCCGTGGATCACATGGTCCGCGGAACAACCCGGGTTTGGTGGCAACTTGAGCCGCTATTCCGCGATCCCGGGCCGCATGTCTACCAGCTGCAAGTCAGCAAATCTGGTTTAACAAACTCTTCAGACTGGGCCGATGTCGGGCCGCCGTTAACAAACGCTTATGTGGCGTATGACTCGGCGTGGCGACTATCCGGATATTCCCTGCTTACGCATTATCGCGTTAAATTAACAACGCCAACAACTGTCTATGTCTCGCAATCTGCAGGTTGCTTTGGCGAGTTAAACGAGCGCGACTGGGTGTTGTCGCAAGAAATTATCCGTAAAGAACAGCTACGGCATCAATTTGTGTCGACGCCCGGGTATCTTATTAAGGCTATGCGTTTCGGAAAGCCGTGCCCGCGCTGCCGAGAAAAGCTGACGCAGGAAGTACTCGACTCGTATTGCCCGGTCTGTAGCGGCACTGGTTTTGAGGTCGGCTATTTTCCGCCGCAGCCGTTGCAATGCTGGGATTTATCTTTACAGACAATTCAAGAAGAAGGCGATGCGCAGGCCCGCGGGCCCACACGCGACAACGCCGTTGTCCAAGCACGCGTAATTGGTTTTCCGGCTTTAAATAAATATGACGTGTGGGTAAACGCCGCCAGCGACGAACGCTGGATAATTGACACAATTCAAGTTGTCGCGGCTATGAGGAATGTGCCGCTGGTGTATCAGGTGCAGTTAAACCTCGCGCCGTTTACAGACGGTATTTACACATTTGAAGTCGGCGGAGAGTCGCCCACGCGCGACCCGTCGACAGAAGGCCCTACTGTTGGGTGCGGCGATGTCATCTTAAACCATAACTACAACGGCAACGATCGGTACGCCTACCTGTCTCCGACGGGGTGCCCAATCAGCGGCGCTACGGTATACGTGTTTAACAGAAACGTATATGACGTAAACGGCCCGCAAATTGCCCGGACTATGGCGCTCGCAAAAACGAGCACAACCGCAAACGGCCGCTGGGTGCAGGGCGTTAATGTAAATCCCGGCAACTACGCTATTCTTTATGAAAAGACTGGCGAGTTCGGCCCAGACGTAGATTTTGTAACTGTGGTTGCGCCACCGCCTACCGCATCTGTTAAAACAGCGACACCCGCAAAGAGCGCCCCGACATGGCCGACGAAAAAAGAAAACGACTTCTGGACCATATAAAGCTAAGTCCGGGGAAAAAGCGGCTGCAGCCCGGCAGAATAAAAATAGCCCTGCCGAAAATCTCAATAAACAAATCGCGCCCAAAGGATACGCCATGAGCGACTGCCCAACGCCGCCGAACCCGCCAGAGGTCGAGGCGCAGTTTCCGGAAGGTAGCCAGCCGGAAAACCGCGTAGACAAAGTTAGTGCGCTGTGCTCTTACGGCATGCGCCCCCACGTCATGACCGGCCTTTTACGTCAATTACTCATCGGGCACTTTACCGATCCGCAACATATTGAAGAGCCAAGAGTTAGGCGACAAATAGAGCTGCTTAACCAATGGCAGCCAGAACCAGACATTGGAGTGCCGCCGCAAAAGGGCATTCTTATTGAGAGCATTACTCGCTGGACACCCAATTCGGCCGACAAGCGACCGGCGGTACTAATTAAACGAAACTCGTGGACATGGTTGAAACAGACCATTGGTGACCGGTTGGAAACTAATCTTTACACCGGCAAAGAATCTTATTTTGGTTTTTGGCAAGGAAGTCATACAATTTACTGTATGTCCGGAACAGGCGCCGAGACTGAGTTCTTGGCCGCCGAAGTTTGCAAATTTTTGATACTTTTCTCGCCGTTAATACGGTCGCAACTGGAATTGCATAAATTCTTTGTCAGCGAAGTTGGCGGTGTTGGGGAAGTGCAAGAAGTGGTTCAGGGATACGCCGTCCCTGTCACTGTGACGTATGTAGCAGAGGAGAATTGGTCGATTCAACCATACGTCCCGCGCCTCAAGCGGATTGTCTTCAAGGCTTCAGATTTGTTGTCGTATTAAAACGCGGTAGTTGTTTTGTTTAGAATAGTGGTTGTGTATACTACTGAGTACGCGATTACCGCACCGCACACAATTTAGGGCATGGAGGCCTTCGTATGTCGAGCTACGTAAAACCGCAAGTTCTTGTATTCCAAGAATTCTCAATCGTCCCCACCGAAATCACTGAGCCGCTGCGCGCGCACATCACCGGCCCGAACGGCGTGCTGCACCGGTATAGCGACTCTGATGAAAAACAAACCATCCGCCTCGGCGCATATAACCAAACTGACGACGTTTGCTACCCGTGGCCGCAGCGTAAGCCCGGCTCGCTTGTCGACCTTGATTACGTCAAGCTGTACATCGACAACGCGCTGCTCAAGTATTACGAGCACAACCTGAGCGACGTCGAAACCACAATCACCGCTGTAGAAACAAACCAGCGAGTGCTTCCGAACTGGATCACGTCGGACGACCTCTCCTTTAAGTCGAACACCGCGGCGTACCCGCGATCGACAGAGTTTAATGACCGCGACGTTCAACTTGGTGACGTTGTTTATCTGCGCACGGTAAGCGCCGATAACAACTGCGAAGAGACCACACTGTGGACATCTGTCGCGGGCTTTGCTTCGGACAACGTCCCGTCGCGCATTAAGCCGGCTGTGGTCGACGACAACAACTGCGCGGGCCATAGCGCTACAACTAGCTCAGCGCAAGTTCACGCTGACGGCGGGGCGCTCGACAACTCGGTTGTAATCAACGCCGTCGATGGTTCGCTCTACAACGGCCTGCCCAGCGGCGACGTAGAAGAGACTTATACCATTACAGTCGTAAAGAGCTCGATTAGCGGATGCAACGCTGCGCGACTTCGCGTTCGATCGGCTTCTCGCCGCGACGACGTCGCCGAAGTAACAGCGGCGGCTTTCGGCTCGCCGACAACTATCGGTACGCGCGGCCTCAAAGTCACGTTTGCCGTGACTGCCGGCAGCGGCGACACTTTCCTCGTCGGCCAGCAGTGGACTGTAAGCGTAACTCAAAGCGTCACCGCCACGACTATCGCGTCGGCCGCCGACGGTAACTTCACTATGGACGGCGATGACATCCTCGGCGCCTATACCGGCGACAAGAACGACATTTACGTCGTCGAAGTCACCAAGGGCGGTTACTGGGCTGCTCTCCCGGCGATCACTGTTCGCACGGTAAAAGGTCTTGATTTCTCCGGCCCAACCGAAGTAACTGCCTCTGGTGTAGAGGTCGGTATCGGCACCAGCGGCGTAAAAATTGTGTTGACGTCGACACAGGGTCTCCGTAAGGGTGACAAGTTCTACGTCACTGTTGTTTCGGCCAAGGCCGGCGAAGTGCGCAAGCTCATTCTCCGTGACGACCTCCCGGTTGCTATGCGAGAAAAGTCGATGCTCGCCAAAAAGCTCCACACGGCCAAGCTCGCTTCGACAGCCAACGTCGTCAGCCTGAGCGGCACGCCAACTATTGACGGCGTCGCGCTCCAGTCGGGCGACAAGGTTCTCTTAAAGAATCAAACCAACGCTGCGCAGAACGGTCTGTATGTCGTTCCGGCCGCGTCGGGCGACCCGGCTACCGTGGGCAATTGGACACGGACCACTGGCAATGACGTACTCATCGCCGGCTCGTTTGTCCGCGTTACGCACGGCTCGACACAGGCTACCAAGGGTTACCTGTTAACTAACACCGGGACGTTGAATTTAGGTACCACGACGTTGACGTTTGTAAACGACGACGACGCTGATGTGCTGAAGTTCCCGTCGCTCGACCTGAAGCTGTTCATCAAGGACAACATTCAGGTTTCGAAGAATCGTATCGGTTACGCCCCGATGACCAACTACTGGTTTGAAGATACGCAGATTTGCGTACAAGAAGGCATTGTGGCGTATCACCCAGAGTGGACAGATGCCGGCGCAGAGCAGCCGCTGCCCGTTGAGGGCGGCACGCTGTACGCCGAATACCGCGAGTGGGTGTTCGACCTGAGCGACGAAGTTAACGCCATGAGCGACGTGGCCGATCTTGATAACATTCCCGGCCAGCTTCACCCGGACAACCCGCTGAAGTGGGGCGTTTACAAGGCGCTTGCTAATTCGAACGGTACCGCTGTGAAGTACACAGCCGTGCACGATCCGAAAGAGCTGGACAGCTGGGTGCAGGTCCTTGAGCGTCTCAAGGGTCGCGACGACTTCTATAACCTTGTCCCGATGACGTTTGACCGTATGGTGCAGAACCTGTGGGCCGCCCACATCGGCGCCGAGTCGAACGAGTACGCTAACAACTGGAAAGCTGGTTACTTTGCGCTCCGCGCCGAGACTCATCAGCTGGTTGTCGGCGAAGGCGCCCGAATTCGGGGCGTTCTTGCCGAGGTTATGCCCGAAGCCGTTCTGGCCACGCTTGCCGATGACCCGAACGCGACGAACACGCAGTACACGCTGCTGCAAGTTCCGACCGGCAACAACAACGCCAGCGGTTACTTTATTACAAATGACGTACGCCCCGGCGACATCGTTCGGTACAACTACACCACCGACGGTTTCGGCGACGTGCAGTACGAAGAGTACGTTGTAGACAAGGTTCTGTCGGAAAACTCGCTGCTCCTGTACACCGGCGGTGACGTCGCTGTAACAACGCCGCAGCAGTTTGAAATCTGGCACAACCGGAACCGCAACGAAGTTGCCGACCACATTGCCGAACAGGCTGGTTCGCTGTCGAACCGTCGGGTTTGCGCCGTGTGGCCGGATCAGGTCGGCGAGGCCGGCACAACACAGCCCGGCTATTACTTAGCCGCTGCGCTGGCCGGTCTGACGTCGGGCGTGGTCCCGCACCAGCCGCTTACCAACGTAGAGGTAGCCGGTTTCGACGACTTCACGCGGTCCTACAAGTACTTCAATGAAACGCAACTTAACCGTATGGCTGAAGCTGGCGTCTGGATTGTGACGGAAGACCGTGACGGCACGCCGCACACGCGGCACGCGCTGACGACGGACAACCTCGACCTGAATCGTCGGGAAGAGATGATCCGCCGCAACGTCGACTCGATGTCGTACCTGTTCTACCGTCGTCTGCGTCCGTACATCGGCCGCACGAACGCGCAGCCCGGAATGGTTAAGGTGCTAGAGTTCGAAGTAACGCGCGTCATCGATTTCTTGAAGTCTAACGGCAACACTGCAGAACTCGGCTCGCAGTTAATCAACGGCTCGATCCGCAAGCTGCAGATTCATCCGCTGCTGAAGGATCGGATCGAGATTGTTCTTGATCTGGTTGTTCCGGCTCCGCTCAACAACATCGAACTGCACTTAGTGGTCTAACTTACTGCAACGAGGTAAAAAATGGCTATCCCTTTCGGCGTCGAACAGACGCACAATGGCGGCGTAAAAGTCGAGAATATTACGTTAAAGATTGCGGGGCAGGACGCTGCCGTGGCGCAACAGTTTCAATTTACGTTAACTCGTAACGTGAATCTGTTGTATGAAATCGGTACAAACAAGACCTATTACGTCGGTAATCGGCGCCAAGGGCAGGGTACGCTGCAACGCGTCGTTGCCGGTGCCGCAGGTTTTACTGGTATCGTAAAAGCGCTTGGCGACCTATGCTTGCCGCAAGATTGCCAACTACAGGGCTTTGGTTGCACCGGCGGTGCGGTCACTTACACCCTTAAGAAGGCGCTTGCGACGGCCCTCGGCGCTACCGTAACAGCTCAGGACGTTGTCATCACGGAGTCGATCAATCTGATCTTTATCGACATCGACTACGGTTGATTCAAACGGTTGATTAAACTTAAACGAGTAAACCCCGGTTGCGCAAAACGCAGCCGGGGTTTATGGTATTGGGCGTAACTGCCCGGGGCTTCGGCCCGTAACCTCACCGCAAGGTGGTAAAATGAGCGAAGGTAACCGGCCGGGGCCGTCAGCGTCCCCGTACAGCTCGGGGTCTCAATATTATCAAGACCCCACTATCGGAACACGCCGCCTGCAAAATGACACGCAGTACGGTAGCCGAAACTCGACGAGCGCTTACGGCGCGCAGTTATCTCCCGCTGCTGACCCCAACAGTACAGCTCCGGCTTTTCATAACAGCTCGATCGACACGCCACGATTACACGTAGGCACGATCGCCGACGGCACCGCGATCGCAAACTGCTATCGCGTTAATTTGGGCGGTGAAGCTGACTGTCCGATTATTGCTTCGGCAGCTAGTCACAACAGCCAGTCGCCTTTTGGCGCTACGTCTATCAGTACGTATTCTCCGGGTACGCACGTAGTGGTCATGGTGCACAACCGAGACCAGAAAGGCGTTATTCTCGGTGCCGTGCCGCCGTACATTGACGTCGGCCGTGTGGCCTATCACGACTACATCTCAGCGGCATCGAGAACGCGCGTAGACGACTGCCACAAGCGTTACCTTAAAATGGAACACGCCGGCTACATGTCTGACTACAGCAATTGGCGCCCTGTGGATGCCACGTTGGCCAGCGAGTGGGGCGCGATAACAACCACGGGCGCTGGAATCACATTAGATGATTTCATGGTGCGCGTGGGAATTAACGAGTTCTGCGGTCTATACGCATTTTATCACGATCAGCTATTGCGCCTGTCTGGCTACAACTTGCAACTGTGGACTGCCGGCTCAGAGCGCGACGCCTACATGGATCAGGCGGAGTGCAACGACACGCAAGGTTACACGCCGTATCCGTGGGAGGGTGTAGGCAATCTTGAACCCGGCATCCCGGTAATTCAAGAATACGAACCGAAAACCTATAACTGCTTTAGCGGTAAGCCGTATTACTCGCGGTGGGAAAACATTCACGAGTTTGCGCAGCCGTATCACCGCACGCAAACATTTTACGGTTATTTGGGTCAGGGTGGCCGATACGTTACTCATGCCCCGCCGCCCGGTTTACAGCGCTGGACATACAAAGGCGAGCCGGGTTCTCCGGGGGACACGCCCTACGATTCGCAAATAGAGGCTAAGAACGTCCCGCCAATTAATTGCTCGTCCGGGCCTGATAAGCAAAAAGACCATCAAGAAAAACCGGTATACGGCCTGCAAGAACACAACAGCGGCCTTGATGGGCGACTGTTTATTACGTCTGCAAAGGGCGTAGTTATCTCAAAACGCATTCTGTTGCCGATCCCGCAGCGCATCAAACGGCCCGAAGACGTCGAGCAGGGTGATGAGGCCAGCAAGAATTACAAAGCTGCCAGTAAGTTCGGCAGCGGCCCAGACCACAAAATTACGGGTGACTTTGAAACAACGGACCAGCAGTACCCGAACATGCAGCGGGCCGCCGCGGTGCTCGACCTGCACGGGTATTTGTTTAACTATGCCGGTCTGCACCCATTTTATTGGCACGCGAAAGATTACAAGACGTGGGAAGAGCAAGACCTGCGCAGCGAGGGGTACGCGAACTACAACCAAAAAATACCGGACTTCGGCCAGCTTGCCGGCGCGAAGATGTACCTAAAAGAAGAGTCGCCGAAGAACTGGAAGATTGACCACAGGTACAACACACAAAAATTTTGGGAAACAGAGTCGTTTATTTCGCTGCTGGAAGAAGGCACGGTCGTTATCGGCGACGGGTATGGCGCCGAAATTCGCATGTCCGGTGGTTGCGTGTTTATCTCTGCTCCCGGTGACGTGTGGTGCAAGAGCGGAAGAGACGTGCAACTGTGGGGCGGCAACGACGTTATTACGCGCGCCAATAAAAGCGTGGACATCTCGTCGACCGAAAAGAATGTCCGCATTAAAGCCGAAGAGCACGTGCTGGTTTTTGCTGGTAATGAACAGTCTCAGCACGAAGGCGGGATTCTACTTGAGAGCCGCGGCAAGACTGTCGAATACGACTTTGAACAATGCGGCGACGAAATTCGCTTTGCCGGTATTGTGATGCGCGCGCCAGAATCTAATGTTGTCAGTCTGGCGCATCAGATTTACATGCGCACAGGTGGCGGCGAGATCAAGCCGGGGCAAATCGTATTAGATGCCGCAAAGGGCGACAGCGACATTGTGACCAAGTCGAAAAACATGTACAGCTATGTAAATGAGACAGGCGCTGTATATCAGTTTTTTGGGTCTCAAAACGGGTTCGTTGGCCGCGCTAATCTTTTTAGGGAAGACATTACGCTCCTGTGCGGCCCGGTCGGTACTACGGGGAGCATCTTCGCAAACGGCGACGTGATGTGTAATGGTAGCGCGGGTTTCTTAGCTGCTGCCGGCCACATTATCACAAAGAAAGCGGCCACATCTGGCGCGATATTCGTAGCCCCCTGCGACGCCGAAAGTGGTTGCGAAAGAATCGTCAACGAGGCGATCGAAACGTTCGCGACGCTTAGTACCGAAGACGTGCCGGACATCGGCATGCAGATTGACGAGCAGGTGCTAGAGGCTCTGTGGTATGGCGAAAAGCGCGCCGGCAACGACGACACGATTAACAAGATTGAGTTCTCGTTCCGGCGCGACGAAGACTACAAGATACCCGACTTCGTGCTGTATGAAGATCGTTGGCAGCAGATGGCGCGGCTCGGAGGCCAAGAACCCGCTAAGTGGACAGAGCGGCCTGTTAAAAACAAGGCGTGTGACGAAACGTGGCCGTTCCCCGGTAAGAAGTGGCTGAAGGACGAGCCGGCGTATGTCGAACAAGACTTCTCTATTGTGCAAATAGAGGGCGGGTACATCGACAAAGAACGCGGCGAATCACCCGGCCTCGCGGGCGAGTACCAGCAACCCAAATTCAAAAACAACAACAAAAAAACACTTGACGGCAATTATCCCATTACACCAAGGACGTAAAATGGAATTAGCAGACAACAGCGCGTTATCTGATTTTACAAAAAAGACGCTAGAACAGTTTGGCTGGAAAGACAAAGAACCGATTCCGGCTGATCTGGGCTCGCTACTTATGTCTTTTCGCGAGACGTTGCCGCCGTCGAAAAATTTCAACGTGCTCGTAGACGCTACCATGTTGAACGAAGAGCAGACTAAACAAATTAAGGACATGCTCGCCGAAGCCAAGGTCGCGAAAAAAGAGTTAGACCAAAAAGAACAGAAAGACCAACAACAGGCAAAACTGTTCGATAAAATGCCGCCGTCTTTAGCCGAATCGTTTAAAAAAGTGCTTGCGGATAATCCGCAAATTATCGACGACCGCGACACGACTGAAGCCGCAACAGAGAAAACCGAAACAACGGCTACGGCTGCAGCGCCAGTAGAAGAAAAGGTTGCTGTGGCGCCAGCCCCGCCCGCCCCTAGCCCTACGCCAGTAAACGGGCCGCCTTTCTGCCCCCGGTGTGGCTGGGACATGAAGCAAAAGTTTGAAATCACGCCAACCGATGCCGACAAAGAAGAGTTTTTGATTGCGCTTCTTGGCGGCCAGCGATTTAGGCGCACCTACGAGTTATTTGGCGGAAAGGTCCGTGTAACATTTCGCAGCATGCTCGCCGAAGAGAACAAAGCGATTTATCGGCAGCTCGTCATTGATCAGCAGGCTAAAAAGATCGCGACCGAGGCTGAGTGGTTTGTGCAGATGATGGATTATCGGCTGGCGTGCTCGCTCGACGAGATGACTACGCTTGACGGTAAACTTGTGGCCAGTGTCCCAGAAGTAGCGTTAGTCAGCCCGCTGCCGGAAAGCGACGAGAACAATCCGTTGGTGCAGCAGCTGAGCAAAATCAACAAGGATGTGCTGGCCCAAGAAGTTACTAGACGGCTCGTTGGGGCGCATTTAAGGCGATTTCAACGGTTGCTGGAGACGCTAGAAGCGCAGGCACTAGACCCAAGTTTTTGGAACGGGATCGCGTAGCGGCTTATATGGTGCGGGCCGCTACGACGGGAGCAATTGATTACTCCCGGGCCAATCCCTCTGAAAAATTCTGGCGCATCAAGCACCGGCTCGTTTTACACGAGCTAGAGCGGGCAGACGACCAAAAACTGGTTGAATACACCCACCAACACTGGTGCGCGTATCTCAGCCACGGGTCGCTGAAAGAGGGCGGTTTCGAAATCGCGAAAAAGGCGGCTATTACGTCGCTTCGTGGTTTAGAGCAGATTATTTTCCCGTGGCTGCCAGACCCGGAAACGGAAACAAAAAATAGTACAATGGATAGCGCTACAGACAATCTTGTTAAATATTATCGCCAACACGTGGCGCCAAAAAATGAACAACCCAGCTGACCAATTTAACAATGCGCTCCAAATGGCTGGCACGGGTCAGGGGCAGTACCCATTTCTGTACCCGACGCCGTATGCCCCGGCGCAATTCGGGCTTGGAAATTCAGATATGGGCTCACTGGTGGCTATGTTCGCCGGCCCGCTTTTGGAGGCCGCCGCTGGCCCGGAAAACTTTATCCCGCAATTAATGCCAACGCAGAATCTCATGGACAGTCACGCCATGAGAAACTATCAGCGCGAAATGTTAACGTCTTCTTTGTCGGTGGCCGGCGGTGCTCGTGGCCCGGTTGCGCAAGGTCTGCTGGGTATGCGGAGCGCTTTCACCGACGACCCGATTACGCAGTTAAACCGCGAGCAAGCCGACACGGCCGCGGGCGTTTTAACGCACCCGATTGTCAAAGCCATTGCCAGCTCTGTCATGGGCCCAGAGACGCTTGAAGCGGCGATGTACGGGAGCAAAGGCGACATCACGTCACTGAATTCGGCAATCGCCAAGACTGGGTTTTTCCGGTCTGACCCCATGGGTGGTCAGCGGATGACAGCCGACTCATTGACATCTTTTACAGAGGGCGTGTACTCGCACTTATACGAGCAAGAAGGGAACCTCGACAGCATTGAGGCCGATGCGCGAAAAAAGCGTGGCATTAACCCAATGCGCAACAACCGAATCGACGAGGCGCGGCAAAAGCTTAAAGACGCTGCCGGCAAACCAGAGGCAGACATTATTAATGACGAAGAAGTCGTCACCCGCATGGTCGACATGGACAACGCGGACGCCGAAGTCTCGCGCATGTATAAAAAATACGTCAAAAACGGCACGGCAGTCACAACCGAAGAGCGCGCTAAAGAACTGTCCAAATTTGACCGGGCTGTTGACGAAGCCGGCGTACTTGACAGGGGTGAAGCAACAATCGGGCAGCTGCGCAAAGCGGCTGAACAAGCGCCGGTCAATCGCATGCACGGTTTTATGGCTGGGCAGGTCGGGCAGATGCAGCAGGAGCTGTTCGAACGCGGCCTAATGCCTGAAGCGGTTGGGCACATGTCGGCTGACGACCGGATGCGCACAGTTGGAGAAACGCAACGCGATGACGAGACCGTTGAGCGACTAGCGCGAAAAATGGTCCGCGCCGACTTTGAAAAAACAGACCCGGCGTTCAAGAGCTTGTCCTCAGAGCAGCAAGATCGCCTGATAGATACAAAAACACCAGAAGCCGTTAAAGAACTGCGGAAGACGGAAAAAGAAGCGACTAAATACGCGCGCGGTGACGCAGACGCGATGTCGATCGAAGACCTTGAAAAACAAGGCGGTATGGATTTACTTACGGTTGACGCTGACGCTAGCCGCGCTGCGGGAACGCTGGAGAAGTATTCAGGAGCGCTTGGCGCCATCCGAGACCTGTTCGGCGACAACGGTAATCCAAATGCGCCTGTACCAGCGTTGCTCAAAATGCTAGACGCGTTAACCAACGGCACGGCTGGGCAGTTCGAGCCCGGCCGCGTAGAGGCGGAATTACGCAAAATGCAGTCGCTCGCCAAAGAAACTGGCGTAGGTATGAATCAGTTGGCGCAGCTGTCTACAAACGTAACGATGCAGGGGCGCATGTTTGGCCTTAATGACGCTAGCGCAGTGCAGGGTACAAACGCCACGCTGGCGGCAATTAAAGTCATGCAGGAGAGCGGCGCGTTCTCCACCGGCCGATTTGGCGCAATGAATAAAGAACAGGCCATGGAGTCTGTCGGTCGTTCGGTGCAGGCGGGCGCCGCGTCGAATAACGCCAAGGCCGCGGCAACGCTTGCGCGACTTTATGACGCCGACCCGCAAAAATACGCGGGCACAGAATTAGAAGCTGCTGTCGAAGCGTATCGCGACCCAAATAGCGAAGGCGTGTATACCGACCCAAATACGGGCGAGCAAAAGAACTTAGTCGAGATGATTGGTCGCTATGGTCCCGGGGCGGCGCGAGAAATTTTTGTAAACTCAAACAACGGTAAGGGCGGCGGATTTGATAGTGCTTTTTACGATCCGCTTACCGAAGAAAAAACGCTGGATAACAAACTCTTTGGTTATCAAACGCAAGCCGTTGAGGGCCGGCAGTACGCCTACAATGCGACGCGGTCGGTTACCGCTGCCGAGCTAGAAAGCGACGACAAACTATTTTCGGGCGCTGATCCGCAAGAGCGCAGCAGACGATTTGATCTTGCGTCAGCGGTCGTTAATCAGATGGTGCTTGACACCGGAGACAAGTCGCCGGCAGAGCGTAAAAAATACTTTGATACACAACTGGAAGTCGAGGTTGCGCAAAAGCTTAAAGATTCTGGCGTGGCAGACGCAGAAGCTGAAGCGCAAGCTAAAGAGTTTGCGGGGCGATTTAAAAACGACCCCGCGCTCATCGACCAATACGCCTCCACGGCTGGCATGGCGCTCGCGGCAATCCCGGGCGCTGATCTGAATCTCGTGACATACACGCAGAAGTATGGCCGAGGCGCGGCACACGAGTTTGCGCAAGAAAGTGCCCGCGCCGGCGCGAGAGCTGAGCAGAAAAAAAATGCCGCCATGGGGCATGAGTCCGGCCCGCTGCAACGACTGTCAGACTACTTCCGCGAGATCGGCGAAAGCGGCGAAAAATTTACTCTCAGCGGTTTTATGGATGCCGCAGCGCCACAGATCAAAAACAGCGAAGTGGCGCAGAAGTATATGTCGAAAATGGAACCGGGATTTGAGGCCCTTGGCGACCGTATGAAAGACGTGTTCGTCACGGACTCGTATATCGACACGCTCGCCGAAAACAAGAATTACGATGAGCTGATGAAGCTTGCCGATCCGACCGGCAACCTTAAAAAAGCGAAGACTAGAGTAATTTCTGGAAAAGAGCTCGACACCGCGCGAAACAAAACGATTACGAAGCGATACGACAAAGAAGGCGCGATCGACGAGGACGCCGTAGCTCGCGATTATAAGCAGCTCGTAGGTGGCGCCGGCGAGGGTATGAGTACAGAAGAGAAACTGCAAGAACTTCGTCTAAACGACGAATTTATGGAATCCGTTGACCGAGAAGTTCGCCACGACCAGAACGCCATCTCGGAGGCGCAGCTCATTAAAGAGGCCCGCGGGGCAAAGGGTCAGGCGCGAGAAGGACAAGAAGCGCGAGCCGAACGGCTGCAGCGTATCGAAGCGTCTTATTTTTACGGCAAAGACGCGGAGAAAACAAAAGAAGGCGTCAGTTCTGCGCTGCGCGAGTTCGACGTAAAAATGACCGACGAAGAAATTCGTGAGTATCAAGACCTCGTGCTCGACAGCTCTGAAGAAGGTAAACGTAAGTTAAACGAAAAAATCGACGAAGATATTTCTGGCTGGCAATTAAACAAAGAAGACACGGAAGACTTGCGTTCAGTTTTAAATGCACAGCAAGAAGCGCGTAACATCGATCCTGCGTCTCTCGGCCTGACAGACAAGCAGTCGGGGATGATGAAGCAAACAGACGAAGGCGTTGTAGACCAGACGAGCATCGACGCTCAAACTGTTGTGCTCCACGGCGTGCGCTTCGTCGACGACAACGGCAAAGAAATTTCTTTAGGCGGTTCTCGCGAAGAGGCGGCAGTGGCGTCAATGGCTATTCGTGACCGCGCCAACGCCATGGTCAACGAGCATTATTCGCGCGTGGACTCTACCGGTAACAGCTCCGCGTTTTCTGACGCTGAGGTGAAAGATGCCGCTATGCGTTTATCCGACGAACTCGGCATCAGCCGCGAAAGCGCTACCGAAATGATGCAGGGTATTCAAGAAGAACGCGCAAAAAACTCTAGCGGTCTCGGACTAGGTTACTTTGTTGGCGATAACTTGGAGTACTCCAAAGACAAGCAGCAAAAACACAGTCAGCAGGCAAAAGAGATTGTTGGCGCAGCTGTAGGCGACAAAAAATCGATGTCGTCTGCCGAAGTAAATGACGCCGTAAAGAAAATGTCGGCGGCGTCGAAAATCTCTGAAGAAGAAGCGCGTGCTTTCATAACGGGCGAAATAAGCGCGCGAAAAATTGACACGCCAGACAGCAAATCTAGCAAAGCCAGCAAGCCGACAGACACGTCTTCTGCGGACAAACCGAAACCAGACCAAATAGCAGAAAAGCCAAAACCGGCAGGGGTGGACGCGACGAGAACGGCCGCTGCAGCAGTAAAAGCTGTTTATGAAAAAGAAGGCGTGAAGGCTGCGACCGGCGTCGCGTACGAACAACCCAGTAAAGAAGACGCAACTCGATTTGCGGAGGGCGTTTCACACTCACGCGCCGCAAGCATAAGTGCCGGCCGCGACGGGGCCGATCCGACAATTGCATATACACGTCCGGCGGTGAGCGACGGGGTCGACCCGGCCGCCCGAGCGGCGGGCCGCGCCAATGTCGCTTCGACAACTGAATATACACGTCCAATGCTCGATGGTCCCAGTGTGGCACTTGCGGAAGAAATACGGTCCTCGTCAAGAATAGGCTCCGGGCGAGAATCAACACCAACCAGCGGACGCGCCACAGAAGATGTCGCCCGGATTGGTGGTGGTTTGCAGGGCAGCCCGGCGGGCTTAGGCGGCATTGAACAAATAGTCCGCCAGCTGACCGTACAACCGGCTGCAACCGGCGGCGCTGCTGGCGGCAATCAAGAAGTGCGGCTAACCGGTACGCTGTCGTTAAACGGGCTGCAAGAAGCAATGCTGGCCGCAACAAGCAGCCGCAGCGTGCATATAGACGGCGGCGCGCCTATTGTGAAAGACCCCGCGCCGATGATGTCTGCTCCGGGCGGCTCCAAAAACGCATAGGTGAATTATGGCCTCAGTATTTACTCCCTGCTCCGGTGTTGTCGGCGTGGTCCGCGAGGGCTGCAGCGAGACAGACAATTTTTTCATCTCTGTATCCGGGGGAAGCGGGGACTTAGTCGACAGCGCTATTGTGACAAACATGTCGCTAGAGCTGAGCGGCAACTATCAGTTTCTGCATACGCTTAATGATTTTATTTACGCCTACTCGTTCGGCGACCGAATCGGCACGTTGCAAATAGGCGGCGTTGGTTTCGCCAAACCGTGCTCTGGCGGCAAAGGCGGGTTGGTAAAAGCCTATGAGTGGTACAAATCGAACCGAATTAGCCGGGCAACAAGCATTTTGACAATAGTGTTGCGCGACAGCGAGTCTACCGGAACGTTTTTAGGGTTTTTGACAGGCATGAAGTTAGACGTCACGAACGAGAGCGAAACCGGCGCTATGGGTCACTGGTCGATGCGCTTTGAAATACTCCCGGAGAACTGAGATGATTAATCACGCGAGAACATTGCTGCTTAATCAGCATCCAGATTCTGTGGGTGTAGATGACGTAGGCTACGAATACATACCGCCGGGGTTTAAGCCGCAAAAACTTCCAACCGCGCTAGACACTGTCCACAAGATTTTGTTCGGCAGCAGACCTGACAATTACTTTTTGAATTTTCGCGCGTATGAGCTGCTAAGTTACATCCACCAGACCGAGCTCGATACGTTCTTACGCGCGCTCGATCCGCGAATTACGTATTGGCGAAAAACAGCTACTGATTTCTACGGTCCGGCTAAAAAAGTATTTGTCGAGCAAATCGTCGGCGCCCCCGCCCGGCTGAGCATTGCCGGTACTGCGTTTGCCAGCGACGCGATTGGCAGGAGCGAGTACACATACACAGCAGTATTCGGGAAAAAAGCTGTCGGGTCGCCGAATGAAAAAACAATACTCGTCGCAAAGCCGGATACGAGCGAGCTATCGTCGAAGGACGTGTCTGGTATTACGCCGGTTTTAACGCTTCCGAACACGCAGCTAAACGCCCGCGTAGACTCGGCGACCGTGTACGAGCGGCTAATTACCGAGATCGGCGATATTTTTGTAGTAGAGAATTACTCGGCAGCCACCAACGGCGAACTTCTTTTAGAGCGTCCCGCCGGCATGAACATCTTGTCCATGCTCTCGGCTGATGACTTAATAGATACGGTTACCGCAGCGTGGCGTGTCAATGTTTTAACGAATCCGACTTCAGCGCTTATAACCACACTCCCCAACTTAGAGTTTTTGGGCGAGCCGCTTTACTTGGAGTTATTTGGCGTCAAACCAGCAGAACCGTACGCGACGTTTTTGAATCTGTGGGAGACACATCCACTGCCGGCCTATAAACTAAGCGGAATCGTTTTAGCGCTGATTTATCGCTTAAATGAACTGTCGAGGAAATAATGTCAGCCGACAACTTCGTATACTCCAAGTTTAAAGTTAAAGTAGATATTGAAGGCACCGTCTTTGAAGACGAGGTTGTCGCGGTTTCGGCTACCTATGGATTAAACGACATTCCAACGGCTACGGCTGTAATTGCTTGCGGCATAAATATGCGCACGATGCAGCCCTCAAAAATCCACGGCGCGCTCAACACGTTACTGCCGCGCATGAAGGCGACCATCGACGTCACAATCGAGACACCGTTTGGAAGAACTTGGAAATCACCCTCGGGCACGCACCGAGTTTTTGAAGGTTACTATGTCGGTATAGGAATTCAACGTTCAGACACAAACGCAAATTACATTCTGCATTTCGTGCACTGGCTTGATGACTTGAACTGCGGCTCTATCCTAAACGGCAACTGGTATCCGGGCACACCGGCTGATATGGCGCAAACAGCACTGTATGGCTCGCTCGCGAGTATGCCCGGTTCAAACTTGGGGGCGCCTGTTCCTTTTGCGGACCCGTATCTGAATTTGATAACCAAACCAAACATGGAGAACGACTTATGGGGCAGCGTTTTAAAACCAGTGCTGCTGGGCCTCTCCAACCGAAAGAACCCCATAACGCAAGGAACGTGCCTCGGTAGTGATAACAACAATAAAATTGTGGAGGACGGTTTAAATAAAATACCAGACGGCGCGCCGACAGCGCTTCCGCTTTCAATGGACCTGCCCAACGTCGACGGGCCGCTGCTCAGTGTAAATGCGCAAACTGGCATCTCAAAAATGCTGACAAATGGGTTAGCGTATAACACTATTTGGAGCAAACTGGTCGGCGAACTGGCGGCGAGCTTCTTGTTTGCGATATCACCCGGAACAACATTTGCAACAGTCATACCGTTTTTTGGCGGATTGCGCATTTCAGCTGACGGCACAGCTTGGCGCACGATCAGACTAAACGATTACAATTACGCAAATTTTAATTCAAGTCAGCGGCAGCTACTTGAGTCAATCAGCGTGTTTTATCCATTTGTCAGTAACTCCAATCTCGGCGGCGGGCGAGAAGCCGCGGCGCCGTCGATATCCCAGTGCCCGCCAGTAGCAAAATATCCCACAATCCCGACTAGCCGTAAGGGCGTGATAATGGTTCGTGAGCTGCCGACATGGCTACACAATTGCACGTCGGTTGGCGGTTATGCGCACGAAGCCTTGTACCCAGAAGTTGATACACATTCGCCCGGTCAGGGGTCGTCAACGCCAACCGGCAGTGTGACAATCCGTCCGCCGCTTACAATTGAACGTGAAAAAGGCGTCGCTTCACGTTATTGCGAGCATTGGTATAAAACAGAAATTCTAAACCAGCGATACGGCGAATTGTCGGGCAAGTTACGATTTGATATCGCGCCCGGCAGCATGGTTGCCATAGAGGTGCCCCCGCCGCCACCGCCAGTAAATCCTTTGTCAAACGGCGGCGAGCCGAATCACATGTACGCAAGCGTCACAAAGGTGTCTTTTGTAATAAACGCGGAACAACATTCTGCCGGAACTTCGCTCGTGCTAACCAACTTACGCAGCGAGGCAGAGAACAATGACGCGCAGCTAACTAACGAAAAACCGCCGCTGTACCAAACACCGTGGTATGGCGGCCCACTAACAAAAGAAGCGACCGGAGATAATATCTTGCGATGAGCGCAAACCAAAACTACAAACCGTCTGGGTCTATACTTGGCGATGTTGCGCCGCCTTTTTCAAAAAACGAAGCGGCTGAAAACGATTTCAACACGCAGTTTAGTTCGTGGTTGGCTAATCCTACGCCAGAAAGCAATGATCAAATACTTACCTCCGTGCAACCTACAATCGACACTGCGTTGTCGAGTTATGTCGGGCGCACAACGAGCCCAACCATGCGCTCGAAGGCGCGCCTGATGGCGCTGAACGCGCTAAAAACCTACGATCCGCAACGCGGCAACGTACGCACACACTTGCTGTCGCAAATGCAGGGTCTTCGTCGGCTAAACGCAAAAGAACAAAACATTATCAGTATCCCAGAGCAAGTTGGACTTGATTTCCAAAAGCTTGATTCTGCGGAAAACGAGTTACGCGACAAGTTTAATCGGGACCCGTCTGACGACGAGGTCGCAGATTACACGGGCTTGTCTGTTAAACGCATTCGTAAAATTAGGGGTTTCCATCAGCCGCTTTCAGAGGGCATGACAGCCGCAGTAGCCGATAGCGAGAATTCACCCGCAGAAGTAGCCAGCACCTTACCGGGCGCGACCTCGTCAGCAGATGCTTGGTTAGGTTTTGTGTACGACGACCTAAGCCCGACCGACAAGCTAATCATGGACATGACATTGGGTCGCAACGGCCGACGTCGGGCGTCTACGCAAGATATCGCTAAACGCTTGAACATTACTCCCGGGGCGGTCAGTCAGCGGGCGGCAAAAATTCAAGTGATGCTCGACAAACGATACGATCACAACTTTTAAAGGTGCAGTATGGGTCACGGGACAAAAAAGGGCGTGGTTGACGGGCAGTTTATAAAGCGCGTCAGCGACCTAGAAAAAAAAGCCGACAAAGCGAAAACACATTTTCGTGACCACGGCGGTTATCGCGAGTGGTGGACTCCCGACGGAGTTGTTGACCCGCTAGACGTGCCTTCGTTGCACGAACCGAACTGGCAGCGCAACAACATCAATCAAATATACTCTGACAGCATACTAACTAACAGCGATCAAGCCGCGGGCACCACCGGCGACCTTTTCGCGATGAAGTGGCAGGCCGACTTTATGGCCGTCGAGGAGCGGGCTTTCAGAACACGCCACGCCAGTTTTGTCCGCTGCGCGTCACTTGCGCACGGAAGATTAGACGGGCACAGCATTCCGGTAAAAGGCGTTTTTGGCCATTTGAAATCGACTATCGACAAGGCGCTGGAAGAAGGCGCAAAAACAGGGTAATACGTTATGGCA